TCTTGGTACCACTGATTTTACTTTGATAGGTGCATCATCAAATACTCCCGGAGTAACTTTCACTGCAACAGGAGCAGGATCTGGAACAGGAACAGTTACACAATATTTTAGATCAAACTTTGCAGTGCCTACCGGAACTGCATTAAATGCCGTCATTGAAGGTCAGTACTATTGGGGCAACATATCCAACGGAGCAGCCAGCAGCTTGCCAAATTACATAATGCAAACAGCCAGCAGCACACAACAAACAGGCGTTAACATCGTAAGCCCGCTTGAACCACAAAATATTTTGGTTTCTAACATGCGTATGATTACTGACCAATCCATGAATGGATTACTAATGGAACGTGCGCATGATTGTGCATTTACCAATGTGACTATTCAAGGTCCGTTGACCACAAGCACATTAACTTCGTCTACTGATAACAGCACAGCAGTGAACTGGGCCAGTACCAGTGCATTGGTTAACAATCATATCAATTTTGATAATTGCAGTTTTGCAGGATTCACATACGGTACCAATACCGCCCAACAAATTGAAGGTATTACAATAAGCAATTGTAAGTTTAATACCTTGTATCAGGGCGTGTATCTGGGCGGTCTAACACCAGTTAACGGCGGCCCAACAGGTGTGAGATTGATCAGCAACATGTTTGACAACATCTATGTTGAAGGTGTTGTAATTGATGGTGTGAGCTTGAACACCACCACCAACAATGTGTTCTATGATGTGGGCAATCACTTCAATGGCGCCGCATTGGCCGCAAGCGCAATCATTGACATTGATACCGACAACAACGTGTGCCTAGGCGACATGTTTGAAAGAACCACAGCACAATCGGCTACCTATCCTAGAATTAAATTGAACAACACTGCCAGTATTGCCATGGAAAATGGTTATCGCTTGCAACAAGGCACATACAAACGTGAGTCAGGTGTTTCGTTTACTTTGGTAAACAACGTGTCAACGGCTGCTGTAATAACCACATTTGATGCTGTCACAGTTGCCGCGGTGCAAATCAACTATACCATAGTTCGTGACACCACTGTTAGAACTGGTGTGTATACCATTGTGCGTGGTACAGATGCATCAGGCACCGACCTACAAGGCAGTGATACCGGAGTGCAAAATTCTTCACCAGGCGTGACATTTTCTGTTACAGAAAGTTCCAGTGTTGTGTCCTGGAAATATGTTACAACCAATACAGTCACCGGTACCTTAAGCTATTCAGTCACCTATCTAGCCTAATGTGGGCCCGCACCTTTGATGCCAGATTGGCCAGTTGGAATCAACTGCGTGTGGCAGTTGCTGCCATGCCTGCAGACCAATGTTTACACGCTATAAATGCCTGGTGGTTTGACACCCCTTGGCGTGCTTACCATTTGCACTGGGATGATCAACCCAGTTGGCCTGATCCTTGGCAATTGTTAGATGACAATTTATTCTGTGGACTTGCAAGAGGGCTGGGAATGTTGTATACTATAGCTCTGCTGGATCGTGCAGACATGCAAGATGCTGAATTAATAGACACAGGCAGTGACAATTTAGTCCTAGTGGAACAAAAGAAATATATACTGAATTGGGACAGAGATCAGCTGTTAAATATCAATCTAACGCCGGTTAATCCTCGGCACCGGCTCAGTCAAGAACAAATAAAAACACAAATAAAGTAGCGAAAAATGAAAAATATAACAGTTGTCAAACGCAGTGGACAGCGCGAGTCATTAGCATTGGAAAAATGGCAAACTCAAATTGCCAAAGTGTGTGCAGGCATAGCAGACGTAAGTCAGAGCATGATAGAGATACGCACACAGCTACATTTTTACGATGGAATTACCACCAAAGAAATTGATGGCATAACATTAAGAGCCATTGTGGACTTGATTGATGTGGAACAAAATCCTGATGTTGGACACACCAACTATCAGCATGTGGCAGGTAAACAACGACTGTCAATGTTGCGCAAAGACGTATACGGTTCATACGATCCTCCCCACCTGTATGATATTGTGAAAACAAATGTGGCTACAGGTTTGTACACTCCTGAACTGTTGGAATGGTATTCAGAGGACGACTGGAACCGCATGCAAGGCATGATTGACCATGCCAAGGATGAACAGTATTCCTATGCTGCCATTGAGCAGTTGATTGAAAAGTATCTTGTTAAAAATCGTTCAACAGGAAAAACATATGAAACTCCGCAAGTTAGATACATGGTTGCCGCAGCCACAGTGTTCCATAAGGAAGAGCCTAACACAGCTAGGATGCGTTATATCAAAGAATATTACAATGCGGCCAGTGATGGTCTTTTTACTTTGGCTACTCCTGTGTTGGCTGGGTTGGGGACTCCTACTAAACAATTTTCAAGTTGCGTTCTCATTCGCAGTGATGACGATCTTGATAGTATATTCGCTTCGGGCGAAATGATGGCCAAGTATGCCAGCAAACGTGCTGGTATTGGCCTGGAGATTGGACGACTGCGTCCACTAGGCTCGCCCATCCGTGGTGGCGAAATCATGCACACAGGTATGATTCCGTTCCTAAAGAAGTGGTTTGGTGATCTGCGCTCATGTTCACAAGGAGGTATCCGTAATGCAAGTGCCACTGTTTTTTATCCCATCTGGCATCTTCAATTCGATGATCTTATTGTGCTCAAGAACAATCAAGGAACCGAAGAAACCCGTGTCCGACACATGGACTATGGGGTGGTGCTTAGTGCTTTTTTCTGGCGTAGATTTAAACACAAACAAAACATCACGTTCTTTGACCCTAACCAAGTACCGGAACTATACGAGGCATTCTACTCCAACACTGCACTTTTTGAAGATCTGTATGTCAAATATGAAGCTAGATCTGACCTCCGGAAGAAAGTTATGTCTGCTGAAGAAGTATTCAAATCAGGCATACTCAAGGAACGAACAGACACTGGTCGTATCTATCTAGTGTTTATTGACAACGTGATGAACCAGGGACCATTTGATCCTGAGTATCACACCATTTACCAGAGTAACCTTTGCTGTGAAATTCTTCTTCCTACTAAACCCTTTAAACGTCTGGATGACAGCGATGGTCGTATTGCACTATGCACCTTGGGCTCAATCAATTGGGGTGCATTCCGTAATCCAGAAGACATGCGCCGTGCTTGCCGTATATTGCAGCGTAGCCTGTGCAACATTCTTGACTATCAAGACTTTCTCTCCATCCAGTCTAAACTTTCAAATGATGAGATCCAGCCCCTGGGTATTGGAATCACCAACCTTGCCTACTGGCATGCCAAGCGCAGCCTCCAATACGGTGAATCAGACGCCTTGGCTGAAGTCAAGACGTGGATCGAACACCAAGCCTACTACTTGACCGAAGCCACTGTTGAGCTGGCCAAGGAGCGTGGTCCTTGCAAAGATTCTCACCGTACCTGGTATGGTAAAGGCATATTTCCATGGGAACGAAGAGCTGCTGGGGTTAATGAACTTGCGAATTTTGCACCAGAACTAGACTGGGAACCCCTGCGTGAACTCATGAAAACTCACGGAGTACGTAATGCCACATTAATGGCAGTGGCTCCTGTTGAATCAAGTTCTGTAGTGATCAACTCAACCAATGGCATTGAGATGCCCATGAGCCTAATCACTGTGAAAGAATCCAAAGCCGGCAGTCTCACGCAAGTAGTGCCTGAATATCACCGGTTGAAGAACCGGTATCAATTGATGTGGGCACAAAAAGACTGCATTGGCTATTTGAAGACCGCGTGTGTGTTGGCTGCTTATATTGATCAGTCAATTTCTACCAACACATTCTACAATCCAGCGCACTGGCCTGATCGCAAGGTGCCTACCACACTGATTGCTCGCAACCTAATGCAAGCACATCATTGGGGACTCAAGACATTCTACTACAGCCTTATCAACAAAGCCGGCAGTAAAATGATCAAAGAAGATGCACCTGCAGCCATGCCGGAGATTGATTTTGATCTTGAAGAAGACTGTGAAAGTTGTAAACTTTGAACAGTATAGAAAAAATCTGGGCACGAGCCACAGGCCACTTAATGGGGCACACAGATGACGACCGTCCTGATGTGCCCATTTTAACTTTGAAGGAAGCTCGATTGGCCTTGTTCTTCAAGACCTTTTGGGTTATAATACACGTTGTGACCTGTGGGTTTATCATAGCAAACACAATAAGACACTGGAACAATTAACATGTTAGAAACCTGTTGTGATATATTGGTAGATGCGTACAAACGCAATTGGATAACCAGCAGAGATGGCAACATTTCTATTCGTCACCACGATCGTGATCATTTTTATATCACACCGTCGGGTGTGCGCAAGCAAACACTACAGCCAGATCAGTTTAAAAAGATTGGATTGATTGACAGCATCAGTGCTACTCCACCTTTTCTAACTAGATCCTGGCAAGAAGAACACTACACTGACATTAGTGCCAATCTCAAGCCCAGCGGAGAACTACCATTGCACTTTGGTCTACAAAAAGAAATGGGGCAGCACTCAAACGAGGTTAGAGTTGTTGTTCATGTACATCCAACCTATTGCATTGCAGCCATGCATGCTGGCATTGATCTAAGTACTATTAGCGATGCGTTTCCAGAACTCAATCGCTACACTCGGGTAGCACCCAATGTAGGTGATGTGAAACCAATCAGCCAAGAGCTTGCTGATCAGTGTCATCGTCAACTGAAGTTGGATGACCGTGGTAATATTGCCTACGACATAGTGGGCATCAAAGGGCACGGAGTGGTAGCAATTGATGTCACACCATGGCGTGCTTATGAACATATTGAAAGATTAGAACATATTTGCAAAATAGTTCTTGCATCAGGAAAAATCTAATAGGATATCGGTCATGAACAAAAAAGATTTTCCTGCTTGGCACAATGGTAAATTTTGCCAAGTTGGCGATTTAAAAATCAATGTTCAAGATTTTGGACTGCTACGTTCTTACGGCGTTTATGATGTAATCAGTATTAAAAATAATCGAGCCTTAGCAATTGATCAACATATCAATCGTTTTTTACAAGGTTGCAAATATTACTACATCAATGTAAAACACACAGCTGATGAACTCGTTGGCATTATAAAAGAAATCAACACTCATGCCACACAAGATATTCATGTGTGGATAATTGCCACTCGAGGAGAACCTTCGTCATATGACATACGTGATGTTATAAAAACACAACCTCATTTAATGATAGGAACAGGGCCGTATGAATCAGTCAAACCAGACCGAGACATGAAGTTATGCATTGCTAGAAAAGTTCGCCGCATTCCAGATACATCAATCAATCAGTCTTACAAAAATTTTGCTAGACAAGATTTTACTATGGCACAGCTTGAATCGACCATGCGTGGATTTGACAATCCTATTTTGTTGGATCACAATGACCTGCTTACCGAAGGACCACAGTTTAGTGTAGCAATTATAAAAGATGGATGTGTGTTGTCTCCTGCTAGTAATCGACTGTCAGGAATCACTATGAAGATGATAAACACATTATGTCAAGAGCATGGCATAGATTTTCAATACTGCGATATCAACGAAGAATTATTGAACATAGCAGATGACGCTTTTGCAACTACGGCTGCCGGTGGTGTAATATCTATTGCATCAATTGATAACAAACATTTTTTGGAAACTGCACTACAACAGCAACTAAGAAACTTGTACCAACAGGCATGGGAACAAGACAAATACTCTATAAGGATATAAAATGAGCCAAGCACAATACAATCTCTCCACCAAAACAGACTATCTACATCGCAAGATGTTTTTGGATCCTGCTGGTCCTGTGACCATTCAGCGTTTTGAGGAAGTAAAATACAACAAGCTGGTCAAGTACGAACAAGAGGCTCGCGGATTCTTCTGGGTACCAGAAGAAATTTCATTGACCAAAGATGCCAATGACTTCAAAGAAGCATCAGACACAGTCAAGCACATCTTTACATCCAACCTGTTGCGTCAAACAGCATTGGATAGTTTACAAGGCCGCGGTCCAGCGCAAGTGTTTACTCCTGTTGTGGGCATACCTGAGCTGGAAGCGTTAATGTACAACTGGAGTTTCTTTGAAACCAACATTCATTCGCGCAGTTACAGCCATATCATTCGCAACATCTACAATGTGCCCAAGGATGTGTTTAACACCATCCACGATACCAAAGAGATAGTGGACATGGCTTCTAGTGTGGGCCGGTATTACGATCACTTGCACATGGTCAATTGCGAAAAGGAACTGGAAGTTCCTGTTAAAGAGTATGCTCATGTCAAAGCCATTTGGATGGCACTCAATGCCAGTTATGCATTGGAAGCATTCCGCTTCATGGTATCATTTGCCACCAGCTTGGCCATGGTGGAGAACAAGATCTTTATCGGCAACGGCAATATCATTCAGTTGATCCTGCAAGACGAAATTCTGCACAAAGAATGGACGGGGTGGATTATCAATCAAGTGGTGAAAGAAGATTCTCGCTTTGCTCAAGCCAAGGCTGAATGCGAAGCTGAAGTGTATCAACTGTATTTGGATGTGATCCGTGAAGAAAAAGAATGGGCCGACTACTTGTTCAATAAAGGACCAGTGATTGGTCTCAACGCACAGATCCTAAAAGACTTTGTGGACTACACAGCCGCAAACGCACTCAAAGAAATTGGCATCAAGTATCAAGAGCCAGCACCGCGAAGTACACCCATACCGTGGTTCAACAAGCACGTGGACACCAGCAAGAAACAGACTGCCCTGCAGGAAAACGAATCAACCAACTATGTGATTGGTGTGATGAGTGATGCCATTGACTACGACGAACTGCCTAACTTATGATAGATGAGTGGTATTATAAACGAGCCGAATGGAAAGAAACATTTGCATTGATACCTCGCCGTTGCGATCTCAGTGGTAGATGGATATGGGGTCGGCATGTTCGTGGCACTAGGTTTATCACAGGCCCCGGAGATACAATAGAGATTAGTATCTGGAATCATCGTCACGAACACACACTTTATAGACTAAAAGGAAAAATAAAATGAAAGCAATTGTATGGTCAAAAGACCAGTGCCCTTACTGCGACCAAGCCAAAGCGTTGTTAAAATCACGCAACATTGAGTTTGAAGAACGCAATATTCAGCATGAATGGACAAGAGAGCAACTATTAGAAGCAGTACCAACGGCTCGCTCAGTGCCACAGATCTTCTTGGACGATCAACTGATAGGCGGGTTTACCGAACTCAGAACAAAACTAACAGAAAGTAAATAATGGAAACAGGAAAAGTATACACATTCAAAATGAACTCAGGCGAGGAAATGATTGCCAAAGTTACAGAAGTCGGCGAAGGCTATGCCATGCTACAAGACCCTGTAAGTGTGGCTCCTGGTCCGCAAGGCATGGGACTGGTACCAAGTATGTTTACCGCAGATCCTGACAAAAACTCCCGGCTAAATATGAATTGTGTTGCTATCTCTGCGCTAACAGACGAATCAGTTCGTATGAAGTACATTGAAGCAACCACAGGCATTAAGGTGCCAGAAAAACGAATCTTAGTGGGATAACATGCCAGCAGTACAACGAGTAGGTGATGCAGACGGCGCAGGGGGTGTGGCCAGTGGTGGTGTTGGTTCAGTACGAGTCAACGGTCGCCCAGTGATTGTAGATGGCAACTCTGTAAGCGCTCATCCCTGTTGCGGACAAAAGGGTTGTCCACCTATTCATTGCAGTGCCGTCACAGCTGGTGGGTCCGGCACAGTTAGAGCTGGTGGCATTCCTGTAGTTTATACAGGCGCCGGCGACACCTGTGGTCATGCTCGAGCTGGCGGTTCAGGTGATGTGAGGGTGGCAGCATAATGGCACAAGGTATTTTAACCCCGTTGCAGTTGACAGCGGCATCTGCTTTATTAAACAATACTGGCATCAAACCACTGCCCGCAGCATTGACCACTGCAATCGCATCATTCAATGCTGGATCACCAATCCCAAATTTTCTTACTGCTGTGGCTAACTACAGTGCCGCATTATTTGCCAATGCAACAACACTATCATCATTGCTAACCATTGGCAACACAACCATTCCTGCATTGGGCGATAGTATTCCTGCTGCCTTTACCAATCTTACCTCTGTTTCTACTGTGCCTGCAGGGTTTTCAGGATTGATTCAACAGACTGGAAACAATTATCTTGGTAACGGCGATGTTGGTCGATTCTCACAAGGCTTTATGGCAGTGCAAGGTTACATCAACACTACCAATCAGTATATTAACTCTGCTGTAAATGCTCAGACCTATCTTGGTCCCACATTCACTAACATGAATAATTTAACAACCAACAGCGTCAATGATGTGAATCCAGATTTTGGAAACTTTGCTACAGACTTGACCAATCAAGGTAATTTAACCAACTTGAATGATCTTAGATCATATGGCACACCTGCTGGTTTATTGCGTCAGTTGGCTGCCGAAGGCAATATGGTAGGCGGTGTATTTGGACCTGTGCAAACGCCATTGTTAGCTGCTGGATTAACGTCTGGAGAAATACAAACTTTGTTGACAGGTCAAAGCACAGTGTCAGAAAACGAATATCTTCGTTTGCAACGTTTGGCCTACCAAGGCATGACCAATGTGGCTGGTACTGACCTACAACAAGTGTTGAGTATTTTGGGAGTGACCACACCAAATCTTACCAGTATGGCTGATTTGTTGGATCAGGCCATGATATTTCCCAACAGTTATACCACATTGCAAACACCCAGTCCTGAAGGACCAGTTTTGATATACGGTCCTGATAGTAGTGTAAACATAAGTTTGGCCGACAATGTGTCGGCATATCTGGCGGCACCAAATGGCTGTGAGGATTTAGGCAAAGTAATACCACCTGCACAAGCAGTAAGTAATAAAGCAGTGCAGGTGGCTTTTGAGCAAGTGACCAACATCACCAATACAACACTGCCTGCCTTGGCTGCAACAGTCAATACCCTGCCAAGAACTCCGTGGAACATCAACAAAACTTATTTGGCCAACAATCTAGTGGCCAATGCTCCGGCAGTAAATGGCCTGGCACAGTTGAATCCTGACACGGTTTTTTATCGTGCTCAGCAAGACGTGCCAGTTGGCACCAGCATCAATGATACTGATTATTGGTTACCTACAACTGCGGGATGCGGATTAAGTACCATGTCTGGGCTGCCACTGATACAAGCACAAACAACTGCTATCGATTCTTCGGTGGCTTCGTATTTTTCTAGTAACATAGCAACCGGTTCAGGACCTGACGGAACTATTACCACTTGTGATGTTATTGGCACTGCAATTGATTCCAGCAACATTACTGCACAACTTGCTATAGCAACATCTGCTATGGCAAATATTAGAACTTTGGTTGCTAATGCTACAGCCAATGTTACCAATATAAATTCAGCTTATGCGGCTATTGCTGTTGCAACCAGTGGTACTGATGTGGTAGCCAACATTGCCAAAGCAAATGGAAACATTGCCAATATTTACGCCAATGCCAATGTTCAAGTGGCGTCTAATGTAACAATCCTTAATAATGCATGGTCCGCTATAGCCAATGTGTTAAGCACAGAAAAAACTTATCAAACATCTGCTGGCATTGATTATTTTAACTTGCAAGCTGGTGAACGGGTCAGCACAATGAGCTTTGTGCAACAACTGCCCATCTATGGCACTCAAACCAGTTCGTGTGGTCCTGCATATTTTATTGAGCAAATTGCCAACACTAGCATCATTGGCGGTCAGGCCATTGTGGGTGCCTTGCGTGAAGGCAAAAACAATCAGTGCCTGGGAGAGGCAGGATTGATTGTCAACACCACTCCTGGTGCAACCTTAGCAGTGACCCCTGTGCCTGCTGTGACTCCTGTATACTAAAGTATACATTTTTATTGGTTGACCAATAAACACATTGCCGCTATAATTAGGGCATGTGGACCAAAATGCAACGCCAAATACAGAAGTACTACTATCGTACTAATTTTACGGTGGTAGAACTCCTAGTGATTGTAGGGTTATTATTTTGGTTGACCAGAAAAGCCGTTTTTGCTATAATTTAGGCATAGTAAGCAACAAAGGAGCCCCAAATGACCCAGATGTCCAAGATCCAGCAAGTTAATTCTGCTATCATGTTTGGTGAGTTTTCAAACACTGAACTTGACAGCATTATCAGTGCAGTGCAATTTGCCAAGGCCAGTCTGCGTAAACACAATATCCGTCAGTTTGCAAAAGGTGACACTGTGAAGTTCCATAGCACCAAACGTGGCATGACCATGTCAGGCACTGTAAGCAAGATTGCCATCAAGTATGTGACAGTGAGCACCCCACAAGGCTTGTGGCGTGTGCCTGCTAACATGTTGGAGGCAGCATGAACTTCCGCGCCTGGTGTCGTGAAATGTGGTACGAACATGTGGAAGAATCTCGTGTGTGGGAAGGGTTCGAGCCTACTGGCACACAGCAAGAATATTTCAACAAATACAAATATTGGCTCAAACGCGAATATCGTCATCAACAAGGAGAGAAAAATGGGTCTTGATATGTATGCCTATGTGGCCACCCGCGAAGGTCAGCAACGCGACTACTATGACGGCGCTGAGTGGAATGAAACTTCCAGAGAGTTTGTGAATACAAAAGTTAATAAGCCGCGTGAAATTGCCTACTGGCGCAAGCATCCTAACCTGCATGGTTGGATGGAACGGCTGGCAGAACAAAAAAAATTAAGCTATGACAGCTTCAACGGCATTGAAATGGAACTCGCTCCTGAGGACTTGGATGAACTTGAACGAGCAGTCACACACCGTCAACTGCCGCCTACATCAGGTTTCTTCTTTGGTAGTGAAGCAGATCAACTCTATTACGATCGGGACTTGGCGTTCGTCAAAGCCGCTAGAACAGAAATGTTCATGGGCTTGAAAGTGTTTTATAACTCATCCTGGTAAGGCGTTAAGTATATGAATGAAACTGATTACAGCCACTCAAGGTTTGATGCCATAATGGCCGCAGGTTGGATACGCGATCTCGAAAGTTCAGACAGTCGCATTCACAAAGAAAAAGTGATTGAAAAAGCCCTGATGGCCGCAAAACTAGGCAGTGCCGATGCGCAGTGTTTTTTGTTCAATTGCTATCAAGCCTACAATCCGTTCTATGTGTTTGGCATCCGCCAGGTACCTGAGACTGAGGGCTTAACTGGGCGTGACAATCCTTGGACACAATTCTGGGCTATGCTAGAAGCCCTGCGCACTAGATCGATCACAGGCAATCGTGCTAGAGAAACAGTTGAGCGAATGAGTCAGCAGTTTGACTCTGAAGAGTGGAACATGTTGGCTCGCCGTGTGTTGATCAAAGATCTGCGATGTGGTGTCTCTGAAAAGACTATCAACAAGGTTGTGGGCCGAACTGAATACCGGATTCCCGTATTTTCATGTCAGTTAGCACAGGACTCAACAGATCATCCCAAGAAAATGAAAGGCATCAAGCGTCTAGAGTGCAAGTTAGACGGAGTGCGTGTGTTGGCAGTGGTTAGTGGCGCCACAGTCACACTATACAGCCGCAATGGTAAAGAGTTTGAGAACTTTCCGCAGGTTGCCGACGCTATCGAAGATGCTCGCAAGCACTTTCAACACGGTCGTGGCACCGGTGGACATTATGTGTTGGATGGTGAGATTGTGGGTGAAAGTTTCCAACAACTCATGCGCCAAGCACATCGCAAATCAAATGCCGAAACCACAGGCATGGTATATCACATTTTTGATATCATCCCACTTGATGCCTTCAAAGAAGGGCATTGGAATGTACAGCAGTACAAGAGACTGGAATGGTTAGAAGCGGCTCGTGCTGGCTTGGAAGAAACTGCATGTCTGCGCATCATGCCCGGATTGGATGTGGATCTGGACACAGCCGAAGGGCATGATATCATGCAACGCTATGCTGAAGCTGCCGTAGAAGGTGGCTTCGAAGGCATCATGATCAAGAGCCTGGACGCACCTTATCAGTGCAAGCGGTCGGACTCGTGGATGAAATGGAAACCTACCATTAGTGTTGATTTGAACATTGTGGGCTTTGAAGAAGGAACTGGTAGGAACAAAAACCGCTTGGGTGCTATAATATGTGAAGGAGATGACAATGACCGTAGAATTTGCGTTAATGTTGGCAGTGGCTTTAGTGATACTCTTCGTGATGAGTATTGGGCCAGTAGGGATCAGTTGCTTGGTCACTTGGTTGAAGTCCAAGCAGACGCAGTCACCCAAAATCAAGACGGAACCTACAGTCTCCGATTCCCCCGGTTCTTGAGATTCCGTGACTTTGAAGCAGGTGATAAAGTATGAAAATTGGACTGAGCTATAGTCGTTGTGTTCGAGACATTGTGCAAGGTCGCGTGGACATAAATGATGTGCTGGTGGTGATCTCCCGCACAGATTTTGACCCGAATGACGACAAGCAGTGGGCGGATATTTGGCTTGGTTATCGTTATGGATTAAATCCTGAGTGGTGGGATTGCAGGGATCAGGATGATGGTCACTATCGACTAGTTAGTATTGCACTTTGGGAAACTGGCCGGTTCCATCAACCACGCAAGTTTGGAGCTCGTCCTCGTCGCCACAGCTATCACTGGTTGGAAACAGTATTGTCCAGCGAAGAACTGGATGCCAATCCCACAGTAAAAGATGCTTGGAACAAATTCCAAATGGTTGCTGGGTTAACCAATGTCACACTAGATCAAACGTATTAATCAACTAGGAGATTCCCATGTGGAAACTTGTAATCCCTGCACTGGCAGTGGCTCTAACAGGATGTGGTGGAGGTGGAGGTGGAAGTGCCAACAATGGTATGCCGGTAACTTCTATACTTGTTGCTGCCGACTCAATATCAATACCCAGTGCGTTTGTGCCTAGTCTAGCTACCGGCAAGTTTGACAATACTGGCGATCAATATGTATTGGTTAGCGGATGGTTAGTCAACAGTTCGCCAACTCCTACTGTTAAAATTTATCGATTATCTGGTACCGGACCAAGACCACAATGGGCCACAGGTACAATCACAGATGCCACTGCCGATGTGTTAGGTAGCGAGTTTGGGTGGTCAGTTAACTACCCACAGATAGCCGACTTTAACCGCGATGGCATTGATGACATATTCTTTCCAGGATTTACCGACGGTGCTAACTTGTTGCAAAATAATCCATCAGTGGTGTTCCTAAGCAGAGCCGGGCAAAGCCATCAACGAGTAGATCTAGCTGGGTTGACTTGGAATCATGGAACCACTGTGCTAGACGCCAACCAAGATGGGTGGTTAGATGTGCTTAACAGCAATGGAGAGATGTGGATAAACAATCAAGCAGGTGGATTTACTTACAGGCCTAAGGACACATCGCGCACTATTAAGTATCCTCTTGCCGGTGCTGGAGTGTGTGCAGGCGACTTAGATGGGTCTGGTGCTGCTCAAGTGGTGCTAACTGATCAAACTGGACTTCAAGCCAGCCAACTAATCTACAAGTTGAATGCCAACATGGAGCCTATATACCAAGGGGCTTTGCCAGTGCCATATTTTGACAAAAACAACACTGATGCCACAGTGAATCGAAGTCATGATGTAAGCTGTCAAATTGTAGATGTTAATGGTGATGGGCGTAAGGATGTGGTGGTTGTAAGTTATCTTAATGATAATACAGTAACTAGATTAATTGGTGCTCAAAGCATGGTACAAATTTATTACAATCTTGGTGGCTATGTTTTTAGTGATGCAACAGATATCAGCATGTCCGGATACGATCAGGGTGCGTTAGCCAGTTACACACCCAAGGTCATGGACTTTAATGGTGACGGGCACCCAGACATTTGGTTGATGAATACCAATCGCACAGAAAGTGGTAACCAAGTTTGGCTGAATGACGGTACAGGCAAATTTAAACAAAGTCGTCGAGAATATTTTAATGATTTGGTGTTGCAACACTCAAAGTTAAACGGTGTAAATTCTAATACCTCCGGTATAATGATGCCTATTAACGTTAATGACAAATGGAATTTTATTATAGCCACATCATCGGATGTTTTAGATCTGCGTGTTGGTGGTAAAGTTTATGTGGCCTATGCTCGAACACAATGGAGTTTTTAATGAAAAAGATCTACTATGAAAAAAAGGGCCGCAGGTATGTGCCTGTGAGTGAATATGACAGTGAGTACTTGGACAGTTTCGGCAAGGGCACACACATTGTTATGTGCTACCCAGGTGGACAAAGCCGACGCTACAACATTGACCCTAACTATGCCGCAATGATTGCGGCAGGGCGACTGGCCGAAGATGGCATCTGTGAATCCATACGTAAAGCCAGTGAAATGCGGCCACAGCGTACTCCTCTCACTCCCGGACAAAAGAAAGCCTGGGAAAAATTGGCCAAAGAGTTTGGTGATGACTTGTGTCCGTTGACCTATGGCAGTGCTCGAGATCATGCAGAAGCAGGCATCAACACCATGATTGCAGAAGCAGATAAATTAATGAGTCACCCGGCTGTGCGTGATGCATACGAGCAGTTTCAAACAGTTTGCAATCTTGTCAAACAAAAACAAAACACTTGACAGCCACCTCAAGTGTTGTTATAATTACTGTGCATGATCAAAGAGATTGGGTAGTCTATGGTGGGGCGGGGTGAATCGATAACCTGGGCCTGCTTGAACCGTGGCAAGTGGACGTAAATCCTGTAGGTTGCGACAAGGACCTCGATCTTAGGATCAAAACCAGGCTGATACCCTGGGAGTATGCCGAGAGGATAAATCTGGAAAGGTTAGAAATGACTGTCAAAATTGAGGGCTCTGCGTTGAGTATCCCTGAGTCACTTGACTCGCTTAATGTAACGCCTTTGGTCATGCACCGTATTTGGTTTCGATTGCATACTGTTAAAGAATGGTATGCAATCATGAAAGAGGCTAGAGTGATGTTTGGAAAAAACTGGCGCACCCAAAGCAGAGTAAAACGCAGATTAGAACACACTACATTGTGGGGGATTTCGTTGCAACCAGTGCCTGTATGGTTTGAAGTGCCGGATCAGACCTTTGCCACATGGGTGGCAGTAAAGCATGCGGTGATTGCCATGCCTCCGCCTGGTAAATAATTTTTATGATATTTGGATTTGGTATTCTCGCCACCGCATTACTCTTAAGCGGCGTAGCAGCCTGGTACTCAGTAGCAGGCCTTACTGCTATATTCTCAGCGGCCACAATACCTGTGATCATCATGGGCGGTTCGCTAGAACTGGGCAAAATTGTTGCCACTGTATGGTTGCACAACAACTGGCGCCGTGCTGGTATTGTGTTCAAACTGTATTTGATACCGGCCATAGCATTCCTAATGATACTGACCAGCATGGGTATATTTGGCTATTTGTCAAAGGCACACTCAGATCAAAGCCTGGTGTCAGGCGATGTTACTAGCAAGATTGCAATATATGATGAAAAGATCAAAACCGAAAAAGAGAATATTGAAGCAAACCGTAAGGCGCTTAAACAAATGGATGAGGGAGTGGATCAAGTATTGGGCCGCTCAACAACAGAAACGGGTGCCGAAAAAGCTGTGGCTATGCGAAGAACCCAGCAGAAAGAGCGTGCTCGCCTTCAATCAGAAATATCACAGTCGCAAAAGTCTATCGCGGGACTTAACGATGAACGTGCGCCTATTGCCGCCGAGGTCCGAAAAGTGGAGGCAGAGGTTGGACCAATAAAATACATTGCGGCCTTGCTGTACGGAGACAATCCTGATGCCAATCTATTGGAACGTGCAGTGCGTTGGATGATCATAATGATTGTGTTGGTGTTTGATCCCTTGGCGCTTACACTTATTCTAGCGGCAAACAAACAGTTTGAATGGGCACGACAAGGTACAGGTGGGTTTGTGCATGATGAGCCCCAGTATGAACCTGACGACGGACCCGTTACTGATGACCAAATTGAACAGATTCAAGCCAGTTCTGAGCCACCTGAAGACAATCGTCCATGGAACGAACGCTATCCTTATCTTGCCCGGCCATTTGATCACTTTCAAAATCTCAAGCCCATGGTAGCACCAGATCCCGTCCGAGAAGATGAGGCCGCAATGGGTATTCAGCCTCCGGAAGAAATACCGGGCATAGAACTCCGTGCTTGGACTGAGGAAGAAATTGATGCACTCGATTCAGCTGATGAAACCGACAAAGAAGCCATGCGCCGTTGGAAAATGGAACATCCTGATGAAACTATCAAAGCACAAAGAGTTAAATTGACCCGAGGGCAAATTGATCAATTGCCCTGGACTGATCCCAAGTACACTCAAACCAGTTTTGGTAGAGAGTTTCCGGCAGCACCCAATCGAGGTGACACCTTTGTAAAAACTGATCGCATGCCTCCACAGTTGTACAAATTCAACGGAGACGAGTGGATTATTATTGACAAAAATTCTACAGATAACTATACTTACGACACAGCATACATTGATCACCTCATTGACAAGATCGCCACTGGTGAATATGATCCAGATTTGTTGAGTGACATTGAGAGAGAACAAGTATCAGAACGTCTAAAACCAACCAATACCAACGCATGAAACAAACCGAAAATTTAGATAATTGTAGTTTTTGTGGCAAGCACAAAGATGCAGTGGTCAAGTTAATAGTGGGCGAAGATGTTGCCATCTGTAACGAGTGTGTGGAACTTTGCCAAACTCTTCTAGTAGACGAACATATACTTACTCCTACAACGCAGACTATCAGTCTTGATCCTAGAGCTATCTTAAAACATCTTGATCAATATGTTATAGGACAAGGTCAAGCCAAAATGGTATTGAGCGTGGCAATTGCCAACCACTACAAACGCATAGGCAATCAAGACAAAAACACTGAAATTGAAAAAGTCAACATTCTCATGCTAGGTCCCACAGGATCTGGCAAAACATTGTTGGCTCGATCAGTAGCAAGATACTTGGATGTGCCGTTTGTGATTGCTGATGCTACATCACTGACTGAAGCAGGATATGTAGGTGATGACGTTGAAAGTTTAATTTCACGTCTGTATACTGCCTCGGGCAATGACATCGAAAAAACACAACGTGGTATTGTGTTTGTAGACGAGATTGACAAAATCAGTCGACGTTCAGAAAGCCAAAGCATCACAAGAGATGTATCGGGCGAAGGGGTGCAACAGGCCTTGCTCAAGTTAGTAGAAGGCACCAAATGCAGAATCACACCCACAGGAGGTCGCAAACATCCCAACGGCGAAACTGTGGAAATTGATACCACTAACATTTTGTTTATTGCTGGCGGCGCCTTTGTGGGCCTGGACAATATTGTGAAGAGTCGTATTCGTGGCACATCAATTGGATTCCAAGCCGAAGTGTCATCAGATCGTGCCGGCGACCTTGATCAAGTAACTCCTGACGACCTGGTTAAATTTGGCATGATTCCAGAGTTTGTGGGACGTTTTCCAAGTTGGGTTGCGTTAAACGAACTTGCTCTAAAAGATTTGATATCTATTCTAACAGAAATCAAACACAGTTATGTAGATCAATACAAATGGTTGTTTGTGCAAGATCAAGTTGCATTAGAATTTGATAAAACAGCTCTAGAGCAAGTGGCCAAGAACACATTAAAAAACAAAACAGGAGCTCGTGGCCTGCACAGTGAACTGGAACGTGTGCTACTGCCACACATGTTTAACCTGGCACGTTACAAAGAACAAGGAATAGACCAGGTAAAAATAACCGATGGCCTGGTAAATATTCCTATAGAATTAAAGGCACCCAATGAGCAAATTGCGAGGAAGATCAGTAATAGTCGCTGACGGTAATGTAGAAAAAGCCCTGCGCAAATTCAAGAAAAAAATTCAGTTATCTGGTATTCTTAACGATCTAAGAGATCGTGAATTCTACACCAAGCCAACTACCGCCCGCAAGCTCAAACGCAGTGCTGCCAAAAATCGTTGGCGCAGACAACTAGCCGACCAGGCCCTGCCTAAAAAAATGTACTAATGTACATCGAGTTTCAGTTGCCCAGAGGTGCAGGGGGCCAGGCAGCAAATTATGCATTAGGCTTAGTTCGAAACAAATTGAGTTCATGGGCGGCAAAATACAATATTAAATATCGCACCAAAATATTCAAATACACCTTGCGAGTCACATTTGACGCAGACGAATCTTACACATTGTTTGCTATGACTTGGATAAACAATTCAAAACATCCAAGTTGGACAAGTTACCGTCTGATAACTGACCTAAATAATAAAATATAGTTTTTTTTCGTGTATAATAAATAATGTTGTAGTGCCTATAGTGGGGCTACATCACAAGTCATCTTGCTTATATAAAGGAGAAAACAAATGACAAAAACTCTCACACTTCGGTCTTTCGACCTACCCGCACTCACCAAATTTGGTATTGGTTTTGATAACATGTTTGATGAACTCATGCGAGTAAGTGCTCAACAATCCTCAACAAACTATCCACCTTATAACATTGTTCAAATCAATGAAGATGAGTATATGATTAGTCTTGCTGTGGCTGGCTTTGGGTTTGATAATCTTTCAGTTACCAAGGACAAAAAGTTCTTGATAATCGAAGGTAAAGAGTATCAATCAGATAGCGAAAAAATAGTGCCAAATTACCTACACAAAGGCATTAGCAACAGGGATTTCCGCAGGGAATTTCAATTGGCTGATCATGTGGAAATTAGCAATGCTCATCTTGAACTTGGAATTCTAAACGTTTACCTAAAGCGTGAAGTGCCAGAAGACGCCAAGCCAAAGACCATTGCGATCACCTACACTTCCTAATATAATAGTGTAAATACAGTGGCAGCAATCCTGCTGCCACTGATTGTATAGCAAAGCAAGGAATAGAAATGGCACAGAGCGATACTCGCACACGAATCAAACCATCAGAGGCCGTAAAAGAGCCACCTATGTTTCGCGTGGTTTATTTGAACGACAACACAACTTCTATGGAGTTTGTGGTTGAAAGTTTGATTGAATATTTTGAATACACCCACGAAACCGCAGAACAAATCACCATTGACATTCACGAAGAAGGCTCTGCTTGTGTGGCAGTGCTGCCTTATGAAATTGCCGAACAAAAAGGTGTTGAAGTTACTGTGAGCGCTAGATCACAAAACTATCCGCTACAGATCAAACTGGAACCTGAAACAGTTCAATAATCAACAACCACACGTAATGGATGATACACGTATTGTGACCATGGTGTTTGGCCTCGTCCACGGCAGTTGTTAACATATCGAACGCCATCTCGATACTGATCAACTTTGCCATGATAGTGTCCAAAACACCAGGTATCAATCTTGTGTTCGGTATCTACATCAAGTGCATTTAGCATGTGTCTGTTGCCCATAACATTGAATTTAAGTTTGTTGGCCAAATCGATATCGTGAGAAATCAGCTCGGGCCCGGGCACAGTATGTGTGATCATGACTATTTTCTTTACATCTCTATGTGTTTGTAGGCGTTTTACACTGGCTATCATATAGTTGGCATCAGTGGTGCTGGCTTTTCGTATGGCATTGTAATTGTCATGTGTAAAAGAATACTTTTCACACCACCAATCTCTAACTTCTTCGGGACTAATCGTGTTATCAAAATCAAACCCCCACCATCCATTTGTGCCCAAAATAGCCACACCATCAATCACTACCACATTATCTTGTAAGTATACCACATTGGGTATTTGGCCAATTTTGTGTGCTAGATCTTGATAACTAGATCCCAGCTGGCCAATGTAATTTGCATGTTCGTCATTACCATCAACATAAAAAACAGCTTGATAACAGTTTCCCAGGTGAGCAAGCGTTTTAAACAGCAGCGGTCTATTTTCGCATATGTCACCAATCACCACACAGTGTGGACTGGTAGGTTGTCCAGTCCAATCAAACTCTCCATCCCATGTATCAATATGTAAATCAGAAATTAAATCAAAAGCTAATTGCATGATACATATTTAAAAGGAATTGACCATGAACATAATATTTGGCGATGCTGTTAACCAAGTAGTCGATACTCACACTGTTTTAGAACTAGATACATTCAAATTAATGCCATCCGAACAACTGGTAAAAACTTATTGTGTGATTGATACTATACCATTGACAGAATTTCCTCAACTAGAAAATAACAAACACATACATCAACAACTGATAGAACAATATAAACAACAAAATTGGGAATTTTGTCGCAGTGCAGCACACTCGTTGATAGGATGCTGGAATGGTGAAATGGATACGTTTTATCAACACCTGGTTAGCCGCATAGATGAATATGTAACAAATCCTCCAGGCAATGAGTGGACGCCAGTGATCACACGGTATTGAAGAATGTTTGCAGTCGTTTAAACCGATCAAAGTATTGATGTGAATCGGTTTGTATGATTAATTGGAATGCCTGGCTAAAGTTAGTGACAAATTCTTCAACCACTTGTGTGTAAAAACTTTTGCTAAAAAATCTCTGTCTGTTAAAATCACATATGGACTGTAGATTAGAATACAACTGCTGTTTTTGATTTTGTGGCAAAGAAGACAGTTGTTTCATTAGATGCACAATGCACTCAAGTCGTTGCACAGGATCGTGAATTAAATCATAGCTTTCGTCAAAGTAATTATGAAATGTTTTAAAACCATAGCTTTGCAAATACTGTAAACTTCCAGGAGTGCTGGCCAAAATAAAAGGAACGCCACACGCCAATGGGCGCAATGTTTTTTCTGTTAGATGCCACTTGGTATCATCAAATACAGTTTCTAAAACAACTTCAATAGCACAGTTTTGGTAGTCTAAATTTGAATAGTCTGCGCTGGCAGCAGCGTCAACTGTGGTTGGATCAAAATATTCACAAAGATCATCTCTCGTGAGGGCAAAGGCAGAGTTAACAAACTTATGCTCTTTGTAGTGGGCATTGTTGTCATAAGGGTTGAAGTTCAACTGACAAAAACTTTGTAAACTTTGATTCAAGACTAACTCTGTAAATTTTAAACGATATTCTCTTAATCCAGACCAGGCACGATTGTAAATTAAAAAATCAACTTTTGGATTTTTTTCTTTATAGAGTAGTGGGTCAATTTCAGCATATCTATACCAATCTCTAGCTATGATTGCATGACTCCACCAATAGACTCCTGTTGAGCCGTTGTTTTCAAACCATTCAAGGTCTTTACTACGCATTTCCGAATGCAGTAATAAAATCTGGTCATAGTAGTTCATAGCGCCATGTTTAGAAACTTTATTGAACACAGGATATGGAATATTGTTAATTTTAGAGTGCAACTCCAATGGTACCTCATAAGATTTGTAATCTAGTGTTTCCTGATCATGGCAGATCATTTGCACTTTTGGGTTTTCTTCTAAGTACTTGTAGTTTGGTTCTGCCAATGGCAGACAGTCTTCTATTTTTCTTGACCCGTGTGGCAAAAAGCGATAAATTAAAATATCCTGATTGCAAATGTCTTGCAAAAAATTGTATAATCTATCTAAAGGAACGCTCATGGCAAAAATTGGTTTTATAGGAATTGGTAAACTTGGTTTGGATTGCGCCGAAGTAATGGCAGAGAAACATCAAGTCTGGGGATATGATATTTACCCTCGAACAAGTGACTCAGTAAAAGTATGTGGAATTGAAGAGCTTGTGAATGAAAGTGAATGGATCTTTATTGCAGTGCCAACTCCACATGCAGAAGGATATGATGGATCTGTACCATCCAGTCACATGGAACCACGAGATTTTGGGCATGATGCTGTGATTGATGCTATCAAAAATGTAAACCGATATGCAAATGACAGCAAAAAAATTGTGTTAATATCCACAGTGTTGCCTGGCACCACTCGCAATAAATTTGTACCGTTGATTGACACCAAGCATCAGTTTTGCTACAATCCTTACTTGATTGCCATGGGCTCAGTAAAGTGGGACATGGCCAATCCCGAAATGGTTATCATTGGCACAGAGGATGGATCACTCACAGGTGTTGCTGGTGAACTGATTGATTTGTACAAGACTATCATGCAAAATGATCCACGCTATGAAGTAGGCACATGGGACGAATGCGAAGCAATCAAAATCTTCTACAATACATTTATCTCTGCAAAAGTTGGTTTGGTGAACATGATTCAGGACTTTGCATTACGGATTGGAAACATCAATGTGGATGTGGTCACAAATGCCTTGGCCAGATCAACCATGCGCATCATGGGACCCAAGTACATGACTGCTGGTATGGGCGATGCAGGTGCTTGCCACCCACGCGACAACATTGCTCTGCGTTGGTTGGCTCAAGAGTATAACATTGGTTATGACTTATTTGATACTGTAATGCATGCTAGAGAAATTCAAGCAGAAAATCTTGCCAGGTACCTGATCAAAGTCAGTGAAGACAATGGCAATTTGCCCATTGTGATCCATGGCAAGGCCTACAAGCCCGATGTGGAATACTGTATTGGCAGCTACTCAACTCTGGTAGGACACTATGTGACCAAACATGGTCATACTGCATTAAAATATGTTGACCCGTTGGCCGATGATCCAACTGACGTAGTTGATGGTGTAGATTATCCCGCAGTATTTCTGTGGGCGCACAATCGTAAAATCACTTATGAGTATACCGGTGATCAAGCAGATACCAAACCATACTGTGACATTTTACGCAGTAGTGTGATTGTTGACCCATGGCGTAAACTTGAATCTACCAAGGATGTTGAGGTCATACACTATGGCAATACCCGCAGTGCGTGAATACAATATCAAAAAGTTCTGGGACGACGAGTTCAAACAACTGGACTACATCCAGGAACCATTTAATGATCCAGCCAATGTAGCGTTATGGACCAGTCAAGGTTACACAAGTAAAATTTGTGGCGATCTTTGTGACATGCGTCATCGCTTGCCTACTTGGACCAACAAGTTCATTGAAATGTATCAAGCTCGCGGATGGCAAGACATTGGCCTGGCATTTTATCGCATGAGCACAGACACTGTGATGCCGGTGCATCAGGATCTATATAAACGCTACGTAGAAGTATTTGGTCTTCAAGGAAAAGAAACTTCAATTTGTCGAGCTCTGCTGTTGTTGGAAGATTGGAAACCAGGACACTATCTTGAAGTAGATGGTAGGCCCTATGTTGCATGGAAGGCAGGCGACACAGTTGAATGGGTATATGATCTGCCACACATGGCAGCCAACATCGGACTTGAAGACCGATATTCTTTACAAATTACTGGACACGTATGATATCCACAGTTGATGAGTGGAGCCCACTAAGAAAAATTGTGGTAGGTAGTGCCACTGATGCAAACTGGCCTGTGAATGATCCTGTGTTTTCTCGAGAAAGTGAAAAGACTACATGGACAGAAACACCGGTTCCACGCGGACCTGTACCACAGCGCATTATTGATGAAGCTAATGAAGATTTGGACGCATTAGCAACCACACTGACAAGTCTAGGTGTAGAAGTAGTACGTCCAGATCCACTGAACTTCCAAACACACGATGGCATGTATAACTATTGTCCACGCGACAGGTTTCTTGTGTATGGATCTACTATAGTTGATCCTGCCATGATGTATCCTTGTAGAGACATGGAATTGCAGTGCTATCATCACATTGTGGATTCTGCTGACCATTACCTGTTCATGCCACGAAACGAAGGTATGACACTGGATGCTGCCAATGTGTGCAGACTGGGCGACAAGATGCTGTATTTGGAATCATCTTCGGGCAATCGAAAAGCGTATGATTGGTTGTGTGAGCAATTTCCGGATGTCACAATAGAACTGTGCAATTTTTATGCTGGTGTACATATTGATTCAACCATTGTGCCGCTACGCGAAGGTTTGGTCATACTAAACGGACATAGAGTTGGGGTTGATACTGTACCTCAAGTGTTTGATGGATGGCATAAAATTTGGGTGCATGATGTTGTGGCACAGGATTTTTATCAGTATCCATATGCATCAAAATGGATTGCCATGAACATGTTGGTAGTAGATCCACACACAGTGATTTGTGACGCCGCCCAAACTGAATTGATCAAAACTCTAAAGAGTTATCAATTTGAAGTAATTCCTTTGCGGTTAAGACAAAGCCGCACTCTAGGAGGCGGCTTTCATTGTGTTACGTTAGATTTGGTTAGAACTACTTAATCTTAAGGTTAATAAGGGATAAAACTTTCTTGATCACCCCAAAGCCAACATCCTTGTTTGACACCCTGAACAGAAGTTAAAAAATCATCAATTTGCATATTAGCGGCAGAGCCAATGGCAGGATGCTCGTTGTCATCACAAGTTACTACCCATCTTCTTATTGGTAGATCCGTGACTTTATTAGTTCCGGCCCAATCAATTGCTGCGGCAAGGGTCGAATCATCACCCCAGTAATATCCAACAATGAAAAATGCATCATTGTCTGGAGTGGTGCACCATACTTTGTAATCTAATTCATGCATGTCAAGACTCATGACATTCGGATAAGCATCATTGAATTTTTTTACCCAGGCATCAAATTCTGGAAATTGTCCTAGTTTTGGCTTTTCCCAAGAAAGTAATTCTATAGATGCATGAAATCTTTGTGTAAAAACTCTCATTCTTGATTGGATAATTGAAACTTCAATCAGTTCTCATGACATCATATGTTTCCCAAAGAAAGTATCCTTTTTTAACACCTTGTTTGGCAGTTAGTAAATCATCAATTTTTAAGTTTGAAGCTGGACCTATAGCAGGATGCTCGTCGTCACTGCATGTTATCAACCATCGCAGTTGTTCAACGCCTAACACCTTATTATGATTGATCCAATGAGTTGCTGCTGGAATTGTAGATTCGTCTCCCCAATAATAGCCCACTATGAAAAATTCTTCATGCTCGGGAGTTTCGAATGCTACTCTGTAGTCCAATTGATGCATGTCTTTAAGAACGGCATTTGGGAAAATGGCATCAAATTCAGCAACCCAAGCATCATATGCAGGAAACACCCCTGGTGCGGGTTTAGTCCAAGGATGCTCTTCAAGTGGGTTAAGTTGGTATTTTTGTGTAAAAACTCTCATGTTTATCCTTTCAAAAGATTTGACAAAATATCAGAAATCTTGTATAATATACTTATGACTACACACTCACGTTTTGGATTTTGTTGCAAATGGCTCAATGACCCTGAGGAATGCGGGGGTATGAAAGTCAATGCTGTGGACCGTGATATAAACGGAAGATCAACTACCATGCGCTGGCTTCGAGAGCACAAGGACGAAGCTGACCAGCGTCAGTGGGACATCATGAACCATAATGCTGCCGCGGCCCTCAAACTGGTCGAGCGTGTGGGTGCTATGGAACCCGAGCGCAGAATGGTGCGACTGGGCAGTGAAATGTTACAAGGCTACACCGAACCCTCCTGGATTGCATGGTGGCAACGACGTGAAATTCAAGATCATTGCGAACGCATATTTGCGCCGGTTGGTGACACTGCTCGGCGTCTGGGTGTTCGGCTTTCCTTCCATCCAGGACAATTTTGTGTGCTGGCAAGCGAATCGGATGAAATTGTCGAGCGGTCCATACTTGAATTTGAGTATCACGCTGATATGGCCCGGTGGATGGGTTACGGCACTGACTGGCACGATCATGGGTTTAAGATCAATGTGCATCTCTCGGGCAAAGGCGGCCCTGCTAAGTTTTTGCGAACTTTGAGCAGGCTAAGTACAGAAGCAAGAAACTTAATAGCAATAGAAAATGACGAACTCTCAAATGGACTGGATGTTACTTTGGCCGTGGCTGATCATGTGGCTCTCACTTTGGATATCCACCATCATTGGATCAACACCGGGGAATACATTACCCCCACGGACTCACGTGCGCAACGGGTGCTTGACTCTTGGCGCGGTGTGCGTCCTGTTCTTCATTACTCAGTATCTCGTGAAGACTGCCTTGTCGATCACGTATCCAATGTAAAACCCGACTTGAGCGCACTGTTGGCACAAGGTTACAAAAAGCAAAAACTTCGAGCACACAGTGACTTTTATTGGAACCGTGCTGTGAATGACTGGGCACTGACATTTGCAGATCAGTGGGACATTCAATGCGAGGCCAAAGGCAAGAACTTGAGCCGAGATCAATTGTACCAGCAATGGCTGTATTCTCGATGAATGATATTTTAACCGGCATCTTTGATTGGATCAAAAGTGATTACAAGACCCACCCTTTTAGGTTTGTCATGGAAGTATTGGCTTGGGCTATCAGCATTGGTTGCAGTATTACAATGGCCTCCACTGTACCAACACCACCCCTTCTGGCCCTTTACCCTGTTTGGATTACTGGTTGCGCTATCTATGCCTGGGCTGCTTGGACTCGCAGAAGTTTTGGGATGCTGGCTAACTATGTTCTGCTCACGACTATTGACTCCATTGCGTTGATTCGCATGCTGGCAATGTAACAAAATTGTAATGCATTTCTCCGTAAATACTTTATGGAGAAAACATATCGCAGCATCTTTATCTCCGATGTTCACCTTGGTACCAAAGAGTGCCAGGCAGATCGTCTTAACAACTTTCTCAAGCACAACACCTGCGAATCTCTTTATCTAGTTGGCGATATTATTGACGGCTGGAAGGTTCAACAAAACCGACTGCGATGGAAACAAAGCCACACCAATGTGGTTCGCAGGATCTTAGGCCACGCCAAACGCGGCACACGAGTGGTGTATGTGGCCGGCAATCACGATGAATTTTTACGCCCAATGATACCTGATGGTATCACATTTGGGCATGTGGAAGTTCGCAATCAATGTGAACATGTGGGTGCGGATGGAAAGCACTACCTTGTGACCCATGGCGATCTATTTGACGGTATCACTCGACTGGCACCTTGGCTGAGTTTTTTAGGAGATAAAGCATATGATTTCATACTATTTCTCAATACTAAGTTTAATTGGATACGTCACCGCCTGGGTTTTGGGTACTGGAGTATTAGCCTGTATCTTAAGCATCGCGTTAAAAAGGCTGTAGACTTTATATTTCAATTTGAACGCAATCTCACTGACTACTGCCGCAAGCGTGGATTTGATGGGGTGATATGCGGCCACATCCATCACGCAGAAATCAAAGACATTGGCGGCGTTGTTTACATGAATGATGGCGACTGGGTTGAATCATGCACAGCATTGGTAGAACATCATTCAGGTGCATGGGAAATTGTAACATGGACACAACGAAATGACAAAGAAGATACTGATAGTAACAGACAACTTGCCGGATCAAATTAATGGTGTGGTTACGACCTACAAGAATTTGGAGGCACATGCGCTTTTGGATGGGTATCAGCTTGTTTATATTGATCCCGGGCAGTTCCCCCACCGTGATTGTCCTGGCTACAACGAAGTCAAGATTGCCTATCCCCGGGCGCTACGCCAGAAGATTGCGGAGGTGGGTGCGACTCATTACCATATCGCCACAGAGGGTCCTCTCGGTGTGTCTGCTAGACACCTGCTTGAGCGTGACGGTATACGGTATAATACCGCTTATCATACTCGCTTTCCTGAAGGCATAAAAAAACTTGTGGGTGTGCCAGAGTTTATTACCTGGGCCTACGTGCGTTGGTTCCACAAACATTCGGGCAAAGTGCTGACCACAACAGACACCATGGTCAACGAGTTAAGAGATCAAGGCTTTGACGGCACTGTGATCAGTTGGACACGCGGTGTTGACCGACAAGTGTTCAAGCCTGACTGGCGTGATCCTGCAGAAAATGATCGTCCCATACTGGTATGCGTGAGCAGAGTTTCAAAAGAAAAGAACCTTGATGACTTTTGTGCCATGCAATATCCTGGTGCTAGAAAAATCATGGTAGGTGATGGTCCCTACAGAAAAGAACTGCAACAGAAATATCCTGACGTGGAGTTTGTGGGATTTAAAACTGGTGCAGCACTGGCCGAATACTATGCACAAGCAGATGTGTTTGTGTTTCCATCTAGATGGGAAACATTTGGTCTGGTCATGATTGAAGCCATGGCCTGCGGAACGCCAGTGGCAGCGTATCCTGCACCAGGACCACTAGATGTGATTGATCCGGGAGTTACAGGTGTTATGGATCAAAATCTAGCCACTGCCACATACAAATGCATGGGACTGGATAGAGAAACTGTGTGGCAAGGCAGTCAGCGATGGAGTTGGCAACTGGCCTGGGAGATATTTCGAGACAATCTGGTGTAATAAAATTGTAATTTCTCAAATATAAGTAATATAACCGACCACAACGATTGAGTGGCGCTGGAACTCGTAACCAGCATAATAGGACTACATAGTCCTATTATTTTGGCCGTAAATAAGGCATGTGGCCCACCCTGTTTATACTTGTGTTTGCGCCCATGCAGTCATGGGCTGTGAACCTAAATGATTGCACCAAGATTAAAGATCCCGAGCAAAATGCCATGTGCATGGCTCAAGCCACCATAAGTATTAACCATTGTGATAAAATTAAAAACTTGTCACTTAAAGAAGATTGTATCCATTGGGTGCGCAAAGAACAACGCAGACTGGTCTGGAACTACAACAAAAAATAAACACTGGTAAATACTTCAAAAGGACACAGCCTATGAGTTGGTTCAAACACAAACCTCCCCGATATCCCTCAACACCCCGCCCCGCTGCTCCGCATAGAACAAGCCCAGCTACAGAAAAAGCCAAACAAAAAGCCAAAGAACATGCGCCTCCTCCAATTAACCAGTCAGACTAAATGAAAACAATTGCGCTGTTCTTACATCAGCCCAGATGTTCAGTACAAAGTGGCAATGGCATAATACAATCACTAACTCCTTACTATAGATTTAAAATTTTTACACGACATCAATTGGAAGACAATTTCTTTGATGATGTTGATTGTGTGGCATTTCCTGGCGGCATGGGCGATGCAGACACATACGACTGGATGCTGAAAGAAAATGCACCACGCATACGCACGTTTATCAATCGTGGTGGTAGATATCTTGGCATCTGTATGGGTGCATATTGGGCCGATCGCAATTACTTTAACATTTTGAATAATGTGCGAGCAGTACAATACATTCGACAACCTCACACTGACACACGACGGCCACATGCCAAAGCCTGTGCTGTCACTTGGAATGGTCAAGCTGATCGCATGTACTTTTACGATGGATGTGCTTTGGTAGGTACAGGGTTTGACACTGTGGCTAGATATGCCAATGGTGATGCCATGGCCATCATACAAGATAGAATTGGGCTAATTGGATGTCATCCAGAAAGCCAACAGTTCTGGTATGACAAAAACTATCTAAAGCCACATTGGCATCAAGGTCGTCACAATCAACTCCTGCAAGATTTTGTGCATGACTTGTTCAGCCGGTAGTTATCGACCTATATATGTTATTGGTTCGGCTTCTTGACGACGTTGTTGAGCAGTCTTGGGAAATAACTCATTGCCGTATTGCGGATACTTTTGTTGACGATCGTATGCCACATATATGAACAACCCGCCTACTGTTAGTATTGTTACCACAATAAACACACCTACAATTGCTTCATCTCTTACTTTTTTCATCCAAGCCGCACGGCGTGCAGCATAAGCTGCCTTTATTTTCATTTGTTGTGAGATAAGAATATTTTGTTCTTTGCCCAACTGTTTCATCATCTCTTCGACATCAGTATACAATGAACCAAGTTCCGCTGGGCTTTGATATATCATTAGTTCTCGCAATTCAACTTCCATTTGTTGCAGTTGTTTGCGCATGAGAACTCTCTGTAGAGCACGTTTACCCAAACTGTCGTCGCCTGTGTAAACTTCTGTCTTGGCACGGCGCTCTTCTTCTTGAAAAACTGCAATGCATTTGTGATAGTTGTCGTAATATGTGCCCAGATGTTCGCCAATTTCTTGGTAAATGCCAGTGTGCTCGCCTGAGTTGGCTTTTTTGTTCAGTTCAATTACACGATTTTTTTCTTCTATGTAGGCATTCTTCTGTGCGGTAGTTGGCGGCTTTTCGGGTGGATAGAGTTTTTGAAATTGACTGTCGAGATCCTTGAGCACATCTTTAACTTCTCCGGCTGCACCCTTGATGTCTTTGTAGAGTTTACAGCCAGCCTTGACCGCGGAGACAGCTCCGTTGGCCAGTGCAAAGAGTGTCAATGGATCCATATTCTTATTATTCTCGGATCACTTTCGCGAGAAAGCCCCGTAGTATATTTACGGGGCTTTTTGTTAAGTTCTAAGGTGTGTTTATTAAATTGCCGGAATTACAAGCCAAACAGCCTGACTCATGAGTGCAATACCTACACCGCCGACCCACAGGCTAGCCCAGAACAAGCTCATGTTTACGGCCAATATACTGGCAGTCAACAACACAATGGCAATTTGAAACAGCGACCCTGCATAGGTATACCAGGGACCACGCTGTTTGGCAATGCCGCGCTCGTGTTCTAATTCACGGGCCTTGGCCATGAGTTCTTGCTTGCCTTCGCCTGTTTTGGGATCACTTTCGTAACGATCAATTTTGGATTGTAATGACTGCATCTTGGGCTGATCTTTTGCACGAGCCGCATCATCATATGCCATTTCGGCCAGTGTTTGTTTGATTGACTTGGCTTGATAAAACGCCCAAGTGTTGTTGGCGTCAATGGTATTGTTCAATACCTTGCTGGCATTGCCACCGCCCATGAGTGTGTTAATGGCCAACAGTGCAGCCAGCACAGTGATTACCCATCCTGCTTTGTCTTTTATGTGTGCTTCACGTTCACTGCGCGAAATTGGTTTTTCTTCTGCCATGTTATTCTCCTTTCATTGCGCCAATTTTCTTAATGCCCGCCCTATCTTCTAAGATAGCAATGTGCTGGCGGTTCTCCATGATTGCATCCCGGTTTTTTTGGATTTCTTTTTCCATATCTTGACGCAGTTTTTCTCTAGCAAGTTCTGCTCCAGTGTTACTAGCCTGTTTGTTGTCTGTAGTAACAACCAAACTGACCTTTTGATTGAGAATGGTCACATCGTGTTGCAGCATGCTCAATGCTGATATTAGATAACCTACTGATCCTACCAAGAGCGGTAACAAAGCAAATAGTAATTTTTCTATGAATGCGCCCTTTTCGTGAGCGTCTTGTGCTGTTTTTTCCGACATAATGACTCCTTGACAAGTATTTATTGGCTCATTAAAAAAGCCCCTTACGGGGCTGAATTTATTTTGCTGGAGTCTTTTTTGCTCTAGGTTTAGCAGGTGCTCGTGGTTTCTTTACAGCAGGAGCCTTTGTGGCTGGCGCCACTGCTTCGACCTTTACTGGTTCGGCAACAGGTGCAGGTGGCACAACTTCTGCTGGTTTGGTAAACGTGTCCAAAACATATGATCCATCGGGTTTTTCTTTGTTAAAAACGGTGTAGGCCCAATAGCCAATCAACACAATAACAATAACGGCAAGTACAATTTCCATGATAAATTCTCCTATTGTGTATTTAGTATGCCTTTTTTGGATTTGCGTTTTTAGTGGCAGCTCACTACAAAAAGATATTGCAGAGCAGCATAAAAATCATATATAATACTACATAGGACGCTGGATAGGCCGGGTCCTATAGCAAACTTGCTTAATTAAGGAGAACACTATGTTTACAGCAGACGCATTCATCGACACCGTACAAATCGGTAAAAAAACTTGGGTTAACACTTTTGTGACCAATGAGGCCATGAAAGACGCAATGATCAAATTCGTTGACAACCAAGCCGACTACACCAAAAAAGCCATCAAAGCAACCACAGACGCCGCAACCACAGTGGCCACTGAAACTGTAAAGGCCATGCAAGAAGCTACCAAATTTGACTATGTTAAGTTTGGTGAAGGCATCATGAAGGCTTACACAGCAACTTCTAAAAAGTAATACTCAAGTACTACAATTGCCCTACAGATTGTAGGGCTTTTTTTTGGGTTGACCAATAATTCCCAATTTGCTATACTATGGACATATTAACGCAAAAGGAGCTTGATATGAAGAATATTCTAAAGATGGCTAAAACTATGGTAAAGACCTTTGAATACCAAGGGTTTGAAGATTTGACCCTTGAGGACCTGCGGCATATTGCTTTAGAAACAGGACAACCGTTTGGTATTGTGGCAATGTTAATATACGACCAGACCTACTACGATTAACACAAATGGTTGACCGGAAATTCCCAATCTGCTATACTATGGACATATTAACGCAAAAGGAGCCTAACATGCTTGCACTAGACAATATCCAATCAGTCCACAACACTGCTATTGCCGCCGCGCAACGGGCCGAAGCAGACTTCCGCGCCCAGCATGGCGAACCTGGCTACTGTGGCTTTGCCTGGGTGCATGTGAGTGAAAAGGCTTCAACCAAATTGGGCCGCGCACTTAAACAAGTGGGTTTCCGCAAGAGCTACCAAGGCGGATTGGATCTGTGGAACCCCGGTGGCTCAGGCACCCAAAGCATGGACATCAAAGAAGCCGGTGCCCAGGCCTATGCTGACGTCCTGCGCAGTTTCGGTATCAACGCATACATGAGCTCAAGAGCTGATTGACCAATAAATCTCAATCTGTTATAATTACATCATGAAGACACTAAGTTTTACAATTGAACTACCTCGACAACGCCGACGTGCGGTGGAGTTGTACTCACGAGACACTCCGTTTAAACCCAAGACAGAGAAGTCACGTGTGGCGTACAATCGTAAAGCCAAACATCCCAAACGTGATGAACATTAAACACCTGGCATCTGTTGTGGCTCTAGCAACCCTCACAGGTTGTATGACACCCAAAACATCACCGCCCATTGAAGTGGCCATGATGCCCAACGACTGCGGCAACAGAGAAGCCATCATAAACTGGCTTTCACAACAGGCCGCTATTGCTCAACAACCCTTGGAATCAGATGAAAACTTTCAAAGACATCGCAGACAAATTCGTGCTAAAATTTGGAACATGCGTTATGTGTGTCAGCCTATGTAGTGGTTGTGCTACAGGAACACCCAGTCTCACTGCCATGAGCATTGAAGATTTAAAATACTTCCAGACTGATTGCAAAATAGCCCCGCAACAAATTGCCATGTTGAACAGCATGCGGCGAACTGCTGATGATCAGTTGTTCAGCCTTAGTGGATGGACTGGGCAGGACAAAAGAGTTAATTGGTTGATAAACTGGCACATTCGTGAATTGAGAGATTACTGCTAATGAAAACGTCCCTAATTGCCCTATGCCTGGTACCTGTTATGGCAGTGGCCCAACAATGTGTGCTCCAAGAAAAAACTGTGAGTCGTGGTGCTGTGGTGATTGCAGAACGCAGTGAGCTTCGTGCAGAAGTAGTACCCGGATTCTCAGGCGGTCGCAAATGCGTGGTCTCTTTTAGAGCCAGGATTGGTGCAGATTGGCACACTGCCTTTGGTGAATATGAATGGTCTGGTGATCGCCCTAGAGAAGAAGCCTGCGGTGCGGCTGTAAAGCGAGCCGAGGATGCAGTGCGAGAGCGTGTGGGACGCAGTCAAGTCATGAGCGAAAAAATGCTGGTGTGCAGGGACAATCCTGATCTGGAAACCTTACGTTCAACCAATCCAGGTACTGTGGGCGAGCTGGCTCAATTTCGTCCGCATCCAGATCGTCCACAACAGTTTTGGCACAATGGTGCTCCGTGTAGGTACTTTTTGGACAGTGCCTACGTGCGCAATGACATCAGAACTTTTGAAGGTGTGATCTGTAAAGTGCATGATTCAAAATGGGTAGTGGTAGACAAATTTTGATTGACCAATATTTGTTTTTGTGTTAAACTTGTATTATCTTAACTGTGTGAGGTTTGTATGAAAAAACTTTTTGTTATATTGCCCATTGTGGCTGTGATGTCGGCCTGTAGTTCTACCAAAGAGCCAGTAGCTACTGTGCCTGTGATTGAGCGTGAAACTTATGATGCTCGTGCTATTCAAGCACAAGATCGCAGAGATGCCCAAGTTAACCGCAGTATTGAACAGGCACCTGCTTGGATGACCAAACTGCCTGTGAGCGACAATGCTGTGTATGCCAATGGCACCGGTGTCAGCAATGACATGAGCATGGCAGACTACAAGGCCAAGATGTTTGCTTACGGCAAAATTTGTATTGCAGCCGGTGGACGTGTGAGCCAGCAAGCCAAGATCTTCATGCAAGATACTGGTAGCGCCAGCCTTGAAACTAGCGAATTGGCCATCAAGAGCATGTGCCCGGCAGTGGATATTACCGGAGCAGAAACCAAAGAAGTCAAACGCATCAGCGAAGGCGGGCGATTCCGTAGTTATGTGTTGGTTGCACTGCCCACAGGTGATGCCAACCAGTTGCAACAACGCAAAGATCGGTTAAAACTGCAAGATCGTGCAGTTGTGCGCGGTGATCAGGTATTCCGTGAAATGGATGCCGCAGATCGCAAGCCTGAATAAACGGCGTATAAATAAAAGGCAGCTACGGCTGCCTTTTCCTATATCCAAATCATGCCCACAGATAACTCTCTTCAACTTGAGCAAACACACAGCCAGGCCTTGGCTGACGCAGGAATGTATGTTTTTATGGGAGAGGTGAATGACGAAAACATCAAGCCCATTATAGAATGGATCCTACATGAAAATCATGTGGCCAAGAAAAAGAAAAAAGAACTGCTGTTGATGGTGTGCTCAGAAGGTGGCGACATGGGTGCTGCCTTTGCCTTGATTGATGTCATGCATAGTAGCACTATTCCTGTAAAGACTGTGGGGCTGGGTGTGATCGCCAGTGCCGGCCTGTTGATATTCATTGCTGGCAATCGGGGTCGCAGAGTTCTCACACCTAGCACATCAATCTTGAGTCATCAATTTTCATGGAGCAGTGAAGGCAAGGCACATGAGTTATTTGCTACCATGCGAGAGTTTGAACTCACACAGGCTCGAATGGTCGCACACTATCAAGCCTGCACTGGCCTGGATCCAGAACAGATACGCAAGCATCTATTACCACCACAAGACATTTGGCTCAGCGCCGAAGAAGCCTTGGCCCTGGGCATCTGCGATCATGTGTCGGCAGTGACCAAAACTTAAATTATTTTCTGCGTTCTCTGCCCAAGGTGGTTACGTCAGTTTTGGGTTCGGCTTGGGTTTTTGCCGCACGAGCTCCGGGACCTTTCAGTCGTTGGCGATCAGTTTCAGCATCCAAATCAGCTGTTGAAGTTCTTGCTGCCACCCCTGAATCGGGTTCTTGAGTTTCAGCATTGTCGTCAGTTTTCTTACCTCTTTCGTTGCCCACACTAAATGCCAGCTTTCCACTGGATTTTTTGTTGCTTTGAAAATCACTGGCACTAAATTTAATTTTTCCAGTAAAGGTTGGTGGCCATATCACATCAAATTTACTAAATGCTACACCATCACCTTTTCTTTCTGTGAATTGATTTACCTGCACCAAGTTAGCACGACTCAACATAAACTTAAAAAATTCTGTGGTCAACCCAATGTCGTCATTCAAGTGCTTGATCACAAGTCTAGCCAAGCTGGCTATCACATGATAGCAGACCTTGTAGTCAGGCTTGTCTGTTCGAGCTGCAAAAATAGTCGGGTCATTTATGATTTCTTGCAATCGAGGAGTTAGTGCCCGTGGATCATTGGTCTTTTGTTGTAGATTTTCCAAAGCACTAGCTGCATCTGCAGAATCAATGTAACCAAATTGTTGTGCCAGGCGCACAGGTCCTTCGTATCCTTTTGCCCTACTAATGGTTCTTAATGCAGTGATAAAATCTCCATACTTGCCGCCAGGTTCCAGCATGGCTTTATCTTTGTCTGTAAATCGTTCCGGATATTTGTCTATGATTTCTAATATGGAAGTGGTGCTGGCAGCTCCGCCCTTGCCTTCAGCCTTGTTACTAATCCGCAGTTTTTCACCGTTGGGCCACATAATTTGACTGTCATACAAAGGTTCATTTCCTGCTTCAGGATAAAACACAGTTGTAGCTGTGCTCCAACTCACTCCTAGTGGACCCAACAGTTCGCTATCTACCTTGGCATAACTGCCGCCCACATGTTTCCCTGCTACTAATCCCAACGGAGCAGCCACTTCGCCGTAGTCTACTCGTATATCTCTTTCATACTGCGCCAACCCGGGTACAGGTTCTAAACTGCCAGCCAGTGTGTTGTCTAATAATGTCTGTAGTTTTTGCGCAAGTTCTAAACCCACTTTGTCGTTGGCAGCTAACATCTGACTAGACTGAGCTGGCACACTGGCAATGCTCATATTTGTGTTGGTAGGAACAGCAAACTTTGGCTTTAGCTCAATCCTACTGATAACTTCTGCTTGTCGATTTTTGCCTGTGCCTGTAACACGAGTCTGTTCCCATGCCAGGCCAGTTTCTTTTTCAAACTCTGTAGGAGTCCAATGCATGCCCAGGTTGCCCATATCACGCTTGCTAAAAAATTTAAAATATGGAAATAACATACCATTTTGATCTTTCATTATGATCAACATACCAGCGCCTTGTTTTGCTGGCATGCGGTTTAAAAAATGTATATTTCCTTTTGTTAGGCCCAATGATGCAATTGCAGTTTCCAGTTCAGCACCTAGTTCTGCAACTGGCGCAGACGGAACTTGATCAGGGAATATCAAAAGATTGTCAATGGTGTATCTATTTCCTTGTGCATCAAGAAAATATATAGGTTTTTGTTGACTCTCTAGCCATCTTTTGGCCATACCACCTGCTGATTCTGATAGTATGTTGTCGAGTATATTGAGTAGATCACGCATTGCTTTTTCCGTAAGAATATGCTATACTTATGCAATCAACCAGGAGACCCAATGTCAAATCTAGTGCCCATTGTTATTGAACACACTTCCCGAGGCGAACGCAGTTACGACCTTTACAGCCGTTTATTAAAAGATCGTGTGATCATGTTGGATGGCGAAGTTTCACAACATAGTGCCAGTTTAATCTGTGCGCAGTTGTTGTTTTTGGAAAGTGACAATCCTGAAAAAGCCATCAGCTTGTACATCAATTCACCAGGCGGAAGTGTCACAGCAGGCATGGCTATCTATGATACCATGAACTTTATCAAGCCTGCAATCCACACCATTGTGATGGGACAGGCTGCCAGCATGGGCTCGCTGTTGGCCACAGCAGGTGCCAAAGGACAACGCTACATTCTGCCCAATGCTCGACACATGATTCATCAGCCCTTGGGCGGTGCATCAGGTCAGGCAACAGATGTAGAAATTCAAGCAAAGGAACTATTGCGTTGGAAAACGGTGTTGACAGATATATATGTAAAACACACTGGCAAGACCCACACGCAACTGCGAGCAGACATGGAACGAGACTTTTTCATGACTGCCGGTGAAGCAGTTGAATATGGTCTTGCTGACAAAATTCTAACCACTCGTGACACTTAAACAAAACTTCTGTTCCAGCCCTTGGTTCCACATGCGAATCAACAATGCCGGGCACTATGAATACTGCCGCTGGGCTGACAAGAGCCAACGCACTCAAACAGCACATATTCAATCAGTATCACCGCAGGAGTTTTTTCAACAGCACATGACACCCATACGCCAACAGTTATTGGCCGGGGAACAGCCTGCAGGATGTGGTGAATGTGCTGTGATGGAGCAGAATCTCAAGGTCAGTGGGCGTCAAAAACAACTGCTCAAGGTGGGTGTTCGGCTTGAACAGTTTGAAAAGACTTTGGTTAGTTCACCTTGGCGGGACACCTTTGTGGCAGATCACTTTGATCAACTGCCACAGGACTGGCAAATTGATCTTGGCAACTACTGCAATTCTGCTTGTGTGTTTTGTGATCCGCACAGCAGTTCAAGATTGGCTGCAGAATGGCAACGCATAGGATTCACTCAGGATTTACCGCCCGCCAACTGGACTGATGATCCTGTCCTGATTGATCGGTTTGTAGATACCTTAACACAAAGTTTACACATTCAATATCTGCATTTCATTGGTGGTGAAACTGTAATCACTCCTGCATTCAAAACCATACTTCGAGCTCTAATCCAAGCCGGCTTGAATCGCACAGCCACCATTGGATTTACTACCAACCTAACTGTGTGGGATACTGGTGTAGTAGACTTGTTGAAACAGTTCCACGGCGTAAATCTTGGTATGAGTGTGGAATCATTTGAAATTGTTAATGACTATGTGCGTTGGCCCAGTAAGTTGCCTGTGGTGTTAGAGAATCTTGATCGTTGGCAAGAATTAGCTGGTCAACAGGGGTGGTTATTGCAGTTAAGAACCACTCCCACCTTGTTCACTGTAGGCAGTTTGTTGTCAATCTATGACTATGCTTGGAATCGTGGAATCTGTGTAGAGAGTTGTAATTTTTTAGCTGAGCCAGCAGTCATGCGTCCATCTGTGTTGCCGTTAAGTTATCGATCAGCAATTATTTCTCGCATGCGCACCTGGCTAGACCAACATCCAGTATCAGGAGATACTGTTATTAACATTCGAGATCCTAATGTTTTACAGCTACAAAATCATCAAGACCTGCAAAGCTATGTGAACTATTTGGAAAATATGCCAGACGAAAGTGATCGGCTACCTGAATTGATGGTGTTTTTGAAACAGCTCGAAACCAGCCGTGGCAACTCAATTTTGACTCACCTACCTGAATATGAAGAACTTTTCAGATCTGCTGGCTACTGAACTGCATCTAGCAGTTTCAATAAACAATACAACTTATTCAGTTGGCTGGGCTATGCCATTGGAATTTAACGCCAACAATACTGTTACTGTGGATGGTGAGGAAATACTTCCCAAATACCAGTATCTAGCAGTTGACGGAAAACTAACCATACCTGAACCATTTTATCGGTGGTATCACCGAGTGTCGGGCCAAGGATGGTTGTTAACACCTCAATAGTACCAAGTGCGGCTGGCTCTGCTCATTCTGTAAGAATGAATAGTGTCGCCCCACGCTACCAGCATTTCAAATACTCTATTAAAAAATTTAGCAATCATAAAAATCCTTTGAATTCTTGACTGAACTCTCTTTGGAATCGTTCAACATCAAATACGTCCATTGGACGTCTGCTGGCAATATATGCTTCCAGTTTGGACTGGTATCCCAAATCGGGAAACATCTCGGCCAGGCGTTCTAATAATTTTGTCATTAGTTCGGACATGGTTTTCTCCTTCTCAGTATTTACCACTAGTGCTAATGGTTTCTACTAATAGATAATGGTTGGTTGACCAATAATTCCCAAACTGTTATAATTAGTCTATGAAGAAATTAGATTGGTACATCAAGTGGGCTGCCACCACAGTAATCTGTGCAGGGGCACTTTGTACGTCACTCAACATCTATCCTTTGGGTCCAATCTTGCTAAACATTGGAACGGTGCTGTGGCTTGTAGTCAGCATCATGTGGCGTGAAGCCAGTTTGATAGCAGTTAATGCCATAGTATTAGTGATTTACACCACCGGCTTGGTGGTAAAACTTTGGTTGTAATTGACCAATAAATCTTAATCTGCTACAATCAGCACTTACAACGCAAAGGCACCTATGGAATTTTATGTCGAAGCAGGTCCCAAGACCAAAAAGTTTATTGAAAGTATCTTGCCCAGCATGTTAAGTCAGTTGGGACTTACTAACAGTAAAAAATTGTTAATGGTTAAGATGGACCCGGAGCTCAAGGACATGGGAACCACTGTGCCCATGCCGGGCATTGACACTTATCTTGTGGTGATTAAACCCTCACGGAACCTGCATACACTGGGTTCTACCCTGGCCCACGAACTGGTGCATGTACGGCAGTTGGCCCGGGGTGTGCTAAAAATCACGCCCCGAGGCCGCACTTGGCAGGGCCGATTCTACTCAAAGAAAACACCATACCTGCAACAGCCCTGGGAACTTCAGGCCTTTGCCCAGCAGGAAATTGTGTTTCGCAGGGCTATAGACTAATACTTTAGTACTAGTTTTTTCGGTTGACCAATAATTCCCAAACTGCTATAATACACACATAGACAGCAACAAAGGAGCCAGAATGTTTTACATAGTCGCAAAAGGTACCGGACTCATCGTTACAGACGGTCCCCACCGAACCCGTGCATACAAAACTTTTGGTGCCGCTCGTGCCACCCGCACCCGTCTTTGCCGCAAGGCAGGTTGGTCAGTGAATGACTTGACCATTGTGGACACCAAGCACTACCAAGCCCCTATGGTAGAACGCACCAACATCATGACTGGCAAGAAGTTCATGGAAGATGTGAACACGCCTTACTTCTGCTCGCCCTCGTCAGAATCCTACTGGAGCATGTGATATGAAAGTTGTTTACAATGGTATACTTGGAGGTTGGTTCATTGTGCGCGGCGCACACCAAACACCCATCAGTGGCAGGTTTGAAACCAAAGAGGCCGCACTGGCTCATCTTCGCAAACGCAACCCGTTTCATACCGGAATCTAAACCATGACACTCTACACCATCCGCTGGACACAGCCCTACACTGCCTGGGAACCCATGGAGTTCCCCATCCGAGACCTCTCCCAGGCCCGTGAAGTTTTAGCAAGGATCATGGCAAAATGAAACAAATCACCTGCCCGCATTGTGCGGATACCTACCCAGACTTTGATGTGGCTCATGTGTGTAGTCGGGGACCATATGCCCCCAAACTCAAACCCCGAATGAACGAACGAATTAAACAACTATGGGAAGAATCTCAACATTGGAATGGATCGGATGACGGTCGTGGTGGGTTAAAAATACTTGAGAGTGTAGAAAAGTTCGCCGAGTTGATTGTGCAGAAATGTGCCGACATTGGTGAGCAATATGCTGACGGCAACTACGAAGTTCGCAATCAGATTTTGAGTCATTTTGGATTGGAAGAAGAATGAAATGGTTTGCTGAAACAACCGATTGGAAAGACTCTGTACCCAACGGCATCTACCTGCTGGATGATGGCAAGAGCAAGATGTATGCTTTCCGAGCCCGGGGCACAGAAGCCATCAAGGTGTTTCGAAATCCCATCCGCATGGACATGCGTGGGCGCAAGTTTGTGGTGAATCCTGTGCAGTTTAAAACCCAAGTGTCTGCACCCGAACCCGAAGGCCGTACATGGACGGTGAAAGGTAGCAAGGGCGACACCTACCAAGTGAATGAGGTGCGTGGTGATTGGTCTTGCACCTGCTCAGGATTTCGATTCCGTGGGGACTGCAAGCATGTGAAAGAACTGCGCAGTTAATGGCCAAACCACCCAAAAAGCCCGCTGAAATATGCGGGTTTCCTTTTGCTTCCTTAAATATTTGTCCGCAGGCCCTAGGCTTGTTTTTTTAAGGAGTCTATTTTATGGACAATGTGTTATCTAAGGCCAATGGCCTATTGGTCGGTATTATTGATATCGGCATCAAGTTGATTGCCGCTGGCGTCATTCTGCAAATCCTTTTTGGTGCCGCAGTTCCGTTCTTGGCAATCGATGTGACCGCAAGTCTTATCAAATTCGTGGGTGCCCTTGGCTCTCAAGGTTTGGTTGGTTTGGTGGCATTGGCAGTGATCTATTGGTCCTTCAACAAGAAGTAAACTCCGATAGCGCAAACTAAAAAGCCCCTTGCGGGGCTTTTTTTATGCTTGGTCTACAAACTTCTTGAGTTCTTCTGCCTTGTTGATAATATCCGTTGTGGACGGAAAGTCTGGCATGGTTGGGAACGAAAGGCTTCCACGATTAGCGTCGGTCAACTTGGAATGATATTCATTGGTCAGTTCACTGCGTTTTTCGTAAATTGGCGCCTGGAGGATTTCCTTGGCCAAGGTAAGAAGTTCAAGACGGATCTCGTAAGGTGTTTTGCTCATGTTATTCTCCTTGTGTGTGATGTGTGTTATCCGGTCCCGCCCCTTGCAGGACCGGATTGCTACACGAGCATGATTACTTATGGCTGGTAAATTGGTACCACACAAAAAGTGATGGCGCCCTTGGGTATCATTCTATCTCTGCGAATGGCCATCACAGTTTCTATGTTGTAATAACAGTAGGCAGGATCAATTGGAATGCTGTAAATGCAAGCACTGCTTTCTAAATTGGCAGACTGTGCACCAGAAAATGTATTGAAATCTTCACTCCAATCCCACAACGTGGGCAGCGTGAGCAATCGCCATCCTGGTGCCATTTTGGCACGCCACCCCCAATGTAATAGTTTCAGCCTGTACCGATAAGGACTGCTATCTGGTGCATTGTGGGCCGGATCTACCCAATGATCTGATGGTGCCCATGTGGGCCAAGTCTGTGCCCAGGGAGTTCCGTGGATCATTTCTGGATGTAATCTTCCCCGGGCAAATTCACTATCACCACCGCCAACCACTTCGGGCAAAGGCATGGTATATCCAATGTCCATAAGTCCACGGAATCCCAAGCAGTGTCTTATGGTGTGATCTTGTGCAAATCCATCTGGAAGATATTCTCTTATGTTCCCACTCAACTCTTTGACCCATTTGGGTAGATGATTCCTGCTGGGTGTAGGCGCGTCAACTGGTAGATGAGTGAATCTTGGGTCATCGCAAGATTCCCAAGTTAAGTAATCTGTTACTTGAATGCTTTGATTTGGTATCACTTGTAGATGTAGTTGATGGTATCGGGATTTTCGCGCAATTCTCTGGCACCGTTCTTCAAGTGAAAGCGTCGAGCCATTTCGGTCTTGGGACTCAGTGTCACATAGGTTTGGATACCCGGAAACTCTGACTCAATTGACTTTTGGGCCGCTATGATCAAGTCACGTCCTGAGCCAGCGGTGTACGACCAAATGGTGTAAAATACCGCAGTTGTGGCGCTCTCAACCAAGCCGGCCATGTCCTCTACTGCGGCAGGAATTACATCCAAAAACTTCACACAGGTAATAGCCTGCGTTTTGTCTCCATCTTTGAGCATGTAGATTCTGCTGTTGCTGTTGATACGGTCACTCACAGGAATCTCAGGGCGAACAGGATCGTCCTTGAGCAGTTTTACAATTTCTTCGGTAATGGTTGTTATGGTATGCAACATAATGTACGCTGTTATTATCCTTGCACAGGTATTTATGAAGGCAAAAAAAGTTTGGGGAATTACCCCCAAACTTCTTGGTATCGTTTGATGGCAAAGTACCGAGCCAGTTGTAATCGAGTGCTTACGTAGTCAGACAACTCATCATCTTGGTCGGGTTGACCATGAACGATCTTGGCTCTACGATAAGCACAACAGAGGGCCTCGTCATCGACTTCAATTAGAGTTGGATCAACCCCTTGCAGTCGAATTAACGAGAACCTTAAGGGATTACTTCTTAGCAGCTTCGGCTTTTTTATCGCCAGTCGGTGCACTTTTGGGATCGGCCTTGGCAGGAGCACTGGCTGCAGGAGCAGGGGCAGTGACAGCAGGCTTGGCTTCTACTTTCTTTTCTTCTTTCTTGGCAGGTTCGGCTGCAAAAGCGGTAACTGCAAAAGCAGCGGCAATGAGTGCGATCAATTGTTTCATAGTAATCTCCTTTGATTTGAAACTGTAACAAGAACTTTCCTGCTACACATATACAACGCGGCAGCCCTCAAATGAGTTTACGTGTTTTGGAGAGATTGCCAAAACATTTTATTTTGGCAAATGTTGGGCCAAACTGTATTGTGTTTCTAACACAAACTCCGTACAATAGTGGAATGCTGTGCAACACAGCTACATTAAAGAAAGGTATTTTATTATGATGCGTTTTAATCCTGAAACCAAAACTTTTAAACTGTTCAACGCTCTGCGTAACGGTGAAGCAATTTCTGCCAGCCAAGCTGAAAAGCGTTTTGGCATCAAGAACATTTCGGCTGAAGTGTCTCGTGTTCGTCAAGCTGGCTTTGCAGTTTATGCCAACAGCCGTAAAGCTGGCAATGGCGTGCAAGTCACTGAGTATGTGATTGGTAAGCCTTCACGCAAGTTGGTGGCTGCTGGCTATCGCGCTTTGGCCATGGGCCTCGTTTGAACCAAACTCGCTGATCCGTTCACAAGGATCACACAGACAAAACCCTACATCTAGTAGGGTTTTTTCTTGACTGAAATTGAAATTTATTGTATAATCATCATATGCTTAAAAAACTCTTCCAGCGTTTGGGTCGATATCGCATAATCATGGACCGTGTGCATGGTGAGCCTTACTTGGAACGCTATTATGTGTTTCTCAAGGACAGGAAACGATTCCCATTCAATGTGTTTGTACACAAGTTTCTAAAGTCAGATCCAGACGACGTGCATGACCATCCGTGGCCGTTTGCCACCGTGATCTTGAAAGGTGGTTACTGGGAATGGCGCCCACAGTTCAATTCCCGGGGCGAAAAGATCGGCGAGATTGCTCGTTGGTGCAAGCCAGGATCATTCCGTTGGGCCAGTGCCAACACCTATCACAGGGTAGAGCTGGATCCTGATGTGGAATGTTGGACTCTGTTCATGCCCGGTATCAAGCAAAGAGACTGGGGCTTCTTGGTTCGTAATCAATGGGTGCAGTGGGAACAATATTTGGCAACAAGAAAGGCTGGGGTATGATTAGGTTGATTTGGAATTTTATCATGAAGTGGGGTTGGGATTTCAATCGCGATCTCCGTGATGGCAATATGCCAGCAGACACAGTGCGTGGAAGCAAAGTGTCTCGACTGCTGAGAACATCTGAAGACGTAGATAGTGATCAAGGGCTCAATATCACAGTGCGCAACGCCATGGGCGGTAAGATTGTGACATTCCGTCAATATGATCACAAGACCGATCGCCACAGTCACCGTTTGTATGTGGTTCCTGATGAAATGGACTTTGAACGTGAGTTGGGCAAGATGATCACCCTGGAATCCATGCGAGGCTGAAAGTAAATACATTATGGAAATTGCTGAATTTTTAATGTGGTTGGGCGAAGTCTCAACAGTAACGGCCCTGGTCATTATGGCATTCAACCTGTTGGTGTTTTGGATAGCTCGACGAATCGAAGCCCGGATTGAAGCCCGACTGACAGAAGAACTGGGCGAGATTGCCCAGGATCTTGAAGCGGAAAAGCTAATTGCACTCACAGTAGAGGTTGACGGAGATCAGTTTTTGTGCTACAATGCACAGACCATGGTGTTTGTGTGTCAGGGTCGAGACCTAGAAGAAATACGCGAACGGTTTCGGCAAAGGTATCCTAGCAAAAGCGCCGCAATTTACAATGGTGATGAGTCAGCCGTAAAAACACTCAAACAGCAACTGAAAGAACTGAATGAAAATAGCCGTAGCATCGGATCTGCATCTTGAATTTGGAGACTTGTATTTTGACAACAGCGACCATGCTGATGTGTTAATCCTTTCAGGTGACATTTGTGTTGCGGCTGATATTGGCCGTCCAGACCCGCACGGTATTTTGGAAAGTGCTAGAAGCAATAGAATTGTGGATTTTTTCAAACGCTGTTCGTTTCAATTTCCGCATGTGATTTATATCTTGGGCAACCATGAACACTATCATGGAGACTTTGCTACCACTTACAATATTATCAAGAGCATGTTGGAATCTAATTTTTTGAGCAATGTTTACCTATTGGACAATGAAATCAAACAGATTGATGATGTCACATTCATTGGTGGCACCTTGTGGACAGACATGAACAACGAAGATCCCATCACACTGTATCACATGAAGAGCATGATGAATGACTTCCGATGTGTGCGCAACACCACATTGGGTACTAATGTTAGATTTTTGCCCGAAGATGCAGTTGAAGAACATCGCAGATTTGTGGGTTATATACAAGAAATCATCCAAGGCAAGTTTGATCAAAAGTTTGTGATTGTGGGGCATCATTCGCCCAGCAGATTATCTACACATCCGCGTTATGCAGATGACACTATCATGAACGGCGGCTACTCCAGCAGTCTTGATGACTATATTATTGACCATCCGCAGATTCGACTGTGGACACACGGGCACACACATCATGACTTTGACTACATGATTGGCAGCACCCGGGTGGTGTGCAACCCAAGAGGCTATATCAACTATGAGGAGTCAGCAGACAGATGGCAACTGATCACAGTAGATATCTAAAGTGGATTCGATACAGTGGTGCTTCGGTGGTTTTCTCACTGAACCCACTGCATTGGAGCTTGGTGCCGCGGGCTTGCCGTGAGTACAATGATGGCTGGCCCAGTCCCAACGAACGCACCTGGCGTGCAAGTTGGTTATGTTTGACTGTGCGTTTTTGGGTAGATGATGGAAGTTGGTAAAAGTAAATGACTCCTGAACAACAAATTAAAGCTGCCGAAGATTGGGCTAAACTACGAGTAGAGTCTGCAGAGCGTGAGCGTGATGAAGCATTGGGCTTGGCCAGTGCGGCACACTTAGAATTGATACACAGCATCAAGTATGGATTCAATCCTGGCACAGCACACAGTACATTGATCAGTGTAGGTAGATTGAGTCCTAAACTAAAAGAAAGAATGGATAGAATGTTAGGAGAACAAGAATGAAAGTATACATTAGCGGTTATCGAGATCACTGGATCTCACCTTACACCATGTTGGACTACATGTTCTGGTGGACTGACTGGTCCAAATGCGCCCGAGACAACACTGTGATTCGTTCACTGGCCGAAGAGCGTGAACACAAATATGTGGAACGTCCAGAGTGGACAGAACGTTGGAGTGATCGACTTGCACCCATCAGTCGTGCCATTGAATGGGTACTGGACCGTGTGCATCCAGCCATCAACTATGTAAAGATTGATCACTATGACACCTGGAGCATGGACCATACCTTGAGTCCTATCATTCTGCCCATGCTGAAACAACTCAAAGAAAAGAAACACGGTAGCCCGTTTGTAGACGATGAGGATGTGCCTGACGAACTCAAAAGCACTGCGGCACCTCCCAAGAAGAACGAGTGGGACACAGATGAAAACCACTTCAAGCGTTGGGACTGGGCCATGAGTGAAATGATCTTTGCGTTTGAGTGCAAGGTTGATGACTCTTGGGAAGATGCTTTCCGTGAAGGTGAACACGACATACTGTGGGTGCCTGTGGACAAAGACGGTAACGAAGTCGCCAAGGGCGATCACAAGTACACCGAAATGCGGCGTGGTCCCAACGACACCTACAAATGCGATTATGAAGGAATGAAGGTAGTGCAAACGCGGATTGACAATGGCTTCCGCTTGTTTGGCAAATACTACCAGGCCCTCTGGGATTGATTTTTTAACTCTAAAGGTGTTTATGGGCGAAACTGTGTTTGCAAATATGGTCAGTGACATGACTGAAGACTATCAAGAACTGGTTGAAGACAATAGTGTCAGCATAGAAGACTATGAACTGTGGAAGCGCGAATACACTTGGGACGCATTGATGAACATGAGATATGGACAAAGTTTCTGCAACCACTTTGGCATCCAAGACAATCGACTGTACTACGAACGAGATTGGGTCAAGTGCGACAGTATCATACGAGTTGACTGGCTTGCACGACCGTGAATTTCCACACGGTGCCTGGTTGGCCTGGGGCAGACCGTACGACACCATAACCAAGTGGGATGAAGTGTCTGTCTGGGGCATAGAAACATTTGGCCTGCCGGGCGATCGCTACATCACTCAAATCAACATAAATGAAATGGTATGGTGGTTTCGTGATCCACAGGATAGACTGTTATTTGTGTTGAGAAATGGACAGGCCCGATGCATAGAGTTGTCATTACAGACATAGCACTCATTGAGATCTTTCAATTGAAAGACCAACTGATTCGCGATGGCTTGGTCGTGAATGAAGATTTTGAATGGGCATACCATCCTCCACAGTGGGATGGGTTCACTCAAGAACGCCCAAACCATACAGTGTTTAGTTTTCGAGATCCGGCACTAGCAACATTTTATCAACTCAAGTGGTCATGAACATAGAACAAGATATTATTGACACAGCCGCCAAACAACTTGCCGCCGAGATTGACCGCAGTGTATTGAAAAGTATGGGCTACTACAAAGATGTACAATTGGTGCGTGATACCGGCACAGTGTTTGGCACTCGATATCACACAGTGGAACCACGCAATCTTGAATGGCAAGACAGTCGCCGAATGTGGGACGACATGATGTTGTGGTGCAATCATGCATTTGGAGAACTATCTTCACCTTGGAAGACCAATCCCAATGGACGCTGGTATGCCAACAATGCTAAATTTTGGTTTAGAGATGAAAAGGACCTGACCTGGTTCATGTTGAAGTGGTCATGATTGAATTTGTGTTTGACCAGCACAGTCATCATTTACAAAATGAAATGGTGCGGTGGTGTGAAGAGAACATTGGTCCAGGTGGCTGGTTGAATGAGCCTTACTATATCTGGCATGTTAGGGCGATATTTGGCAATACGTTTTTCATGTTCGAACACGAAAAAGATGCCACAGCATTTTCATTGAAGTGGAGATAAGTAGACTATGAAATGGATTTTGTTTGTGTTGCTGGCAGTAAACTTGGCTCATGCCAGGCCTGCACCAAATTCAGACTCAGTATTACTACTGAACTCTACCACTCACAAGGTTGAACTGAGTCGTAATGCGGACCGTGTGCGGGCTATTGCTTCAATAACTAAGATCATGACTGCTATGGTTGCCTTGGACTATGACAAGGATCTCAGCAGACGACTTACGCTGACCCGGCGGGTGGGCAGTTTTTTGCCTAGGCAACAATACACTAGAGAACAACTGTTAGAAGCCATGTTGGTAAAATCTGACAATGGTGCAGCCGAAACCTTAGCAGAAGACTACCCTGGTGGCAGAACGGCTTTTATTAAAGAAATGAATAGGCATGCTGAAAACTGGGATCTCAAGCACACACGGTTTGAAGATGCAAGTGGCTTGGGTGCAGGCAATACCTCCACGGTGCATGATGTAGCTGTGATGATGACTGTGGCTGCAAACTATTGGTTCATTCGCGATACCAGCACCAAAAAACAAGTGGCATTTGAAACTCGCTACAAAAAACAGATCCGAACCATTCGTTTGGCCCATACTTCGGGCACGATCCTGTTTACATTTGACAACATTGTAGTAAGCAAAACTGGACTAACTTCTAGTGCAGGTTGGTGCGTGGGCCTGGTTGCAGAACAAAATGCCCAACAGTATGTGATTGTGGTCTTGGGCAGTCGCAACAAAGCCGAACGCCTAAACACAGTGAAAAATATCATGTACAACCATGTGCTGGATCAAAATTTACAAACGCAGGAATTTGTCAATACATACAATTGATGAACCTGTTGAGACATCAATCCACCTTACAAATACGCCCAGGGGACAGCTTTCGCTATGCCCGTGAAATACTCAAGCCCTACGGCGAGCTAGACCGTGTGTTGGCCTGGTGCAAGACCGAACTGATAGCCGAATGGCGCTGGCAACTGGTTGAAGGCAGCACAGACAAAAAACCAGGCCGATACATTTTTTACTTTGATTCTGACCGTGACTTTTTTGCGTTTGTGCTACAGTGGTCATAAACCAATACTTCAGTAGTACTTGACACAAAATCCCTACCATGCTATACTTACAGCATGTTTTTAGGAGATTCAAATGAACGACTGGGACCGCGACAATCTTAACTTCCTGCTTAATGCAGATCGTGAAACCATGGAAGACTGGTATCACATGGCCACCGACGACGATTTTAAATATGCCGCAGACTTGTTCCGCCGTGCTCGCACTGAATTGGCCATGACGGAACTGGCTCTGGTTGATGACGAAGCAGTGGAAGACATGACCGAAGCCTGCTCTGTGTTATCAAGGTTCCGTCTGTGAAAAACAATCGTTTTGTGGTGATGTGGGACTGCAATGGCCTTGAGGCTGTGGAGCTGTTGCCCGATCCCGCTGAGACCACCTTTGCCCTACTCAAAGGTACAGAACCGCCCAAGCCTCCCAACATCATGCACTGGCGTCTCCGGGCTCAGTTTAACTCTCAGCGGCATTATGAAATCTATGTGTTTGAAACTGTGAAAGGCATCACAAAAGACGACATTGTTGAAATGTTTGAGGCCTCGCCCCAGACAGCCGCTGACACCATTCGACGCATCGGAACTGTGTTTCATAGTGATCGACAAACTCAGAAAGCGGCTATTGTATAGGTTGACAATTTAATCATAATCATATATACTACAAGGGCTAGCCAAGTATGGTACTAGGCGGCTCGAACCCAGATGCATTGCGCATCATTTTAAAAGGAAATTAAAAATGGCTGCAAAACGCCTTACTCGCAAACTCACTGACGTTATTGCCGAAGTTGAAACTCAACTCAAAGCACATTACAACGTCACACAAAAAGAACTTGATGCATGGCGCACCCGTGCAAGAGCTCTTAGTCACAAATACCCTGTCAGTTCAATGATCCAGATTGAAGATCTGTGGATTGACTATGAAGTTCAGCGTGATGTATTGCACAAGCACATTATCAACATCATGCGTAAATGGGATCCACGCATCTGCTCACCAGGATCCGCTTGCCGGTTGATTGGTAAAGACAATATCTATTTGTATGACGCCCAGCATCGTACCATTGCCGCAGGTATCTTGGGCTTTAGAGAAATTCCCTGTGCTGTGGTAGAAACAGAAGATCCAAACTTTGCAAGTTATGCCTTTGAGATGCTCAACGACACAGGTGTAAAACGTCTTACTCCTGGAGACTTGCACCGCAACGCCTTGGTACGTTACAAAAATGGCAGTCGAGATATCAAAGTGGTTCATGCTAGAACCATGCAAGATCAATTTGACGCCGCTGGTATTGACTTGCAAGACAAAGGCTCACGTGCAAGTGACAACCTGCGTGGCGACAACGACTACTTCTTCAGCCACTTTAAATATGCACAAAAAGGCATTGAGGTTGATGAAAAGGGCAAAGTGTTATTTGAAATTTTGAATTCTATCAAGATTTGCTTTCCACTGCAAGAAGAAATTGACCAAGGTGTTTACATTGGCCTGTTAGAATTGCACAAGTTGAGCCGTACCGAAACCACAGCGTTGCCCGAGTGTTGGATAGGCGAACTGCTAGATGTTGTTAAGAAAACATTCAAGAGTTCCGGGTTGATACATGCCAAGGCCAAAGTACAATGGGAACATGTGAATCCGGGCGGCACCTGGACTGCACCAACTGCCATGAGCAACTTCATGCGTGAGTTGTATATTCGCAACGGTGGTACCAAGTTGAGTTTGCCCTACCACGGCGAAGGTGCTAAAATGGGCATTACCGATGGCAATGTTGCCCCGGGCTTGTTTCCCGAAGGAGAACAAAAATGACCCTACAAGAATCACTTGAACAGTTTACTGCTCCGGTGTATGGCAAAACCAAACGTACTACAGAAACCTACAAAACAGTGGCAACACGTTGTAACGCCCAGTTGGTTCAATTCGTCCATGAATATCGATCTATAAAAAATGATCAGCAATTGTTGCGAGAAATCCGCAATGACATTGATGAAAAAATTCGTCGGTATCACGAGTACTGCATCAAGCAACGCGACAACATGGCTGCACACTACCATGAGCAAGGGGCCGACATCGAAACAGACTTTGAACATTTGATTCCGTTGGGACGCATTCGAGATCTGTTGTTGACCGGGGCAATCACTGTTGAACAGGCATTGAATGCACCAACAGTAAAGTTGAGCCGAGTAAAACACGCTCTACTCAAAGACGCCGGTTGGGCCAGTCACACACCAGACATGTGGCTGCCATTCCGACGGTACAGTCAAGTGTTTGAAGCTGAGTTTGAAACACATGATGGAACACCAATTGATCCAGAAACATGGACGCTGGAACAACATTTTGAATATTTCAAACATCTTGTAATTAATTGAGGACAAACACAATGACAGCTTGCACAGTTAAACAAACATCACCGTATCTAATCTACGAAATTGACCTAGAAAAAATCAATGCTCCAGTGGAAATTTCTGCAATTGTAAAAGGGTTTAACACAATAAATTATGTGTACACCTTTGAATACAATGACGAAATAATCAAGCACGGTATTAGTGTTGATAAAAAATCAATTCCTGGCGAACGCATCTATCGCCAGTCTGGGCATCTTGAAGGTTGGCTCAAGCAGTTGGCAGATGGATCAGCCGGTGATGACATGCGAGATATTGATAATAGATATCTCGCCAAAACAAATACTCGGTTAAATCGCAAAGGCATGAAAATTATCGTTCGCGATTTAACCAGAGTCGAAAGCCCGAGTGTTGCAGATGAACATTTTCATGTTAAACAACTTGAGAGACAACTGATCAAAGAATACAAGGATGCTCACTACAAGTTACCAATTGGGAATATCAAAGATGAATCCCACATAGACAATAAGCCGTATGTGGCAAAAACCACCATGGAAAAATTATTTGATTTTACCTAAGGAAACTGCATGAGCATTCTGCAATTTAATTGTCGCCCGTACACTGTGTTTGATCCTGCCAACCGAGAACACCGACGCTGGTACAATCAGTTTGTCACGCACAAGTCCTGGGGACGATGCCCATATCGCTTTATTGTGCCTGAGGACCATGGGGACTTGATCACCATGTGCCAGCGATCTTTGGTCAAGTACTATGTGCAACGCGAGTTTAAAAAGTAATACTCAAGTACTACAAAAGCCCTACTAACACTAGGGCTTTTCCTTTGGTTGACCGATAATTCCCGATCTGCTATACTATGGACATATTAACGCAAAAGGAGTTCCAAATGGAAATCACTATCACTGTTCCAAAACATGCTATCAAATCAGTCAAGGCTTACGCCAAAGAACTCAATGGCAAGACTCCTTCTAAGAAAGAACTGATGAAGTTCTTTGAGCAGGACATCGAGGGCTTTTACAGCGATACCTTCGAAGAAGGCATTGAGGATGCTGTGGAAAACTATTTTGGTTGACCAATAATTGCCAATTTGCTATAATAGAGACTAGTTAACACAAAAAGGAGTTGAAATGAAAGCACTGCAAGCCTACATTGATCGTCAGAACAAATGGAATGCCATGTTTGGCAATCACACACCTTACGAGGTTGCAACTGCGGCAGGTCGCAAGCGAGTGGCCGAAGTGATTGACTGCGCTCTCAGTCCTGAAAATTTGAGCTGTGATGGTGAACTGAGCCGGAGCCAAGTGCAGGCCCGTTACCGCGAACTCAACGGAGCCGCTCGGGACCTTGTGAAACTGGACCCTACTGTGGCCCAGTACATGTGTGAATTTGGTTGACCAATAACGGCCAATTTGCTATAATTTGATTTTAAACAGAGGAGTAGGATATGAGTACAAATTCACGCATTGGTGTCATGCATGGTGACAAAGTCAAATCAATCTACTGCCATTGGGATGGCTATCTGGAACACAATGGCCAGATTCTTGACCAGTACTATGATTCAGCCAAAGCCAATCAACTCGTAGCACTTGGTGATCTGAGTAGCCTGCGTCCTAGCATTGGTGAGAAGCATGCGTTTAGCCAGTTTGACCTGCCGCCAGAAGAAGTGGAAGCATACAAAGAGCTCACTCGGGACTGGTGCACCTTTTATGGCCGTGATCGCGGCGAAGTGAGTGTGTGGAAAGTTGCCAACACCTTTGAAGAATTCTTGGAGCAGGCAGACGGCTGTGGTGCTGAGTTCTACTACATCATGAAAGATGGCGTGTGGTATGTTGGTACCACTTACGAAAACACCCACCCCCTCAGCAAGCGTTTGACGCTGTTGAGCGAGGCGTTGGAAAGTACTACTGAAGTAGTATAAACAAAAACGGTTGACCAATAATTGCCAAAATGCTATAATATGGATATGTTAAGCAAAAAGGAGTTCAAAATGGAAATTGAATACAACATGACTGGTGCCGTGCAAGACTATGCCATGTTCACCGAACTCGGCAACGCCGCAGTTCACGCCGTGGTTGTGAGTGCCCGTGAGAACAAGTTGACGTGGCCCCAAACCTACCGCGCTCTGTGTGCATTGAGTGAGCAGGCAGAATTTGGCGAAGCCACTGACACCGCTGTGCGCGAATGTGTGTACTCCGCCCTGGGCTTCCGTACACCTTTTTATTGCTAAGGAGCCAAACATGATGGCAGGTTTTATTGACGTCACCGGCCGGAGTGCTCGAGACGTGGCTCGCTTGGGCCATGCTGATGATCACACCCCCGAAGAATACCGTCCACGTCGTGCTGTGCAAGTCACACCCGGTGGCGGGCATCCCGGCTATGCTGTAGCAGATGTGTGGGCCGCGGCCTGTGCCGCTCAACGCATCAACGGTGAGTATCTGAAAGAGGGTCGCAACATCATGGGCGAGCAGGGCGAAGTGCTGAGTACCACGCCACGCAATCGTGACGTCATGTTGCAGTTCCTGCATCACCCCGAATGTCTCCTGCCAGAAGATATTGCAGAAGGTGCGGAATGCCAGAATTTCCTGCGCAATGATCTTACCTTCCGTGCGCTCAAGGGTCAGCTGAATGACTTTGATCAAGCCACCTCAAAGGTGCTGGCAGTAACAAATCGTTTCTTTCCGCAAAAGCACAAATATGAATTGGCTGTGATTGCCTGCTTGCCCCAAAGCCGTTTGCGCAGTATGGCTCGTCAAGAACATCAAGCCCGCATACAGATGGCCCGTGGTGGTACGGTTGGCTCTGTTGGTGACAAGGTGGGCATGGATGTGGAGATTGTGAGTGCCAATTACAGCCAAAACTACAACATCTACTGGATCACTGCTGTGAATGTTGCTGACCAGCCTGTGTTCTTCAGCTATCGTAATCCACTTGCGGCAGGTGATCGCTTCAGCATTGCCGGCACAGTAAAAGGTCACCGCGATGGTAAAACTCAACTGAACCGTGTTAAAATTGTATAAGGAAATGTCATGAGCAAACTCATAATTGGATTCATTTTAGGCTTGGTGGTTAGCGCCGTTGGCTTTTCGGGCATTGCTCGAATGTTTGACCGAGGTGTGCAAACTATCCAAACCCAAAGCAAGGAATTGGCCCAGTGATTTGGGCAAATCAAATCAAAATTATTGCAAAAGTGGTTGACCAGAATCTGCTCTTTTGCTATAATATTGATATGTTGAGCAGCGATGCAAAACATTTTTTAAACTCTGTAAGTAAACTTTGAAAGGCAACATTATGTCCGCAACTGAAAAAACTTTTACCGTGGCTGGTACCGCAATCAACGCCGATGGCACCGTTAAGGCTCGTTTTGCAAACGACCTGGTGGCCCGCATCAAGATCCTGAACAAGGCTGGATGCACTGAGATCAACTTGGTAGAATTGCCCCGTGCAATGACCAAGATGGAAGCCCTGCAACACCTGCAGACCCTGGGCATTACTGAAGGTGATGCTGGCTACGTGGTAGCCAACAAGCTGGCCGAACGTGCCAAGGTTGCCAAGAAAGGCGAAGTCAAAGTGGTTGCCACTGGCGTCAAAGCCAAGGCTAAAGCTACTGTTACCGCTGAGCAATTGGTTGAGGCTGCAAAGGCCTGATTGCTAACTTTGCACACAAACAAGGCGACTTCGGTCGCCTTTTTGTTGATTATTTTGATCAAATCATAATTACTACATGCAAGAAACAGATCCATTGTATGAATTCGTGCGTACAGTAATGCTGGAGGTCATGGCAGTTTTGTATGCCAATGGTCAACGGCAACTGCATGTGGGTGCCATGATGCGCCTAATTGGCGTAGATGAAGAACGTGCCGCTGAACATGATGATGATAGGATTGACATAGATGAAAGTTTTGCCGAACTGTTAAATGATGTAAATATCAAGCATCTACTGCAATCTCGCATCCCTGATGGGGCCACAATCCACTAAATGAGCATTTCTAATTTTCGTACAGCCGAACCGCTGTACATTGTAATCCTGCGCAGTCAGCAGGCTGAATCACAGTTTAAGACTTGGATTCGATCACACAAAATAGAACATGCATCAGTGTCGGGCAACAAGTTGATGATACATCATCAACAGGCCTTTGAGAATTTTAGATTGACGTGGACACACGACTGGGACTTGGTCACAGTATGGGACACCTGGAACCGAAGACACATATACCTCTAAGCAGGAGTGCCAAACGCCAGGTTTTTTCTTGACATTGTGCAGAGCACAGTGTATAATTATTTTTTATAAAGGAACTATCATGACAACACAACATGAACAAATCGTGGCCGCATATGAAACTTACCTCGCCGAAAACGAGAAGTTTGCAACTAAAGGTGTGAAAGCTTCGGCTGCTCGTGCTCGCAAGGCCCTGCAGGAAATGAGCAAAGGCATCAAGGAACGCCGCAAAGAGATTACCGCTGAGAAAGAAGCACTAGCCGCAAAATGATCCAGGATAGAGAACAGCAATCACATAAACACCATGAAGAATCATGGCCCTTGTTTATGTCCCAGCAACAACGCGAGCAATTGATACGAAACAAGTTTGCTCGTGCTGTCCAGCATTTTAAATTTCATGGAGAAAAACATGTTCGAAGCAACCATACCGGAAACATCTTACAGAACCGCTGAAGAAGTGAACTCGGCCATGTTGCGTGTGTACAATCACATGCTCTTGGCCATTGTTACGTCAGCAGTGGTAGCTGGAGTATTAGCATCCAGTCCGGCCGCCATGGCATTCTTTTTCACTGGGGTGATGAAATGGATCACGCTGTTCTTGCCCTTGGTAGCAATATTTGGAGTAAGCTATGCACTTGCCAACAACCCATCACACTCAGTGGCTGTGGGCTTGTTGCATGGGTTTGCAGGTATTATGGGTATCAGTATGGGCGCTATTGTGCATGTTTATACCACAGGTAGCTTGGTAATGGCGTTTGTGTCAAGTGCTATTCTATTTGCTACCATGAGTTTTTACGGATACTTTACCAAACGTAGTTTGGAGAGTCTTGGACAGTTCATGTTCATTGGCTTGATTGCCATCATCATTGCAAGCATTGTGAATATCTTCATTGGCAGTTCGGTGATGACCATGGTTATCTCTGCTATTGCTATTGTGATATTCTTGGGCCTCACAGCCTATGACACACAGCAAATCCGTGAAATGGTCAGTGTGGATGATCCAGACACACCTGCAGAAATCCTAGGTGCGCTCACCTTGTACTTGGACTTTATCAACATTTTTGTTAACCTACTGCAACTGTTTGGCACCAAAAATGATGACTAGAACTGTGAATGTAATTGAGGATCCCGACAATCCCGAAGAACTGTTGTTGGATCTTGGCACTGAATTGTGTGAAGAGCTGGGCTGGAAAGTAGGCGACACAGTTCAGTGGATTGACAACAAAGACGGAACATGGCAAATCACATTGACTGGACAAAAAACCTAACAACTCATCCTTCATATGGTGCGATTCCACCAGGTGGTGTAGGGTATGAAGCAAACACCGTGCCAAATGTAACTATCAGTACTAGCTCTGGTGGATTCACTATTGGCAACGGCGGAACAGGCCCCAGTCCCAACACTATTTGGACCACAAACACCACAGGCACTGGTAGTTTTCGACTCAGTCCAGATTACAACACCACCGCTGCCACCATTGAACAAAGTGGCAAGATGACCCTCCGAGGCAAAAACGCTGATCTTGATATCAATGGTAAAAGTCTCAAGGACTGGATGGAAAAGGTAGAAGAGAGACTGAACATTCTCACACCAAATCCTGAACTGGAAAAAGAGTGGGATGAACTGCGCCGACTGGGCGAACGCTATCGCAAGTTAGAAAAGAAATGCAAAGAGAAAGCAGAAGTATGGAACAAACTAAAATCAATGCCCAAACCGGGGACAAAATGGTAATATTGTAGCATGTCTACTTGGAAAGAGTTTTATCAAAACATAAAAGATCCAAGTTGGCCTGAATGTGATCATGAACAGGATTTTAATCAGCTGCCTGATCACATTCAAAATGAATGTCAGCAAATATTTGGATATCGCCCAGGTCAGTATGCAAAAAACAGCAAACTAACCAATCGACGATTTCCAATTAAAACTGAAACAGCATGTCAACTAAAATGGAACTGGAGCACAGTATTTTTAACAAAAGAAAGTACTGCCAGTTGCCATAGAACCAACGCTCATAAATTTGACATTGACAAATTTGATTTTCATAACACTCCTACTAAGCTAGAAGATCGACAACGAATGTTGCAAGGCCAATGGCCAAAAAATGGTTGCAACTACTGTCAAAACATTGAAGCTGCGGGTGGACAAAGTGATAGAATTACCAATTTGGATTTTCCTGGAATCCATGCTCCTATAGAACTAGATGTTAACTGCAATGCAACTGCCGTCACTCCACGCATTTTAGAGATCTATTTTGACAATACTTGTAATTTAAAATGTTTATATTGTGGCCCGCATTTTAGCAGTCTGTGGGACGCAGAGAATAAAAAACACGGTGCATTCCATCAACAAGGGGTACACCTTACTGCGTTTGACAAAAGTGTCAACATCGAAAGCAATAAACAAAAGTTATTTGACTGGATTCGACTGAACTCACAGCACCTTACTGTGTTTAATATCTTGGGAGGTGAACCGTTATATCAAGACGAAACCAATCAATGTTTGGATTTATTTGAGCAGTACCCTGCTCCTGAACTCAAGCTGCAAATTTTTACCAATCTCAATGCAAAGTTAGAACGTGTTCAACAACTGGTTGCAAAAGTTAAAAAACTTGTTAATAGCAACAAGTTGAGAGAGTTTGAAATAACAGCCAGCTTAGACTGCTGGGGAGCTCCACAAGAGTATGTTAGATATCCACTGGATCTCAAAGTGTGGCAGAGCAACTTTGAATATCTAGTTCAACAGCCTTGGATCAATCTCATTGTCAGTAGCACTATTACACCATTGACTATCAAAACATTGCCCGAGTTGATTGAAAAAATCAATATTTGGCAACAAGATCGACAAATTTATCACTATCAAAATTCTGTAAATTCGCCCAGCTACATGTTCATTGATATTTTTGGCGATATTTTTCAATCAGACTTTGCCCGTGCCGTTGCCTTAAAACCTATGATAGGTAAAGAACAACAATCAAGTCGCAGATATCTAGAAGGCATTGCGCAGCAATCGGCCCATGGCGGCCCTAATCAAATAGAAATACAAAATTTATTTTATTTTTTAAATGAAATTGATCGTCGCCGTGGGACAAGCTGGCCCAAGGTGTTTCCTTGGCTGATAGACGAGTTTTCAAAGTATTCTCTGAAAATTTGACACAACTTAACTATTTGTATATAATACTATCATGAACTCTAAACAACGTATCAAGCACATTGTAAAATGGATCAAGAGCTACACCAAGGGCGCCAACATTCACACACTGGTAGTGGGTGTTTCGGGCGGTATCGACTCATCGGTTGTGAGTGCCTTGTGCGCCGAAACCGGGCTGACAACCATTGTGGTGCAAATGCCTATTCGGCAAAACAAGACCTTAAACAATCGCAGTTCAATGCAAGCCACTTGGTTGCTGGAACGATATCCTGACACAGTAACACACATGAGCGTGGATCTAACAACAGTGTTTTCTGCGTTTGAAAAGAAGACTGATCCATTTTGTGGTGCAATAGATGCATCGCAAGTTGAACTGGCTTTTGCCAACAGCCGTGCTAGATTGCGAATGATGACCTTGTATCAAATTGCACAAAGCCATGGCGGTCTTGTGGTGGGCACAGGCAATCGCGTGGAAGACTTTGGTGTGGGTTTCTTTACCAAATACGGCGACGGTGGTGTGGATATTTCGCCCATTGGCGACTGCATGAAAACCGTGGTGTGGGACATGGGACGAGAATTTGGTCTGCCACAAGAGATCATCGACGCTGAACCCACTGACGGTCTCTGGGATGATGGGCGCACAGACGAAGGACAACTGGGCATGAGCTATCCAGATCTTGAACGCATGATGGCCTTGGACTTTTTGAAACAATGCAAGGCAGTGGACTCAGACATGCCCGGTAGTGCCAAATTATCAGCGGATGACAGAAAAAAACTCAAGCGGTATCAAGACACTCGTGCTAGAAACATGCACAAGATGCTGCCAATACCGGTCTGCCAGTTTTGATAGATAACTGCGCCGTTTACTCCAAAACGGCACCATTTTGGCCCGGAAACGTCCGGATCCGCCACCATCAGAGTAAGTAAAACTACCATGAAAACACAAGTAAACTATATCAGTAATCAACTTGCCATCTGGAGTTCGCGTGCCTTCAAAGTCGCAGGACTTTGGTTGGTAATATTGGCCGTGATTGCAGTATGCAACCACAAACTAGCAGAGCTCCGGTCCGGCATTGAATCAATGCCTGCTGGTTATGTAACTGCTCAAGAAAAAATCCGTCAGTTGGATTGCTTGACTCGCAACATCTACTGGGAAGCTGCCTCGGAGCCGTTTGAAGGCAAAGTAGCTGTGGCCCAAGTCACAATGAACCGTGTGGACTCTGGACGTTTTGGAAATTCAGTTTGCGGTGTTGTGCATCAAAAGAACGTGATCTACGAACGAGTAATCTGCCAATTTTCGTGGGTTTGCGAAACCACTCACAAGACCCGACCGGTATACCAGCCCTTGTGGGCCGAAAGTGAACTGGTAGCCAAAAAAGTCTTGCTGGAAAACTTTAGACTGCCTGGATTAAAAGGCGCACTTTACTATCATGCTGATTATGTCAGCCCGGGCTGGAAAAAGCCCAAAATTGACAAAATTGGTCGTCACATTTTCTACGGAGCATAATCATGCCTTTTAAATTTCCTGTAACAATCATTGCTATCCGTGAATTTCTAAGCAACAGTTTGGCCACACTCTCCGCAGACACACTGGGCTGGCTGGCAGCCATTGTGTTGCACTGTGCAACCTTGCCCAGTTTTCTAGCACTGATGACTGGGCTATCGGACAAGACCCCGGGACTGGATATGATCCTATTCTTATGGGGCGGCCTAGTGCTGCTGTTCTTGCGGGCGGTGGTGCTAAAAGACATGCTCAATATCATCACAATTGGCTTTGGGTTTATACTGCAAGCAGGGTGCATGGCCTTGATACTTTTTAAGTAAAAAGTAGTACTTGACCAATAAACCTACTCATGCTATAATCAATACATGATTAAGAATAATGGTGAAAAAGACATTGCGTATTCTGAACAGTATGATGCCTACTACAATCAAGTGACCAATGAATGGATTGACACCAAGTGTGACGATCCAACCTGTGAGTTTTGTTCCACCCGGCCTGCGCAACCTTTGAAAGACCCACGATGAGTATGCACCTCCACCACCCCAGTTTGAGTCTTGGCGGCAAGCGCAAAGGCAAAGTGAAATTCCGTAATGCAGAAGAAGCAAAAAAAGCCCGCGAGCTTGATGCTTCGTGGAAGGAACTGCAAAAGAAGTGGGACGTGGATGCTGACGACAAACGCCGCAGTCGTGCCATGAAAGCACCCCCACTGGACTACAAATTGAGCACACCTGCAGGCCGTCCTAGCGGACATGCAATTCCCAGTCGTGCTGACTCTGTGTTGGGTCCTGTGTCCAGCAAGGTCATACCACAATACACTGGTACCAAAATGATTGGTGTGGGTACCATGCACAAGTCCAATGCTGTGCCCATCTTCTCAAACGAAGAAGCACATGACATCGCAACCATGCGCCGTGGCTAGTATTCCCCCGTTACAAGACTATGACGATGACGATCCTGAGCTCGAGTTCAGGCGCAAGCGTTGGACGTATTGGGCGGCTTTAAAAAAAATACGCCGAGAATATCAAGCCACCGCTAAAGAATTTGATGCATACGACTTTGAAGGTTACATGGAAGAACACTATGGAATCAAACTAAACCTTGTGGATGGCAACATCACAGATGGATATCGTATTGTGGATGAAAAAAAGTATCTTGTATTTTTGCTAAAATTTACATGAACAAAAAGCGTTTATTAACTTATAGAGGAGAACTCATTATGGATATGGAAACATGGGAAAAACAAGAAGTGGTGCGGCTGCTCCGAGGAGCACCAGGCACACAATACCAAGAAGCAGATGATGTCAACAAGGCTATCATCCGTGATTGGATCAAAAGCCTACTACAAAAAAGCACAATCACGGTGACCTTTGTCAAGGCAGATGGCACTGATCGCGAAATGCTTTGCACACTCAACTGGGACAAAATTCCCCCGGACGCAATAAAACTGTCATCACCAGTGGATGGCATTGTTAAAGAAAGCAAGAAGCCTCGCAAAGAACCAGACCCACACAGCCTGCGGGTGTTTGACATGGAAAAGCAAGAGTGGCGCAGTTTCCGATTTGATCGACTGAAGAAGATCACTGCGGAGTTAAAATTCGAATAATTTTTTAAAAAGGAGTTAGTATGAGTCTATTGAAAATTTTTGTTGCAGTATCTGCAATATTTCTGGCAGCAGTTGCCACTGCACAAGTGGCTAATTGGCCATCTAAACCAATCAAAGTTATGGTTGGATTTCAACCTGGTGGCGGCACTGACATTGCTGCCAGGGTGTGGGCCAAGCACATGAGTGATATTTGGGGCACACCAGTAGTGGTTGAAAATCGTCCTGGGGGCGGTGGCAACTTGGGTATCAAACACATGCTGAGTGAGCCAGCGGATGGATACACATTAAGCATGGTTCAAACTGGTAACCTGGGTCCTCAACATATTTTGAGTAATCCTGGATATGAGTGGCAGAAAGACATGGTAGGTGTGGCCTATCTAGGTGATGCTACTCCGTTTGTTGTTGTGGTAAACAGCAACTCAAAAGTTACCAATCTGAAAGAATTTGAAGCCTGGGCACGGACCAAGGTGTTGAACTATGCCATGCCCGGCATTGGTGTTCCGCATCACATTTTTGGCGCCAGTCTGTCAAATCACTTTGGTATAGAAATGACTGCGGTACCGTACAAAGGCACACCACAGATCATGAATGATCTGTCCAGTGGGGTGTTGGATTTTGTTGTGACGCCTACCAGTGCGCTTATTGAGCAAAATGCTGCCTTGGGCAAGTTCAACGTTATTGCAGTGATCAACAACCGCCCGTGGCCGGCATTTGCAAATACTCGCACAATGGCACAACAAGGACTTGACGGTTTTGTGGTTCGCCAGATGTATGTGATCATGGCCTCCGCAGGAACTCCCGATGCTATTGTTCGCAAAATCAGAGCAGACAGCAAGACAGCATGGACTCGTGCATTTGCAGAACTGCGCGACAAAGGCGTGATTGATCCTGCACAAGATGATTGGCCAGATTCCTTTGAAAAGTTGCACCAAGATCAACAAAACACTTGGACTCGAATCATTCAAAGATCCAAAATCAAATCTATCGTTCCTTAACAATGTTCTATTACACAGTCAATGGCAACAGGTATTTCAACCCATACTTGGCTTGGTATGAAAACTATAAATCAAGATCACCAATAGTATTTCATTGCAATGATCTAGAATACAGTGCCATAGACTGGACTAAGGAACCTGCGGAATCATTTGACCTGTTGATGGATCGGCATGCCAAACACATTCGAAACAAATACGAACGTCTGGTTTTCTTTTGGTCAGGCGGCACAGACAGTCAAACTGTGTTGAATGTGTTTGCTCGCAATCGCATTCGCATTGATGAAATAGTGTGTTTGGCAAACAAACGTGTGCCTTGGTATCCGTTGAGACATCTTGACTGGTTGAAAGAACACTACTGGGACAAAACAACCAAGATCACACATCATGACATTTTAGATTGGAACAAGCGATCAGAAATTATAAAAAATGAGAATTGGGCCTTGGAAGATTTTGGCGACACTAGATCTTTTGATCTTGGCGGAGTTGATCTTCAAAGCTATGAATACTGTGCAGCCAATCACGGTGCCTATAACTGGGCACTATTGTCTGGGCACGAAAAACCCACTTTGAAATTTAGAAATGGCACTTGGTGGTCAGCTATAGAAGATCGTCCAATGCGACAAGTGATAGGTGTTAGTAATGTTGAACCATTTTTCCTAGATCCTATACTGCATCTCAAACAAAGTCATTTGCTGGCAAATGCCATGAATCAACTGCCAATAAAGTTTCAAGATGGTGATGATGCAGAAATTTTGACATGCAATCAGCTCAATATAAATTCTTTTACAAACAAAAAATACTTTGATTATTCAACAGCCTGTGGGCGGCATCCAGAACTCACAATAGGAGTGAGTGTGGCACAGAAAACTAAAATTTACCAGTATGGTGGAATACAGCTCAGCTCTGATAAAAACGTCATGCAAACAGATCTGTATGGTGCCAATCCAACTCTGGTGGAAAAGTTAAAAGTCAAAGACCAGATGGCCATCGACTATCTCAAAGGACTATACAATATTGTGCAAGAGTCTGGGTTTCGCCGATATCTAAATGAAACTGCGTTAAAAGTGCCAGACAAAATATTTTATCTCAAATCAAATTTTAGTAAATTTTACAATCTAGGGCATTAACAACTAAGTAAACACTTATATGGCAAAACAAGAAGAAACAATCAATATGGAAGGTGTGGTAGAAGAAATCATGCCTGCTGCAATGTTTAGAATCAAATTAGATGACATGAACAATGTGGTAATTGGATATTTGTCAGGGCGTATGCGCACCAACAATATCAAAGTTCTTCTTGGTGATCGAGTAGAAATTGCGTTTAGCCCTTACGATTTGACTCGTGGGCGTATCACAAGACGCAAATAAATACTTGCATGGAAATTCGTCAAACTCTTGATTTACTAGAAGCCAGCACCCGCCCGGCCAAGCTGGAAACCACCCCTCTGCCCTACAGCCCAAAAGATCTTGAGCCCGTGATGAGCAGAGCCACCATAGACTATCACTTTGAACACTTGGCCAAAGGCTATGCCAAGCGTTACAACGCAGGAGAAGGCAATGCGGATTTTAATCGTGCTGGCAGTTTTTTACACAATAAATTCTTCCCTCAGCTTCGGGCTCCTAAAGGCACCAATCGCCCCCGTGGCGCAGTTCTCCAATTGATTGAAGATAACTTCAAAACTTGGGAAGATTTCAAAGAGCAGTTTAAAGAAGCTGCCATGAAGATCCAGGGATCTGGTTGGGTGTACTTGAGCGCAGGTGGTGCCATCAAGACCATTGCCAATCATGCTGTGCGCACAGACATCTGCTGCCTAGTGGACTGGTGGGAACACGCCTGGGCTCTGGACTATCAAGCAGATAAAGAGGCATATCTCAACAACATGTGGAAGATCATCAACTGGGACGTTTGCAACGAAAGACTATAATGAACTTAGAAACTGGTGCTGTTACAAAATTGCGTGAACTGATTGCCGAAGAAGGCAATCCCAGTCTCATGTTGCGAGTGTTTGTGCAAGGTGGCGGATGCTCGGGATTCCAGTATGGATTCACGTTTGAAGAAGTCAAAAACGAAGATGACTTTGACTTTGCTTACGAAGAAGTTCGGGTGGTTGTGGATGCCATGAGCATGCAATATCTCAACGGCGCATCAATTGACTATAAAGAAGACCTGCAAGGTGCCAGCTTCACAATAAAAAATCCGCAAGCACAATCCACTTGCGGATGCGGATCAAGTTTCTCAGTTTAGAACATACTATAATCACCGTAGCCAGTAGTATTGTAGCCGCCATAATCTGGTGCTGGAGGCGGGGGCGGGGGTGTTAATCTTGATCCAAAACTTCTTGATGCCGGTGCAAATGCACCATAAAATTGTGTGAATGTGGGCACCGGCACACCTTGAATGGGTTTCCAGACACCATTTTCGTTGATATAGGTGGTTTGAATGGGTTTCCAAACTCCAGCATCTTTTACGTAAGCAGTTTGAACTGCTTTCCAACTACCATCATCTTTTACATAGCCGCCACCGCCGGTTTGATATTCAAGCACAACTGCTCCATTCCCACCCGAAGAATAGTAGCCCAGGCCAAGCCCGCCAGTTGCAACATTACCGCCAGGATAAAGACTATTAATAAAAGGTTGTCGTCCAATAGGTTGGGATCTTTCGTCCCCTTGTGAAGTTCCGTTAGAGCCTGCAACACCGCCAACGTTGGTTCCGCCACCTCCGGCAGCACCGCCTTGGCCTCCCCACAGTCCACCACCACCACCACCACCCGGACCAGCATCACCTTGACCATTGAATCCAATCAAATCTTGACCATCTTGTCCGTTGTTGTAACGATAATCTGTACTGACACTAGTTGCTGGTCTTGTGGCGCCACCTGCTCCGCCTGCTGCCACACCAATTACCACATCATTAAGGCTTAGAATAGTTGCGCCACCGCCCCCTCCACCGGCACCATTCTGGATGCCGCGTTCGTTGTCTGATTGACCTCCGTGACCTCCTGCAAATGTTGTTTGGTCGCCTGTACCAAATATAACACCCACACGGTTAAGAGCACCTACTGTGCCTTGAGCACTAATTGTCAATATACGAGTACCACTGGTAACATTCACAAATGCTTCTGATATTGTGTTAGGATTCATTCCAGGAGGTCTGTTGATTATGGGATTGCCGTCAAGAGAAATAACACAAGAATTATTGCAAGACACCTGAAAGATTACATTTGCAGTGGTCGGAAACCTGATGCTGTATTGTCTTAAAAATATATTGTCATTTTGATTTGGTCCCCATACTCCCCATTGATCAAGGAATGATGTTCCGTTACCATAAGGATAAACTGCCGTGCCTGGGGGTGGGTATCGACTGTTAAATAATAACCCACTATAGGCCGCACCAGGAAATCCACTAGGAGTCGAAGGATTAATATTAGGGCCACCACGGCCTCCACCTTGCCCCACAGCCACTGTTAATATATCCCCGGGCTTGGCAATAAAGTATACCTTGCTGTAGCCGCCAGCATTGCCATTTGCATTGGATGAGCCGCCGCCGGCACCCCATAGATGTGCATTGACTGGAATGCCAAATTCTCCAGTTACTGTGGCATTTTGTATGGTGCCAGTATACCCAATATTGGTTATAGTAGTAGTTGCCATGTGTTAGATTTGATACCAGATGTCGCCATTGCTACCACCGGTTGGCGTGCTACTGCTGACAGTTCGATTGCCGTAGCCGTTGCTGGTAGTAGCAATGGCCAGTGTGCGATTGTTAGTTAAATCGCCACCACCAGTAAGTCCAGCACCGGCTGTAATGGTCAGTCCAGTCCATGCCGCATCAATACCTGAACGTGCCGCTGCCGCAGTATTGCCGCCGGTGCCACCACTTGCTACCGGCAACGGTGAACTCAATCCGCTAATAGTGCCGCCAGTGATATCTACAGAGCTGGCATTTTGTATAGCTATAGTGCCTACAGTGGTAGTGGCACCAGACCCAAGACCCAGATTTATTCTAGCGTTGGCTGCATCTGAAGCACCAGTGCCGCCTTCGGCAATGCCCAATGGATTAATACCCGAGATAGTTCCACCACTAATGTTTACTGCATTGGCATTTTGAGTAGCTATGGAGCCTACTGAAGTAGTTGCCCCTGATGCCAGACCGAGATTGATTCTTGCTGCGGCAGCGGATGAAGCACCAGTACCACCTGAGGTTAGCAATATTGGAGTGACTCCGGTGATAGCTCCGCCGGTGATGTTTACTGCATTGGCGTTTTGTGTTGAGATAGTTCCTAATGTTCCAATGGCATTTGACGTAGCTGTTTGAACAAATGCTGTTGTGGCAATCTGCGTGGTAGATGTTCCAACGAAGGCTGTGGGCGCTGTTGGTGTGCCAGTAAATGTAGGACTACCGGCAGTTAAGTTAATGCCACTTATTAAGCCACCTGAAATAGCAACAGAATTGGCGTTTTGTGTTGCTATTGAACCAACTGTGGTTGTTGCACCAGATGCCAATCCCAAGTTAACTCTTGCCCCGGCTGCGGTTGATGATCCTGTGCCGCCACTTACTACTGCCAAAGGAGTTATGCCACTTATTGACCCACCAGTTATTGCAACTGCATTGGCATTTTGCTGACTCATTGTACCCAAATTGCCAGTAATGTTGTAAACAAACTGTGTGGTGGCAATTTGTGTGTTTGCTGTGCCAATAGTTGCTGTGGGTGCTGTTGGTGTGCCAGTTAGTGCAGGACTGACTTTTTCACCTTGCACAAAAGCAGTTGTGGCAATTTGGGTGCCATTGGTACCATAAGCAAATGTGGTTGATCTAGGCGTGCCCAAGAATGTAGGACTTGCTATGGGAGCATAGGTATTGTTAACTATGTCATTCAAATTGGACACTGCGGTATCTGCATATGCTGTGGTTGCGATTTGAGCGTTGCTGGTACCTGCACCGGCTGTGGGCGCAGTTGGCACACCAGTAAATACAGGACTGACTTTTTCACCTTGCACAAATGCAGCAGTGGCCACAACAGTTGAATTGGTTCCATATGACGCAGTTGGCGCAATCACTGTGCCGGTAAATGTTGGCCCTGCTAGAGGTGCAGCACCAGACACATCTGAAACTGTTAGTGTCACAGCACCAGTTTTACTGGCAACTGATAATACTGGAGCAGATGATCTCACAAATGCTGTGGTGGCAATTTTCAAACTTACATCGTTGTCTGCAGGTGTAGGTGCAGTGGGCACACCAGTAAATAACGGGCTATCAAGTGGTGCTTTTAATGACTGCAATGAATCTGTTGTGGCTGTGGTTGATGCCTGTAATGTGGCTACTGCACCAGTTGTAAATTCTGTTGTGGCCAACTGGGTGTTATTGGTTCCAGCATTGGCAGTAGGTGCAGTAGGAATGCCACTAAATGCAGGCGAAGTTTTTTGAGATTGAACAAATGCTGTTGTGGCAATCTGTGTGGTAGACGTTGAGGAAGAGGCTGTTGGTGCAGTTGGTATCCCAGCAAAGGACGGACTGGCCTTTTCGCCTTGTACAAATGCTGTGGTTGCCAACTGGGTTGTATTGGTTCCATAGTCTGCTGTGGGTGCTGTGGGCGCACCTGTGAATGCAGGGCTGACTTTTTGAGCCTCTACATAGTCTATGCTGGCTAGATCAATCCAGGCATTGGCTGACCCATACACAGCCATTATATCTTCACTATTGTTATACCACAGTTGCCCCAATACCGGTGCCAATGGAGGGGCAGGTTTGGCAAAATTTTCAAGCAAATAAACATAGTTTTCATTTTCGGGCAAACCATAAGGCGTAACTCCACGGCCCACCAAATTAACGGATGTAGCGGTGGTGTTTATTGTGCCATCAGGTACTACCGCTACAATGTTACCCCTGCTGTTATTGATTACATAACTCATCTATTGCTCCAGTTTGATGTATTTAGTAGCCAAACACAAGCCAGATCATTTGGTAAATACATCAATAGGACTGAAACCGTATGACCCAGCAAATAATCAATGTAGGAACCGTGGCCAACGACGGGCAGGGCGATAGCCTGCGCCAGGCTTTTATCAAGACAAACGATAATTTTTCTGAACTTTATACAAGTGCTATTACCATTCCTACCATTGTCAACGGTAATTCAAATGTGTTTGTAAATGCCAATTCTAACGTTGCATTTGGTGTAAGAGGTGTGGCAAATGTGATGGTTGTAAGTGCCAATTTGGTAACTATAGCTGGTGATTTTGCTGTGAGTGGCAACGCCAGTCTTACTGGCAATATTGTGGGCGATGCCATTTACAACGGAAATACCAGTATTTTGATCCCCACAGCAGGAGGCAATGCAACTGTATCTGTTGGCAATGTGGCCAATATAGTTGTTTGGACTATTGGTGGGCAAGAGGTCAGTGGATCCCAATCGGTTACAGGCATAGTCAGTGCTGATGGTAATGTTACAGGAGCCAACGTTAATGCTGCTGGAGTGGTGTCTGCTGGCGGATCTGTAGTGGGTGCGTTGATCAGCTCAACTGGCAATGTAAACACTGTGGGTATTGTGGGAACAGGTGATTTTTCCACTACAGGCAATGTCACAGCTGGCAATATTGTGGGCACACTGGTTGCAACCAGTCTCAGCATAAGTGGCAACATAACTGGTGGCAATCTACGCACAGGCGGATTGATATCTGCCACTGGCACTGTTACTGGTTCAAGCCTATTGGGTTCAGTTGTAAGTGCAAGCGGCAACATTACCGGCGGTAACTTGATTGGCACACTTGTTGGCAATTTGACTGGAACCACTGTGTCGGTAACGGGTAATATCACTGGTGGTAATCTATTAAACAATGGTTTGATTTCCAGCACTGGCAACAGCACAGCAGCAAATTATTTGACCAGTGGATTGATTTCAGCAATAGGTAACCTCAATGCTGGAAATATTATTTCAGCGGCACTAGTGCAAGGTGCCACACTGAGCTCAACAGGTAACGTGAACACCGTTGGCATTGTGGGCACTGGTAATATTAGTACAACTGGCAACATCACAGGTGGTAACATACTAGGTGGGGCCAATGTGAATGCCACCACACATACAGGTACCACAGTTTCGGTAACTGGTAATATCACCAGTGGTAACTTGAATGCAGCAGGACTAAGTTTGAGCTCAAATGTGGTATCTGCTATAAACTCAACTGCCAACATCACCACAACTGCCAACATCACAGGCGGAAACATATTGGGCGGCGCTAATGTTAATGCCACAACACATACAGGTACCACAGTATCAGTAAGTGCAAACATAACTGGCGGTAATTTAAATGCTGCTGGCTTGAGTTTGAGCTCAAATGTGGTATCTGCCATAAACTCAACTGCCAACATCACCACAACTGCCAACATCACAGGTGGTAACTTGCTGTTTGGAACAGGACTGGTATCAGGAACCGGTACTGTAACTACCACAACATTGAGCGCTACTGGGGCAGTGACTTTTTCAGGAACCACAACAAATCAATCATTTGGAACCAGTCAAACCACTGGCACGCTGACCCTGGGTGGCACCGCTCAAACTGGTGCCATAAACATAGGCAGATCCACTGCCAACCAGACCATTGCCATTGGCAACGGAATCACAGCATCTGCCAACATCAAAACCATTGACATCGGTACGTTAGGTGCTGCCAATTCTACCACTAACATCAACATCGGTCCAGTAGCAGGCAATTCGACTGTGCAGTTTTTAGGCAATGCTCAAGTGGCCATAGCCAATACTGGTGGCTCGGCACTGTCAGTTGCAGGCAACATCACTGGTGGTAATATCCTGGGTGGTGCCAACGTCAATGCTACCACTCACACAGGTACAACTGTATCGGTCACAGGAAACATCACTGGTGGTAACCTAAATGCTGCTGGATTGAGTTTGAGTTCAAATGTTGTATCAGCACTGAACTCAACATCCAACATCACCACAACTGCCAATATTTCAGGTGGCAACTTGATTGGTGCTATAGTTGGTAATGTGACAGGCACCACGGTATCTGTAACTGGCAACATCACAGGTGGCAACTTAAACGCAGCTGGTTTGAGTTTGAGTTCAAACGTTGTGAGTGCATTGAACTCAACCAGTGCTATTACCACAACTGCTAATATTACTGGTGGCAATTTAAGTGTCAGCGGCAATATACTGAATAGCTTGTTGCCAGTATCTAACATCACTTATGATCTAGGTTCAAACAGTCAGAGATGGAGAGACTTGTGGTTGAGCAACAGCACAATCTATTTGGGCAATGCTCAAATTTCAGCCAATGCCACAGCCATAACCATTATCAACCCCGCAGGTGGAACCACTGTGCTTCAAGGTGCTACACCTTCTATCACTGGCAATGTGGTCAGTGTTACTGGTAACATAACTGGTGGCAATATCCTAACTGGTGGATTGATCTCTGCCACAGGCAACATCTCTGCTGGCAATGTATTAGGTGGAGCCAATGTCAATGCCACATCACTAACAGGCACCACAGTTTCGGTAACTGGTAATATAAACAGTGGTAATTTGCTTACAGGTGGATTGATTTCTGCAACTGGTAATCTTTTTGCTGGCAATATAAGCACCACAGGAAATATTTTTCAAACCAATCCAACAGGGCAGATTAGCACCAGCGGTAATGTCAATGGTGGAAATCTAACTGTTAACAGTATTATATCTGCCGGTGGCAACATCAAGGGTGGCAATGTAAACGCAGTTCAAGATCTCAGTGCATTTGGAAATGTAACTGGAAATAACTTCAGTGCAAGTGGATTGGCCAGTATTGTAGGCAACATAACTGCTGGTAACGTTTCGGCAATTGGCAATGTGAGAGGAGCTTATATAATTGGTGACGGCAGTCAACTTACTGGTATCAGTGTAACCGCTGGAACCAATATCACCAACGGCACATCCAATATCACTGTGGCCGCAAACAGCAATATAACCACTGGCCTTGGCGGCAGCACTGTGACCACAACAGCCAACACTGGATTTTATGTGACCGGTGTAATCAGCGCCAGCGGGGCAGTGACAGCAGCCAATAATATCATAGTCAATTCGCCAAGTCCACAATTGGAAGGCGGGCAAATTGTGTTGGCATGGGCCAACATTTCAGGACTGACTGCACAAGGCAATTCAACTTGGAATGTAGATGTTGATGGGTCTAATAATTTTAGAATTTTCTATCAAAATGCCACTGGGAATACCGCAGTTCCTATCACAATCACACAAAGCACAAATGCTGTGAGTTTGATTGGTGCATTATCTGCGGTTGGCAACGTGACTGGAAATTACATCTTAGGTAATGGTGCATTGTTGACTGGCGTGATCACAAGTGTGGCCAACATCAACAGCGGTACATCAAACGTCACGGTTGTGAGTTCAGGTGGTAATATCGCAGTTGGCGTAGGCGGCACAAGCAATGTGGCTGTGTTTGCAACCACAGGTGAATACATTACTGGTGTGTTGAGTGCAAGCGGAAACGTCACAGGCGGCAACGTAATTGCCACTACTGGATTGACTGCCGGCACATTATCATTGTCGGGCAACACAATCACATCAACTGATTCAATAATCACAATTGATCCTGCTACTGCCGGGGTAAATGGTGCAGTTATTATCCAGGGCAATTTGAGTGTGACTGGCAATGTCACATACATCAACAGTAACAACGTCACAACCAATGACTTGACCATTAACGTGGCCAACAACGCTGCTACCGCAGCGGCAGCAAATGGCGGCGGTATTGAAGTTGGTCCTGCTGGCGCACAGTATGCAAGTCTTACCTACAACAGCACCGCCAACATATGGGTGATAAGCAACGGTGCTAACGTAAGTGGTGCAGTCAGTGCAAGCGGTAACATTACTGGCGGTAACATATTAGGCGGGGCCAATGTTAATGCTACCACACATACGGGAACAAGTGTATCCGTAAGTGGCACTGTCACTGCTGCCACAGTAAACGCTGCTGCAATTGGTAATTCAGGTGCTGCATTTACTGGTGCAAGTATCAGTGCTGCCACAATTGGTAATACTAGTGCTGTGGTCAATGGTGCCACAGTATCTATAACTGGAACGGTGACAGCTGCCAGTGTGGTTGGTGGTGTAATGACTGGTAGCAGTGTCAGTGTGTCAGGCACAGTAACAGGTGCATCAGTAGTTGGTGGTGTAATGACTGGTAGCAGTGTCAGCGTAAGTGGCACAGTAACAGGTGCATCAGTAGTTGGTGGTGTAATGACCGGCAGCAGTGTCAGCGTATCAGGTGCGGTAACCGGCGCTGGCATCACAGGATCTAGCTTGACTGTTTCAACCGGCAATATTAGCGGCGGTAACATCAACAACAACAACGCCAATGGTGTTGGTAATATTGGTAGTTCAACAACATACTTTAACACTGTGTTTGCCAAAGCCACATCAGCACAATACGCTGACTTGGCAGAAAAATATTTGGCTGATCAAGAATATGAAGTTGGCACAGTGCTTGCAGTGGGCGGCGATGCCGAAGTCACAGCCTGTCAGATTGGCGACAGAGCCATTGGTGCTGTGAGTGAGAACCCTGCGTTCAAAATGAATGACGGTCTTGAGAATGGCACATTTGTTGCACTCAAAGGTCGAGTGCCGGTGAAAGTCATTGGCACTGTGCGCAAAGGGCAACGACTGGTAGCACACAATGACGGATGTGCAGTGGCCGGAGTGGCACATGCCAATGATGTGTTTGCTGTGGCTCTTGAAAGCAGTGATGATGTTGGTGTTAAAATGGTTGAAGCATTGATTTTATAATGTCAAAACACCACATTGATTTACCATAAATATAGAAAATAGGAATAAGGCACTCAGAATGGCTACCACACCGTATACAGTTACATTAACCGACGGCACGATCTATGCCAATATTGCATCTGGCACTATAAACACCTCAAGTTCAATGACGCTGATTGGCCAAAACTATGCCGAGTACGGGCAGATGTTGGCTGATAACTTTATTCGATTGCTAGAAAATGCTTCTAAAAACACAGCACCTCCTGCACCACTTGTTGGTCAGTTATGGTGGGATAAAACCACTACACTGCTAAAAGTTTATTCGGGCACTGGTTGGAAAAACGTTGGCGGTGCTACTGCATCCGGTTCACAACCCACGCCTAGTATTGTGGGCGATTTGTGGTTTAACACTGTAAATCAACAACTCTATGTTTGTTCAGTGGCAGGCAATCCAGGCACATTTATTGTGGTTGGTGCGGCTGTCAACAATCCAGGCAATATCACATTTGCAATAGCAAACACTGTTATTTCTACTGTGGCCAGCACAGGTTCTTTTGTCACTGGTGTGGTCAGCGCAACAGGTGATGTAACTGGTGCAAATATCACAGCAAATGGTCTAGCAATAGTGTCTGGCAACATACAAGGTGGAAACTTGAGAACAGCTGGCCTAGTTAGTGCTGCTGGAACTGTAACAGGATCAAGTTTGCTAGGGTCAGTTGTAAGTGCAAGTGGTAATGTAACTGGCAGCAATATCTTAACTGATGGATTGGTCTCGGCTGCCGGAACAGTTACTGGATCAAGTTTGTTGGGTTCAGCAGTAAGTGCAAGTGGTAATGTAACTGGTGGCAATATTGCGACAGGCGGTATTGCCACAGTAACAGGCAACGCACAAGTTGGTAACTTAAGAACTGTTGGCTTGATCAGTGCTACTGGCACAGTTACTGGCAGTCAATTTATTGGTTCTGGCTCAGGATTGACCAGCATACCTGGTGGAAATGTCACAGGCACAGTAGCAAATGCAACATATGCAACAAGTGCTGGATCAGCCACAACTGCTACCACAGCCAATAGTGCCAATAGCGTAGCAGGTAATGCCGTATCAGGCACAGTGGCCAATGCCACTTATGCAACAAGTGCTGGATCAGCCACAACTGCTACCACAGCTACAACTGCAAATACCGCTAATAGTGTGTTAGGTACCAATGTATCAGGTGCTGTGGCCAACGCAACATACGCCACATCAGCTGGCACAGCAACCACAGCCGGATCAGCAACCACAGCTGGTTCAGCAACCACGGCAACCACAGCTGGCACAGTGACTAATGCAACTCAAGGAAATATTACATCACTTGGTACACTAACTGGTTTGACCTTGGGCGGTTCATTACTGATTAATAACGCAGTATCGCCAAATACAAACACAATTCAGTTTGGTGACAACACAGGATGGACGTTGCGATACATGACCAATGTTTCTGGAACTCCCACACAGAGATTTTCATTCACTGACCAAGGGGCATTTTCTGCAACTGGCACTATAACTGGTAGTCAATTTAATGGATCGGGTGCAGGTTTAACAAGCATACCTGGTGGCAATGTATCCAAAGTGGCCAATGCAACTTACAGTGACAGTGCTGGATCAGCAACCACGGCAACCACAGCTGGCACAGTGAGTAATGGAACACAAAGTAATATTACTGGTGTTGGTACATTAACAAGTTTGAATGTGACTGGCACAATCACAGGTGGCAATTTGTCCACAGGTGGCAACGTTACCATTACTGGTGCTGGTAGATTGGTGGCAGAAGGTATTTACAGAACCAACTATAGTTTTAGTTCAATGACATTAAACGATAGCTCTGAATATTTTTCTGGAACAACACGAATTGTGGTTTTTTCAGGAACTGGCGGCACATTATACATGCCCAACGTTGGCGGTGGTTCACCTACCACCGCGCTTCAAGAATACTGTTTTATAAACAGATGTTCAGGGACTATAAGTGTTCGATACGGCCTTGGGGGAGCTATAGGAAGTATTCCATCAGGGGCCACTGGCGTAATAACTGCTAGTGCTGCTACTGTCACTAGTGCTAGTGATTGGGCTTTATCAATCGGCTTTAATAGTACTGTTTCAGTTACTGGTACAATAACTGGCAGTCAATTCAATGGGTCTGGTGCAGGGTTAACAAGCATACCTGGTGGCAATGTGTCAGGTGCTGTGGCCAACGCAACATACGCCACATCAGCTGGCACAGCTACCACAGCTGGATCTGCTACCACAGCTGGATCTGCTACCACAGCTGGATCTGCTACCACAGCTGGAACATTCACATCAAACCGAACCAACTATTTTGGCACAACAAATGGTGCCGTTGCCGGCCAAATGATGTGGAAAAATTATGGCAATGGTCATACAATTTTTGATGCATCGCAGAGCACCAGTCCGGATGGTAACTCAGTTGATAATACCAATGCAACTTATGCCTGGTCAGGAACATATCCAACCTTGATGGGCTGGAACGGTGCAGCCACTTACGGCGTGCGAGTTGACTCTGCCAGAGTGGCTGACATTGCTGGATCAGCAACCACAGCCGGATCAGCAACCACAGCTGGCACAGTGACCAATGCAACTCAAGGCAATATTACCGGTGTTGGGGTTTTAACTAGTCTCAGCACAACTGGTAATGTCAACATTACCAGTACTGGTCGACTGGTAGCAGCTGGTATTTCCAAAACCAACTATAATTTTATCAGTACTACACTTAACGGAGGGACTTACACTCCAGATGGTAATACACGAGTTCTTGTTTTTACAGGGTCTGGTGGCAGCGTGATGATGTATTCTGTAACCGGCGGCACCAGCAACTTAGTTAACGAACACTATATTATCAACAACTGTTCAGGGCCCATAACTATTGATTATGGTATTGTCTACAATATTGGAACTATTCCATCAGGGGCAACCGGCATAGTAACTAGCAATAGATATCCGATTGATAGTTATGCATCTTGGTCACTCTCAGTCGGTACTAGCAGTTTAGGTATTGGTTACGGTCAAACTTGGCAAAATTGGACTGACTACCGAAATCTTGATACTTACTATACCAATGGCAATCGTCCAATACAGGTATCTATAGTGGGATATCCAGGCGGCGGTCAATACATGTATCTCTATACTCAAGCCAGTCAATATGTAAATGCCACAGTGGTTGCGCAATGGTACTCGCAATATCCTAGTTTTTATGCCACACTCTCTGCAATTATTCCTGCTGGTTGGCAGTATAAGCTGTACTCCGCAGGCGGTGGCAATCCTCCACTTAGTTACCAATGGTATGAATTGCGATAAGGAACACAAATGAAACATTATAAAAGTCCAAACAACGAAATTTATGCCTACGAAGCGGACGGCAGCCAAGATCATATCATTCCCAAAGATTACGTTGCTGTTACTGATGCGGAAGCTGATCACATAAGAAGTACTCGCACTCAATCACAATTCAACACACTGAACTACGCTGACAAACGCCGCGCAGAATATCCTCCTATCACTGATTATCTTGATGCTGTGGTCAAAGGTGACCCAGCAGCCATGGCTGCATACATTGCAGCGTGTCAAGCTGTCAAAGCAAAATATCCCAAATCATAAACATGGCACAACCTGTATGGATCACCCCTGCTGGCAACCTTGGTGTAATACCAGTTGGTGTGTTCTTCCAGCTCACCTTGCAAAGTGAATTGCCTGGAGAGCCCAGTGCTGAACTTCGTTATGTCATCATAGCTGGTAGATTGCCAGATGGCATACAATGCGCAGCCAATGGTGCAATTTCTGGAACACCAGACCGCATGACCAACCTACAAGGTGTACCAACCGAAGTAGGCCGAGACACCATCAGTAAATTCACGGTGAGAGTGTATCCTGCAAATGATCCCACTAACATTCGCGATAGAACATTCACTATCACAGTGGCAGTAATTCCTGAACCAGTGTGGATTACTCCTGCGGGTCTGGTTGCAGTGTATTATGACAGTGATCCTGTAGATTATCAATTTTTATTTCAAGAAGTTTACACTCCTGATACCACAGTGGTCACTGTGGCTGCAGGCGTGTTGCCTGGCGGCCTGCGTTTGAGTTTAGATGGGCGTCTTACAGGATATGTTCAGCCCACACCAAATGCAGATGCTGTGGCCGGATATGATATCAGTGCTCAAGACGTTAAACCTTATGATTTTGTCAGTCAAAGTATCAGCAGAAACTTTCAATTTACACTGCAAGTCAGCAACGGTCATGCTTCCAGTTTGAGAACATTTGAAATTTTTGTGTATAGTCGCAGTCAAATGCAAGCCAGTGATGCGGTGCTATTGGTCAATTCAGATGTGGACATTAACGGTGGCACATACATCACCGCGGATGAAACTCCATATCAAGCGCCATTTATAACCAATGCAGTTCCAAGCAATCTTGGAACATTTAGAAGCAGCAACTATTTTGCCTATCAGTTTGTGGGTGAAAACTACATAAGCCAACCTATTACCTATGCTATATCAGTAAATGAGGGCGCTGGGTTTGCACCAGGATTGACATTAGATCCCACGTCAGGATGGTACTATGGTTATATTCCTGATCAAGGAACCACCGAAACTGAATATAGTTTTAACGTTGTGGTTTATCAAAATGAGTATATCACTCCTGCCATGACCATCACACAAACCGTGGCAGCAACCGGTTATGTCACAGCCAACTACATAACAAATACTCTTGAACAAAATTTGCCCATTAGACTGGCAAGTAATTTTGGTGGGCTAACTGCCGGAACGCTATATTATATTGATAACATTGTGAGTCAAACCGCAGTGTGGAATATTACCAATGACCAAATAACTTCCTATAACACTGTGTTCACCGTGCATTTGGCTGACAGTTCAATTCCCACATTGACCAATGCCACTGGTGCTGTAGAAACCACGCTTGTGATTGAATGTACCGAAACTGATACTGCTACCAAACGTATCACTTGTTCAAGTACTGCAAATTTGGGTGTTGGACAAGCGTTGATATTTACTGGCACAGCATTTGGTGGAATAACTGCGTCTTCCCAAACAATTTATTATGTTATTGAAATACCAAATCCTTTTCAATTCAAAGTAAGCACTCGTCCTTTTTCGTCTACAGAGGTCAACACACCAGTCACACTGACCACTGCTGCTGGTTCCATGATTGCCAATATGATTTTGGCCAGTGAAGCGTATCCATTCTCTTTGGCCATTACTGGTGCAGTTGACGCTGAAGTTGTGTGGGACAGCCCAGCAGATTTAGGCAGTATTGTAAACGGTGCAATCAGCATGTTCCGAGTACAGGCAACCAATCGTGGCGGCCGTACCATGCGATATCGTCTCAAGAGCGGCGCATACAATTCATTGCCTCAAGCTCTGGAACTCTTGCCATCAGGTGACATTGTGGGTCGTGTGAGCTTTGATACATTTGCCCTGGATCTTGGTCTTACTACGTTTGACCAAAGTTTTGCCATCAACAGAAATCTAGCCAGCTTGGGCACAACATTTGATCAAACTTTTGTGTTTACTGTTAATGCCTATGCCGAAGATACCAATCAAACCATCTATGAAGTAGAGAGTATACAAATTAATAATGGCGGTACAGGCTATAGCAACATTAACAAGCCTACTATTGCTATTGGCGCGCCTGTTGGCGCAAGTGCAGTGCCCGCGATAGCAGGTCCTGTCACAATAACAGGCGGTGCTATTACCAATATATCTATGTTACCACCCCCTGCAGGCACCGCTGTACCCGGAAATGGATACACATCTGTGCCCACAGTTACTGTCACACAAGGATTTGGTGGGTCGGGAGCCAACCTTACTGCTGTGATGGCAGCAACCGGTAGCCGTGATGCAATCAGTGTTTTTAAAACTTTCAACATAAAATTAATTCGCGAATACGATAGACCTTATCAAAATCTTTATGTGCGAGCCATGCCGCCGCCCAATGACCGTGCGCTAATTCGCAGCTTGTTAGATAACGAAGAAATTTTCCCTCCATCATATCTGTACCGTGCCGATGATCCCAACTTTGGTAAGAGCGTGCAAGTAACTTATGCTCATGCGTTTGGACTAGCACCTGACACACTAGAACGTTATGTGGCCAGCTTGTACGAAAATCACTATTGGAAAAATCTTATCTTGGGCGAAATTAATACAGCGCAAGCCATTGATCCTGTGACAGGCGAAGTTGTGTATGAAGTTGTTTATAGTAAAATTATTGACAATCTTGTAAATGATGCAGGCAAAAGCGTAAACAAGATTGTTACATTGCCTTATGCTATTGTTGACCCTGCAGACGGCAGCACCATAATCACTTCAGTGTATCCCAACAGCTTGATCAACATGCGAAATCAAGTGATTGATGTTGTGGGACAAATCTCAAACACTTTGCCACTTTGGATGACCAGCAAGCAACCCAATGGACGTGTGCTGGGATTTACTCCAGCCTGGGTAATTGCTTATGTGAATCCAGGTCGAGCCAAAGAAATTGCATATTTTATACAAACTTACTTTGACCAGCAACTCAACTCAGTTGACTTCAAAGTAGATCGTTATATTCTAGATAGAGTACTGAGTAAAAATTGGGACACTGATGGTCAACATTGGATGCCGCGCCCTCCTACAATGACCACGTTTGATCGATTTTTTACTGGGAGCAAGGTGTTCATTGGAACTGTAAACATTTGTACCAGTTTGGCTTGGGCAGATGTTAACAATCGATCGTTGACCTATATCAATGAATTGGGCGGCCTTGATGGAATTATCAATAACGTAGAAGGCAAAACCATAATTTTTGCCCAACAGGAAAACTATATTGGCCCACCTGGCAGCAATTATGCCACTCCAAATGATGCATGGCAAACATGGGATGCGCCGTCCGGCGGTGTTTCGGGCATTCCAGAAACTTATTTTGCTGCTGCGCCTTTAGATTCTTCTACCATAATTCCAAACGGTGAGTTGTTAATTTGCACTGCTACCAGCGCAGTTACCAACAGAATAACCACATCAAGTACCGCACACATGGTAGCTGGACAACAGATTAAGTTTACTGCCAATCTAATTGGCGGACTGAGCTTGACTGTCATATATTATGTGCTTGACATTTATGATAACACACAATTTAGAATCACAGCCACCGCAGGCAGCACTACTCCAGTCACGCTTACCACTTCAAGTGGATCAATGACTGCAAAAACAGCTGATCAACGCATGGCAATTTATACCATTCATGTTGACCCGCTGTCACAGTGTTTGCAGTTAACATTAACCACTCAAACCAGAGTAAATAATTTTGTGCAGGTCTTACAGGGCGAGTTCTACAGAACTGCATTCTTGTACTATCCCACAGTCCCAGGCGATGGACTTACAGAAATCAGTTGGTTGTTCCTGCTTACAATTGTTACAGATGAAACTACATTTGACGAAAACAGTTTGCAGTTCATAGCACCTGTGGATATGTACAATCCAACAGATACCTATGATAAATATCTAGTATTTCCCAAGAGCAATATCTTGGTCTAACAAGGACAAAAAATGGCAAGTAATATTAACCCAGCAGCAATTGACGGATCATATCCAGTAGCCGGACAAGACAACAACAGTCAAGGTTTCCGTGACAACTTTACCAACATAAAGTTAAATTTCCAGTATGCTAAAACAGAAATTAATGACTTACAATCTAAAGCTGTTGTGAAAGCAGCTCTGCTTGGCACTGCCACGCCAGACAACAACATGAATAACAATACCATTTATGCTGTTAATTTAAATGATGTTAGTACCACAAGAATTAATGCTACTGCTCCTTCGGGTCCAGTAGTTCTCAACTATGCAGAGGGACAGTATCAAACAGTTACACCCAGCGCAGGCTCAATTAATCTTTCTTTTATCAACTTTCCAGACAGCGGATTCTTTGGCATTTTGCGTGTGGCCATTGTGGTAAGCAACACTGCTTTCACAGTTACATTGCCCACCGCAGTCTCATTGGGTACAACTGGTATACAAGGCCTTTCAGGTCAGGTGATCACATTCAACACAACTGGTACATTTGTGTTTGATTTTTCATCTGAAGATAACGGTTCAACCATTACTATCAATGATGTGACTCGTGCCAATAATGTGTTGGTCAACCCACTTTTCCTCACAGTAGGTGAAGATCTTGCTGGATCAACAGCAGCCAGCCTGACCAATACCACCAGCTACTTTAGCACATCGGCTGCAGAAACTGCCACGCTATTACCAGGCTCCGAAGGACAAATCAAAGTGTTTTCTGCTGTGGACATTACGTCGGGCAACATGGTAGTCACGGTGAGTAATGCTGGCTGGAAATCATCTGGTACAGGGTCCATTACTTTTTCTACCCGTGGAGCCAGTTGTACGTTGATGTACATCAACATCGGGGCAAGCTCCAAATGGTTCTGCATTGGCAACAATGGTGCGGCATTTGCTTGACCAAAAGCATTGACACAGCATTGCAATTAAGTTACAATGCATTATGGAACACCCACTAATCGGCAGCTTGGACAATTTGACTCTTGACGAGTTGAGTGCCAAGGTTGCCGATCTCAATAGCAAACTCAGCATGGCCATGCGAACTGGCAATGGTCATCTTTGCAATCAAATACGCATGGCTGTTGAAAGTTATAATGTCAAGTATCAAGAAAAACTACAAGAATCATACAAGAAATCTGACGTTGACTTTGGCGACAAAATCAAAATACAATGAAGCAGAATCAACACGGTGAACTGATATTCAACGAAACTGATCTGGTTGATTTGATCATGCGTGGATTTGATCCCTCTGGGTTTGATGGCATGATTGTGGATGCATCGGTAGATTTAGAAACAGCCGCACTCATGTTGGACAATGTGCCTAAACTGATTGCATACAATGATCTAATGGAAGCCATGCCCACAGAGGAATACGATCATCAGTGTCAAAGTCGTTGGTACATGGGCGAGGATTATCAAAACTTAGACATAGCAGAACATGTGTTGAGTCTATGCGCCACAGACGCCGAACTGCAACGCTGTGGAGAAGAACTACTGCTATTTCAAGAACGTGACTTGTTTAATCTGCTGAGATATCTCAAATACCTTGTGGATGTGATGAGTCAAAACAATTTGATTTGGGGCGTGGGCCGTGGATCCAGCACAGCCAGTTTTGTGTTGTATAAGCTGGGGGTGCATCAAATCAACAGCATGTATTACGAATTAGATCCCGCGGAATTTTTACGTTAAATATTGTTTTAAGGAGATGATCATGGCAGGAAATGTACACAGAACAGCCAATGGTAAAACATTGGACATGCGTAGTTTGGCACTGAAAAACGAACAGGTGCGAGCTGTAGGCAACATGAAGGTCAACGCCCGCGGAGACGTTATCAATGATGCTGGCTTGGTTACTCATGCAAAGCCTCAACAGCTTCACAAGCAATACAGCCAACAGGTTCAAGTAAGAAAAGGAAAAGAAGGATGAAACCAGCGTTCAGCGCACACCGATTTGACCGACATCAAATCAAACCCTTAAATGATTCAGTCATTGTGACTGACATGACGTTTGATGAACGCTTTACCACTGGTGGTATTGTGTTGCTCAACGACAATGGCAAAAGCACAGGTATTCGCCCGCGTTGGGGGCAGGTTTATGCTGTTGGACCAGAACAACATGATGTCACGGTAGGGCAATGGGTGTGCGTGGCGCATGGTCGCTGGACTCGGGGCATTGATGTAGAAGATGAAACTGGCAAAAAGACTTTGCGCAGAGTTGACCCAGATGATCTGTTGATCGTGAGTGACGAACAGCCACAAGACGAAACATTCTCTGGTGCCATTCATGTGGAAGCCAAACCCACACACATGCAACACACGTGATAATTGATTGGAATGTTAATGATATCGTTTCTGAACTCGAGAAATGTTATCATGCCACAACAGATCCCAAAATGGACGGTTTTACCACTTGGCGTTGCAAACAAGACTTATATCGTGTACAATTTGCATTGGAAGACATGCTAAACAAATGCCCAACCTATGCTCCTGAACAGGAGTGGTTGGATCAGCAACAACTGGAACGTGATCAAAAACAAGTTTGGAGAACTTTAAGTGCAAAAACATCTAATAAATGAATCAGCTGGTGTGAGAACCTATCTCACTGTAACGTCATTGTCAGTGCCCAAAGACTGGACGCAAGTGCAGATTGCCAGCACATACGACTTCAGCCGCAACCCGGACTATGAACAAGTAAAGTTTGAAATGTGCATGGACCCGGAAACTTTTAACCTATTCAAACAAACTGTAAACAGCTTATGAAAGAACTATGGGTAGAAAAGTATCGTCCCAACACAGTGGACGGTTATGTATTTGTGGATGAATCACAAAGAGAACAGGTGCAATCATGGATTTGTGATGGATCAATTCCACATCTAATGTTGAGCGGTCCGGCAGGCACAGGCAAGACCACTTTGGCCAAACTGTTAATCAATGAACTGGGCTTAGATAGTTTTGATGTGATGTATGCTAACGGCTCTAAGGAAGCTCGTAAGATTGAATGGGTAGACAAGTTAATTTCATTCTGTCAGACCATGCCATTTGGCAAGTTTAAAGTGGTGTTGATTGATGAAGCTGACTATATGAATCCCACATCTGTACAGCCTGCACTTCGCAACTTGATGGAAGACTATTCACAGAGTGTGCGATTCATTCTCACCTGCAATTATCCCAGTAGAATCATTGCACCCTTACACAGTCGTTGTCAAGGTTTCCACATCACCAAAACTGATCACACAGAGTTCACTGCCCGAGTGGCCACTGTGCTTGTGTCAGAAGGTGTGGAGTTTGATTTGGACACACTAGATACCTATGTCAAAGCCACATATCCTGACCTGCGCAAGTGTTTGAACTTGGTACAGCCCAATAGCCAAAGTGGCCGACTGGTGCCGCCCAATGCCGCAGATAAGAGTGCGAAAGACTGGAAACTGGACTGTGTGGATCTGTTCAAAGCAGGGCGTGTGCGCGAAGCTAGAACTGTGCTGTGTCAAAGTGCAGATGCGGAAGAATCAAATGAAATCTTCCGTTGGATGTATGATAATCTAGACCTGTGGGCAGACACTGTGGAAAAACAAGACCAAGCCATTGTGATCATAAGGAATGGTGCAGCCAATGTGCCACTGGTGGCTGATCAAGAAATCAACTTGAGTGCCACCTTAATAGAGTTATGTCAATTAAACTAACACATGACAATCTGGTAGCAATTGCATATAAAACCGGATACTGTGGAAGTTTGATTTATGCGTTGGTTTCTCTCAGCCCTGAAGTTCAACAATTTGTGCCATTTGATCAACTGCTATTCAATGATGGCACTGCACACGAAGCCAGTGAAAAATGGTTCAACAACCTGCATGACTATACTGATTCACTCACAGTAAGCGAAGCTGGCTGGAATTCTTATGTGACTCCTCGCACCCAGCAGGCCTTGCTTGATCCTAGGTTAATTTTATTTAGATGTCATCCTAACACAGCATTCAAACTGTCATTTGTAGAAAATTTGCGAGTGTTGTATGTCACACACAAAAACAAATACGAGCCTGAAAGATGGGCATACGAAAAAGTCTACAAGCCCATGGGCGAGCAGTTTTATCAAAGAGATTTACGCAGACTGATCGGCAGTCAAAAATCAATCAAAATTTCCAATCAGATAAAAAGAAAACTGTTGATTAAAAATTTAAACCATGATCTGGTCACTTGGGATGAATTAAAAAATCAAATGCCCAGGACGCCTTATCTTGTGCAAGTGGATCAACTGTTGGAAAAAAACTTTGACACATACACTGACTTGTGTAAGTATTTGCACATAACCCCACTGTCACAAAACAAATTCACAGACATAATCAACAGATACAACAGTAAACAATGGAAGAGATTTTGATCAATTGGCTAACGCACTACACTGGAACTGATGTGACTGTGAACACTGCATTTACAGACTTAAAGTTTGATGTGTTTGACGAGTCAATGACTGTGGATTTTGTGGACAGACAATTTCAAATCAATGTCAATATTACCGAAGCTTGGTTTGAAACTGTGAAAGATTTACTATACATTATAGAACAAAATATCAAATGAGATACCTAATCCTAACTTACTATAAAAAACCTTCTGGTCAAATTGACGAAGTAATGGCTGTGGCCAAAAACTTAAAAACAAGAGACCATGCCACTGCCAATGTTATACTTGACTTCAAGGAACTTTCTGTAGTAAAATGCAGCATGGGCGGAGTTCAAGTGCCCAGAGACTTTGATAGAATTGTAGAGTACTACATGGAACACTATGAATCTACCATTACCCGATTGTTTAATGAAAATGGATACACAGTTGAATACCGCAAAAAAGACGCAGAAGCACAACCCGCACAAACTGATCCTAGTTGATGCTGATGGTGTGTTATTGGACTGGGAATGGGCATTCTCAGTTTGGATGCAGGAGCGTGGCTACACACTCACAGCTGACAATAAAAAAAGCTATTACCTACATCATCACTATAACGAGCTGGAAGAAAAGGATGCCAAGAAAGTGGTCAAGACTTTCAACGAATCGGCTGCCATTGGATTCTTGCCTCCCTTGCGCGATGCCATGTACTACGTCAAACGCCTACACGAAGAACATGGCTATGGGTTTCATTGCATTACCAGTTTGAGTTTGGATGCGAATGCAGGCAAACTGAGAGAAATGAATCTGCACAAATTGTTTGGCAAGACTGCATTTGAAAAAATCACATGCCTGGACACAGGTGCAGACAAACACACTGCACTGAGTGAGTACAAGGATTCAGGATGTTACTGGATAGAAGACAAGCCCGAGAACGCTGATGTTGGTCATGCTCTGGGCTTGAAAAGTTTACTAGTAGAACACGGGCACAACATGAATCATGAGTGCCCGTATCCGGTCGTCAAAAATTGGCGGGAAATTTACGCGATAATCACCTCCTAATCTGCGTACAATTTCAACACTGACCCAATGATGCTGTGGCGCTGAATATCTCTGCCTTCTAGGGCACACACAGCAATACCTGCAACAGGCTGCGCCTGTAATCGTTCACACAGGTCCATCAAGCCGTTGTCGCCTCTATTGCGATCAGCTTGCTCAACGTCACCTGTGACAACAATCTTACTGCCAGAACCTATGCGGGTCATCAGCATCTTGACCTGGGCCGGAGTTGCATTTTGCATTTCGTCGGCTATAATCCATGAGTTTTTAAAGGTGCGGCCACGCATGTATGCCAGAGGCGAAATTTCCACAACCTGATCTTCTATCATGGCCAAGATGTCTGCTGGGCGATAATACTCTCGCATGACGTCCAACAGCGGTCTGGTCCACGGTTCCATTTTGGCAACTAGATTGCCCGGGAGGAAACCATGACTTTCTCCCTCCACACCCACTGCTGGGCGTGTCATCACTATCCTATCACATGTGCCTTCTCTCAAGGCTCGTATGGCCGCTAACATTGCTAGATAAGTTTTGCCTGTTCCTGCAGGACCCACTGTTACTACTATGTCAGCGTCAGGGTTTTGTAGTGCCATTACCAATCGTTCCTGGTTTCGTGTGCGAGGGACCAAGTCAATTCTACGCGGTTGCGGACGTAGAGTTTGATTGAAGTGTATGGTATTTTCCACAGCCTGATTCATCTTTTTTTGTTGTGCTTTTAGGGCGCGATTTCTGCTCAAAGTGTCTATACTCCTTTTGTCCTTGATGGACAATGATATTTACGGTTGGCAAATCATCAAGATATGTGGACAGATTTGGTTGTGATCAATCACTAAATACTGACCAGGCGGAATCAAGTTGAAATATATATTTGAAAACAAAGTAGAATTTTACATCACTAATGTATGCAATTTAACATGTGAAAATTGCAATCGTTTTAATAATCATGATTTTCGTGGTTGGCAACGCTGGAGTGATTATGCTGATGTGTATCGGCAGTGGAGCGAATATGTTGATTTAAAAAACATTGTGATCATGGGTGGCGAGCCTTTATTAAATCCCACTGTTACAGATTGGGTTACAGGATTGCGTGATACATTTAGCTGTGGAATACAAATACTTTCCAATGGACTGCAATTAAAGCAAAATCCCGCATTGTATGCTGCTCTTGCCCAGTCAATTACTTCCACTATTTCAATAAGCCTTCACAATTTAGATCATTTTGACATCATTCGAAATAATATCAAAAGTTTCTTGCAGACTCCCATTGATGAATTTGGAATTGGCATTAACCAAATAAATCCTGGAGACCCTGATGCATATTATTCATTGCGTGATGTAAACAACGTCATGGTCCGAATACATTTGAGCAACAGTTTTTCCAATGCGTCGGTTTACAAAAATACTCAAGGACAATTCACTCTGCGTAATTCTGATCCTTTTTTTGCACATCAGATGTGTGGATTCGCCCAGTATAAATGCTATCATTTCATCCGGGGAAAATTGTACAAATGCGGGCCAGTGGCATTGATGCCAGAATTTGACCAACAATTTAACTTGGATATCAGCCACGAGGATAGACAATTGCTGCACAGTTATCAGCCGCTGACCATTGAGCATTGGCCTGACCAAGCTCTTGCGTGGCTAGAACAGTTGGATGATCCTATTGCACAGTGTAAATTTTGTCCCACAAATGATCAAACTACCACCACCATTTACCCCCTGGTCAAACACAGCAAAACCAAAAACATCAACACAGTGTTTTTGCCATAAATAAATTACCATGCAGACACACAACAAATTTGGCATCAACGACAAAGAACTGTTCAAGAATCACGAAGATTACTGGCAGGTCGCTGACAACATCAAAGACCTATACATGAGCGACGGCTCTATTGCCACGCTCTTAGACATGGAACGTGTACTGGATGAACTGGATGTATACGCATTTCGCAACTGGGAAATTGGGGAGCTTGTGGCTGGGCCTGAAGTAGGCAAGTACCGCGTGACTGCCGTTTTCATGTGGCCCAAGGACTTGATGCCCGATCCACGTGGCGGCAAACGACTGTTGCCATTTGACTGCGAAGTAGTATACAAAAAACAAAAGATCAAAATACCTGTTAAAATTGAAACTCCCTCAGACTATCGACCGGGCACACACAAAGCCCGCATGACAGAAAAAGACGTGTGGCTGGTGTCAATAACCATGCCCAAAGCGCTCATGAGCGACATCAAAACAGGTTCAATCGAAATGGAAGATCAGGACATTGATCTTGATGATTTGGATCAAGCATACGAGCAAGACCTAGATCAAGAAGCCAATCAAAGCGATGCACAGGCCCAAGATGCACAACAAAACCTACAACAAAACCCCCAACCAGGAGCAGCCGGTGCGCCACTTGCATGAAGGTCTCCAGTATCGTGATTTAGACGGGCTCATGAAGCCCACCGTTCACGTGGACGAATTTAGCTCTAAAATGGGCGATGATGCTGATATCATTGTGCTCAGCTTTTTTGTGCGTGACAAAGCAGCCGCAAAAGACCTAGTGAGCTGGTTTGAAAAGGGCTATGATTTTGTGCTGGATGCTGATCGTTCACCTGGCGAAATCAAACCCAACAGATATCTAGTGTATGTGGAAATGCGCAGACGCTCAGCCGCACCTGGCAACATCAACGAAATGCTAGAGGATCTAGAAACACTAACTGAATATTCAGCGTCTGACTGGCAATGGCATTACGACGGCAAACGCCATGACTGGGATCCTGAACTGTTTGCCAAAACAGTGCCACTCACGCCCAACGACTACCAGCGCACACACGAGAGTGACTTGAATGAAATGCGCACAGCAGCAGGCTTGCCTGTAAAAAGAATATACAAACCCGACCCTGAATTACGGAGCTGGCAAAGCGCCGCTGGTATATAATTCACTATGAAATTAAAAAGTTTTGGCTGCTCGTTCATATGGGGCAGCGAAATGCCTGACGTGGCAATTTCTGGACATCAATGCAGTCAACTGACATGGCCTGCACTACTGTCACGCTCGTTGGGCTTACAATACAAATGCTACGCTTGGCCAGGACGCGGTAATTTTTTTATTGCCAGTCAAGTGTTAGATCAATTGGCCCGCAACGAGTCTGCACTTTATGTGATAAATTGGACTTGGATTGATCGACATGATTTTATCAGCACTGATCCCAAAGGTGACCCTTGGAAAACATTGATGCCGGGCAAAAAAGCACATGAGCATGCGGATTTTTATTATAGAAATTTACATTCAGAACTTCGGGATAAAATAAGTTGTTTGCAGCTGATCAAGTTAGTCACGCTGGAACTATTGGCATCTGGGCAACCGTTTATAATGACATACATGGACGATTTGATATTTGATCAACGCTGGCATGTCACACCAGGCATGCAGAAACAACAGGCATTCGTCGAACCTTTAATGTTGCATTGGGAATTGGAAAATCATGATCCAATGAACTGGTCTGGATGGGCAGCACAGCAGGGACATGAGGTCAGTGAATACTATCATTTATTGGCATCCGGGCATGAACTGGTATTTCAAGATGTGCTGGCAAGATTTCAACGTGACGAAATTGCCACTGCATCACAGTCGGCTGTAGACAAAATAAAGACGGCCTAATTCAGCAGGTTCTTTTTTGAACGTTTCTAACCGCAGATTGTAGCGTTCAGCAAATTCATTTACCACTTCAAACGACCATGGAAAAATGTCCACATACGGGCCTGTTTTGTGTGAGATTCCCGGGTTGGCTCGCAAATAAAATCTACCGCCAGGTTTCAATAAAGATACGCAGTGCGCGAATCGCTCTTCAATTTCGTCCTGGCTATTAAAATTAATTGAACCCAGTGCAATAATCACATCGTAGCTCTCAGGCTTTACCCGGTAATCCAGTATGTCTACTTCATAATCGGCTGCGTCATTGTAGGGATCAATACCTATAATATTCGTGATGCGGCCTTTAAAAGGATGATATCCACAGCCCACATCCAGCACACGGTCAGGATTGAGTCGGTTGATTTCTTCTACCAGTGCCCAGCCTGAGTGATCATAATCGCTGGTTCGTGGGCGCCATATTTCACGGAAGAATCTATTGGTATAGCGTTCTGACAGATCAGCTGTGATTTCTGCCAGTGTTCCGTGATAGTCACAGGGCAGGGCCAGTTCAGCAGCCACAGCGTCTTTGAACTTTCTATAGCGTGCTGGTGTCCACGGCAGGTCTTCCACCACAGTGTCCGCGTTAATTTTGATATTTTGATATTTAGGCAAATTAAATGCCTGTGTGAGAGTGTGAGTGATTAGGGAACAAATTCGAGTGTTCATAATGGAAGCATGACCTTTCTTAGATCCTGTATGTTGGTAGGAAACTGATTTAATTGATAACAGGCAATTTCCCAACCCTGCTGACGCAGTTTGGCTTGAACTATGGCTTCTGCCATGATTGATATGGAAGTCCAGTTGAAATCTTGATTGTTTATGTTCAGAATGATCTGTTGAACTGTGTGAAATTCATTTAGAATATACTGCTGACGCTGGAACCATACAGCATAAAATTCAGCAGGATTGGTATCAGGATCCGCAGTTAATTCGCAATAGTCAATCATGCGAGATATAGTGTGTTCAAAGTCATACAGTATTTGGTCAGGAGTCACACTCAGCCAACCAGCAGGCACTTGATTTTTCACAGCAATATAATCTTCTGCTTGGTCAGTTAAAAAACTCAACGCTTCTCTAACTTCATAAGGTTGCATGTGTTCAACCAGGCTGTAGGACGGATTCCACGCAGAAACTTTATTTTGTAAAACTTGCTGTATAAACGTTGGAATTTTATGATAACAAAACAATTGATTTCGCTCAACTTGACTGGCTGTGTCAAAATGTATCAAAATGGTTTTTGCTGGCAAAAATTCTATCATTGCCTGCACAGTTGCAGCTGGGTTGAGATAATCCAGCCCGGGATAAACTGGCGTGACTATTTCATAGCTGTTGTGAGAGATTTTTTTTATTTCTGTCAACAACACCGGGTGAAATTCTTTGGAAAACGAATGCATGCTGCCACTACTGGTCACAGTGGCAGTAACTTTGTGTAATCCTTGAGTAAACTCACGCAGACTATATTCAATAGTGCTGCCAAATGCACCAGCAGGAAAAAGTATAGCTATCATAAAAATTTTGGAACAGTGTGATAAATTTTGACATTGATTAAGAAATTTCCGTATTCATAGAAATTTTTGATATATAAGAGATATTTTACATGCTATTTAAGGAGAAATCAACCATGCTAAAAAAATTCATTGTGCTGGCCCTGTTGCCCGTTGCAGCCTGGGCCTGGGAGCCTTCTCGAACTGTCACAGCCATTGTGGGCAATGCTCCTGGAGCAGGAAACGAAATGGCCTTCCGCAAACTGGCTGAAATTGTGGCCAAGCGCAATCCTGGATTCTCCTACATTGTGCAGCCCATGCCCGGTGCTGATTCAGTTGTGGCCAACAATCGATTCCTGGATGCACCCACAGACGGACACACTATCAATTTGCCTTCACACATGAGCAGTTATGTCACAAATGACATATGGGAAAAGAGCATAAAGAAATACAATTACGACAGTTTTGTGGACGTGCTGACCATTGGCAAAAGCCCATTGGTCCTGGTTGCTCATCCCTCAAGTGGTATCAACACTCCGCAGGAGTTTGTGAAATACATTGCGTCCGGCAGAACAATCAATGTGGCCACAGGTGGCGGTGCGCACCGAACTGCATTTGAATACTTGATGGATCGTGCGCGAGGCAACAAGGATCAAGTCAAAGCAATCAAGTTTAACGGCCCTGTGGCTGCTGTACAAAGTGTGGCATCATACGACGGCAAGGCCGGAACAGAGTTTGGTATCATGCCCATTGCAGTGGCCAGGGCCATGGTAGACGCTGGCAAGATAAAGGCCATTGGATTTACCGGCACTCGTCGCATGCCACAGTATCCCGCTGTGCCACTGCTGAACACAGTGGTGCCCGGTATCAATGTATATGCTGCTTGGTCAATTCAACTGCCCCCGGGCACACGGTCGGACATTGTGGAATGGTATCAACAGCAATTTTCAGCTGCTGTGCGTTCAGCAGAATACAAAGAATATGCTGATGCCAACGTGATCTTTTATGAAGAATCAGAATTGACTCCTGCAGGCCTAAAGCGTCAAATGGATGAATTACGTGCTGCCTTTATTCCTGTACTAAGCAAGATTGATTTAAGTAAAGAATGAAATATAATAATATGATCAGCAACTGGGAACAATCAAAAAAACGCAGTAACTATCATTTTGATTCTACTCTAATAGATCCTGCTGTGGACTGTGTACAGGTGTTAGGGCATGTTGAGCCCAAATGACCGGCGTGATTACAGATCAAACACAGGAATTTTTAAACTCTATCGCATGAAAAGAATTTTAATTTTAACAGGTCCCCAAGGGTCAGGCAATCATTTATGGTCAAAAATATTTGCCCTGCACCCTAGAGTAGCAGGATGGCGAGCACTATTAGACACCTACTGGATTGGACACGATCAAGAACCCTTTGCAGAATACTGGCAGCATCCAGAAAGACTGGGCAACTTTAACTGGCGTAGTGCTGATTTCTTTGTGACCAGCATGAGTGTGCCGTACATGAACAATGGTGAGGTGACTGTGCCGGACTTTCGTGGATTTGTGCGTGAATGTCAACGTCTTGGTCATCGAGTACAATTTGCCATTCTAGGACGCGATCAAAACATTGTGCGCATGCAACAGGATCGTGTGCGTGGCGGTGCAACTCTGCCCGCAGCACTAGAACAGTTTCAAGACCTAGCAGCGCCGGCCTTTTTGAGTTATGAGCTATTGCATCTTTATCAGGAACAATATCTCACACAGCTACAAAGACAACTGGAATGGCCCATAGATATCACGAATTTGAGGATTCGTGATATCCTAGCAGAAGATACTAACACAAAGTATTTTCACCCTGTGGCACACCATGCCACAGATGATTTAGCACAACAAACATCACGGAAATGGAAATAAAAATGGCACAACGCATCTTAATCATGGGCCTGCCAGGCTCGGGTAAAACCACACTGGCACGGGAATTGCGAGCACAACTAGAAGCCGCCGGCAAAGTGGTGGGTTGGCTGAACGCAGACGAAATCCGCGAACAATATAATGACTGGGACTTTTCAGAGTCAGGACGCATTCGTCAAGCACGAAGAATGAGAGAACTGGCCGACAAGCTGTCAGCATACGATTATATGATTGCGGACTTTGTGGCGCCCTTGGTGGAAATGCGCAATGTATTCAAAGCAGATTGGTGCATATGGATGGACACCATCCGTGAAGGTCGTTACGCTGATACCAATGCCATGTTTGTGGAACCAGATGTTTATGATTTTCGTGTGCCAGAACAAAACTGTGAAAAATGGGCTGACTTTATTAAAGAGCACATTATAGACAATCGTCGGCGTCCTACATTTGACTTCAAACGTGAAACTGTGCAAATGCTGGGTCGCTGGCAGCCCTGGCATGATGGACATCGTGCACTGTTTGAACGACTGTTGAAAAAAACCGGGCAAGTTGTTATTCAAGTGAGAGATGTGCAGGGCTGGCAGGGTTCTAATCCATTTGAAGTGGAACGAGTCCGGAGTTTTATTCGACGTGACTTAGATCCATTATATCAAGGCCAGTATGAAATACAAGTGGTGCCCAATATCGTGCATATTGGCTGGGGCCGTGGCGTGGGCTACACCGCTGGTGAAGAGTCTTTTGACGAGTCAATTACAGATATTTCTGCTACTAAGATCCGAAAAGAACTTGGATTAAAGTAGAACATGATACCAGCTAAATACTGGCATGTGGATTTTACACTTTCTTCCGGACGCCTTGATCTTATGGTTCTGTAACATTCTGCTGCTGGCGGGTTTGGTACTTACTGCGGCAGGCTTGTTGGCACATCGCATTCCCGTCATATGGCAATATCAGTTGCCCTTTCGAGTCCTGGGCATTGCACTTTTGATCATAGGGGTTTACTTTCGTGGCGGTTTGGCTGTGGAAGCAGAGTGGCGCGAGCGTGTGGCAGAAGTAGAAGCCAAGCTGGCAGTGGCTGAACAAAAGAGTGCAGCGACCAATACAAAGATAGACACAGCAGCACAGGAAAAGATTCGTGTAATTCGCGGACAAACACAGATTGTTCGACAGTACATTGATCGAGAAGTGGTTAAATATGACACAAAGTTCATGCCCGGTGGGCAGTGTGAAATTCCACAGGAATTTGTTAGAGCTCACAATCAATCAGCGGAGAGAGCACGATGAAAGTAACAGATATCATTACAGAAGCAGCAAACCCTGCTCAACAAGCAGCCATTGCTATTTCAATGAAAAAGGCTGGTAAAAAGCCCAAGCAAGGTGTGGCGGAGGCTGTTGATATCGGTAAAGAATGGATGAGTGATACTGAGTTAGACCAGTATGTACCAGGCCGCTTACAACAACAGTGGCGTGAATTGTTAGGTTATGACAGGGATGGCAACCCAAGTGCGTTATGGGCAAACTTAACAGGAGGCTACGAACCAGATGTTAATGATCCACAACATCGTGCGTTAATGGTCAAAGTGGCCAATAAATGGTTTGCTGCCAAGAAAATCCCCAATGTCAAATTCTTCAATGTCAAAGATGCCGATGACGAATTAGAATGGCTGGTACAAATTGGTCAGCAAGGTGTGGCGGAACACACAGAACTTGCTGAAGAATTTGACCTGATTGAATCAATTGTGGAACAGATTGCCCAGCACAATGGTGTGGATGCTGATGTAGTATGGGAGGATTTAGAAAGTCTCACAGAAGATGAGCTGTATGTGTTTGCTGTGACATCTGACCCACTGATGGAATCTGAAGCCTGGCAAAAGGCCAACAAGCGTGACAAGACAGACGGCATGAGTCAAAAAGCTGTGAATACCTATCGTAGAGAGCATCCGGGTTCAAAACTAAAGACTGCTGTGACCACCAAGCCCTCCAAGCTGAAGAAGGGCTCCAAGGCATCCAAGCGTAGATCAAGCTACTGTTCACGCAGCCGTGGACAAATGAAAATGCACAGCATCTCATGCAGCAAGACTCCGGACAAGGCCATCTGCAAAGCTCGTAGACGGTGGAACTGCTGATGATTGATCAAAAAGAACAAGCACAACGCAGCATCACAATTGGAATAATTATTGTGCTGTTATTGATGCTGGCCATGTGTGGGGGATGTGCCACTGTGGTACCTGTTGCTGCGGCATTCCCGGCAGCACCCGGTGCTACATATCAGCAGGCCTGTCCGGATTTGCAGAAAATAAAAGACCAACCACAGCTGAGTGAAGTAAGTAACACCATCAGCGTGAACTACAGCAGCTACTATGAGTGTGCTGTGAAACTGGATGCTTGGATACAATGGTATTCACAACAGAAAACGATATTTGAAAGTGCAGGCAAATAACATGGGAATGACTATCACAGGCGGAATGGTACTTGGCAACGGAATGACATTGTCATCGCCTACGGGCGCAAATGCACCTTCAACAGTTGAATACTTAGTAGTTGCAGGTGGTGGTGGCGGGGGCGCACATACAGCTGGTGCCGGAGTTGGTGGCGGTGGTGGCGCAGGTGGGTTTAGAACTGCCACAGGTTTTACGGTAGCAGCCAGCACACCCATCACAGTAACAGTTGGCGGTGGCGGTCCCGGCGCAGCGTCTGGCACACAATTTGGTACTGATGGAACAAATTCTGTATTTTCTAGTGTGACCTCTACCGGAGGTGGTGGTGGTGGCGGATATAGTGCTGGAGCAGGCAGAAACGGTGGTTCAGGCGGTGGTGGCGGTCAAAATAATTCGAGTTCTACTGCTGGAGGAACAGGAACAGTTGGTCAAGGCAAAGACGGTGGCCTTGGTGGCTACAGTTCAGGTGGTGGCGGAGGTGGTGCCAGTGCTGTGGGTCAAAATGTTCCTGGCACAGGCCAGGGCGGGACCGGTGGTGCGGGAACTGCAAGCTCAATAACAGGCACATCCAACACCTATGCTGGAGGTGGCGGCGGTGGCTCTTATAACACCGGTGCTGTTTCTGCGGGCGGCACAGGAGGCGGTGGTGCAGGTGCAACTAGCCCAATTAGCCCAACTAGTGCAGTGGCTGGCACTGTAAATACAGGTGGCGGTGGTGGCGGTGGTATTGACTCTTTAGGAGGAGCATCAGGCGGCGACGGTGTGGTGGTTATTCGTTATGCAGATACATTTGCAGCAGCCACATCCACCACAAACTTATCAGCCGGCTATCCAGTGGTTGCAGGTGGATATAGAGTGTACAAATGGATCACTTCCGGAACAATCACATTCTAAGAAATCAATATAAACAACAACATGGGAAAATAACATGGGAATAACAATTACAGGCGGAGTGACATTTGGCAGCGGAGTCAGTGTGACATTACCGTCAGGTGTGCCACTGGTTGAATATCTGGTGGTCGCTGGTGGCGGCTCGGGAGGCGGGTCAACTGGTGGCGGCGGCGGCGGCGCTGGCGGGTTTAGAACTGCCACAGGATTTGCTATTGCTCTCGGCACTCCGTACACAGTCACAGTTGGTGGTGGCGGAACAGGTGTTGCAGCCAGTACCACTGGCAATCCTGGATCAAACAGTGTATTTGCAACTGTAACAGCTATTGGCGGTGGTTATGGAAACTATGGTACAATAGGAGATCAAGCAGGTGGTTCAGGTGGTTCAGGTGGCGGTGGTGGATCCGGACCGACCAGTGGTGTATTAGGCAGTGCAGGCGGTTCCGGCACAGCGGGACCTCCTGTACAAGGATATGCAGGAGGATACGGCGCACAAGTTAGCGGAAGGCACCAACAAGGTGGTGGTGGTGGTGGCGCTGGCGGCACGGGAGGAAATGCAGACACAACCGGAACTGGCCCTGCCGGCGACGGCGGTATAGCTGCCAGCAGTGCTATATCAGGATCAAGTGTATTGTATGGTGGCGGCGGGGGTGGCGGCGGGCACTACATTGGGACCACACGCGGCGGCTACGGCGGCGGGACAACTCCTGCATCAGGCGGCGGCGGCAATGGTGCAAATCAGGACACTCCGGGCACAGCAGGATCTGCTAACACTGGTGGTGGTGGTGGTGGTGGTGGTAATGCAGCTGCCGGAAACGGACTAGCAGGCGGCTCTGGCGTAGTTTTCCTTCGCTACGCCGACTCATTTGCAGCAGCCACCTCTACCACAAACTTAGCAGCTGGATATCCTGTTGTTAGCGGTGGATATAGAGTGTATAAATGGATCACTTCCGGCTCAATCACATTCTAAGAAATCGCACATGACCACACAACAACGTAGGAAAATATCATGGGAATAACAGTTACAGGCGGAGTAGTATTTGGCGGCGGAGTACTTGTGACATCACCCGTTGCTGTGCTCAGCAGCGTTGAATACTTGGTGGTTGCCGGCGGCGGCTCAGGTGCAAGTGCAACTAATTTAGGTTGCGGTGGTGGTGGTGCAGGTGGCTATGTAGCTAACATAGGATTTTCAGTAACCCAGGGTTCGGCAATAACAGTTACCGTGGGAGCTGGCGGCACCGGGGTTAGTGGCGGGGGCGGCAATAATGGCATAAACTCAATTATTTCAAACAGTTTTGGCAATGTTACAGCCATTGGCGGCGGCACAGGTGGATTTTACAGCCCATACACTAATGCCACAGCAGGTGGTTCAGGTGGTGGTGCCAGTTGGAACGGTGCCGATCTTACACATTATGGAAATGCGTTACAACCCAGCAGTGCATCAGGTGGATCAGGCAATCGCGGTGGAAATGGTGGCTCGAGTAACTCTGGTGGCGGGGGCGGTGGAGCAGGTGCAGTAGGAGCTGATGCAGTTGGCACGGCTGGTGGCAACGGTGGTGTAGGCACCACAAGCACAATTATCACCACCACACAAGCCACCACTTACTCAGTAGGTCAAGTGGTTAGCTCAAGTGTGTATTTTGCAGGTGGCGGTGGCGGTGGAGGAGTCAACAGCGGCACGGCCGGAGTAGGTGGTTCAGGTGGTGGTGGTTCTTCTACCACAACCGGTCCCGGTACTAATGGCACTGTGAACACCGGTGGTGGTGGTGGTGGCGCAGCCTATTTTGGCGGTGGCAGTTATTTTGGCGGTAATGGTGGCAAGGGTGTGGTTATTATCCGTTACTCAGACTCATATGCAAATGCAACCAGTACCACAGGTAGTCCGTCATTGAGTGTGGCCAATGGATACAGAACATATATTTTTACCAGTTCTGGCAGTTTAACAATTTAACAAGGAGATATAGAATGTCGCATTTTGCACAGATAGATGAAAAAAACATTGTCACCAGAGTGATAGTGATAGATCAACCAACAGTGGACACTGGATTGTTTGGCGATCCAAGTTCATTTGTTCAAACCAGTTATAACACAAGGGGCGGTGTGCATGTTTTGGGTGGCACCCCATTGCGAAAGAATTATGCTGGCATAGGATTTGTTTATGATAGCGAGCGTGACGCATTCATTCCTCCCCAGCCGTTTGCGAGCTGGACACTGAACGAATCAACCTGCTTGTGGCATGCACCTGTTGACATGCCCACAGATGGCAAACTGTATGTCTGGGATGAAGATACCCTATCTTGGGTGGATGCCACACTGTGACTGACTGAGAACTACCATGAGCATGCTCGCACTAGAACAACTAAAACAAATGGTGAAGAATCCCTATATTGATCACTGGCACGAAGCACTGGATCAGCTGTTGGATGATTATGAAATCAACACACCGTTAAGAGTGGCACATTTTGTTGCACAGTGCGCTCATGAGTCAGGCAACTTTGTTTTCATCAAAGAAAATCTCAACTACAAGGCTGCCAGCCTACAAAAACTTTTTGCCAAGTATTTTCCCACTGGGGATTTGGCAGCACAATATGCCAATCGACCCGAACAGATTGCCAATAGAATCTACGCCAACAGAATGGGCAATGGTCCCGAATCGTCTGGCGATGGATACAGATACTGCGGGCGTGGCCTAATACAGTTGACCGGCCGAGACAATTACACATTCTTTGCAGGATCACTCAGCATTCCAGTAGAAGAAGCAGCAGAATATCTAGCCACATTTGAAGGTGCAGCACAGTCAGCCTGTTGGTTCTGGGAACAGAACAACTTGAACCGATTTGCTGATGCCAACGATGTGAAAGGATTGACCAAGGCCATCAATGGTGGCTATATTGGCCTGGAAGATCGAATCAGCCACACAGAACACGCACTACATGTGCTAGGAGCATAAACAATGACAATCACAATTGGACCCGGGATAGATATTGGTGAGGGAATTTTAATAACTTCGCCACCCGCTGGACCACCATCCCCAGCAGTGACCTTTGGCACCCCCACCATAATGAATTCAGGTGCGTTCACATCTCTCCTGCAGCCCAACGGCACTGCAATTGATTTATCAGGACTGATTGTATCAGTTGGCAATAATGGCGGCAACTTTGGCAGTGCTGTGTCAGGAGACGGCGCCACATGGACTGGTCCAGCTTTGAGGGTATCTGGCAGTACATTCATAACTCGTGTGACCTGGTCAAGTTATCACAATTACTTCTTGGCAATTGGCACCAATGGTAATCCTAATTCATATCCTATATACACTACTTCAGCTGATGGAGTCAATTGGACCACTGCCGCAGTATGCAGCTCCACAACAGTTGGTAATATATGGGCATTGACAGTTAACAGTGCCGGAGTGTTTGCAGCAATCATGCAAATGGCCGGCGGTGTTCCTGCTTACATGACATCCACAGACGGCGAAACTTGGACCACACCCACATCTATTCCTGGTGCTGCAAGTGGAGTATTCTTTACTAGTGCAGCTATAACTGTGAACACTGCAGGAAATTTTGTTGTGACAGGATACAACTCATTTGATAGTGCTCCTTGGTATGCTTACTCTGCAAATGGTAGCACATGGGCTGCGGCTGCAATGCCTGGCTCGGGCTTTCCGCCACGATCAGTCGTATGGTCAGACTACTATGAGTTGTTTATTACAATTGGCTCCATACCTGGCAGCCTTGCATATGCTACCTCACCAGACGGCACCACATGGACTTCTCCGGTCACAATGGCTGGTTCTACCAGTGCTGCAACAATAGTATCACTAGCAGAAGGTCCATTTGGTGTGATTGTGGGAGTTGGGCAACTTCAAGTGGGAGCAACCAGCGAACCAATATATCTAACAACAACCAACGGCACTGACTGGAGTGTGCCAACACTATTGAATGGCAGTGCTGCGGTAGGATACCTGCGGGGAGTGGTATGGAACACAGCAACCAGCACATTTGTAGCAACAGGGGCAGATAGCAGCACCAACTGGCTATACTCAGTCAGTAATTAAATAACAACAAGGAACAATCATGTCAGCACCAGGAATAGCAATAGGCGGCGGAATCAACATCGGCGGCGGAATCAATATAGGGGCAGAACCCCCAGTGGTGAATATTCCCACCCTGGATATCACTGCACACTCTTTTGGCAGCGGCAATCCCAATGGATCAATAACATTTAATATTACCAATGATGGTGGCAGCACTGTTCTTGAAACTGGAGTTATTTACGGATTACCAGGACAAACAACTTATGCGTTGAGTACAGACAGTTGCACTGGATCAAGTTCATCAGCAGAAAGAACTGCCATTAGAACTGGTGGTTGTCCAGGGCCTTATACAACAGGACTAACTGGCAGTCAAACTATTAGTTTTAGTGCAAGTGAGTTTGTATATCCTAGTGAGACAATCAATGTGCTGGCCTATGCTGTAAATAGTGCAGGTGTTGCATATAGTCCTACTGTATTGAGTTGGATGCCAGAGATATGTTTGGCCGAAGGCACATTGATCACACTGGCAGATGAAAGCACAACCGCCATTGAAAATATTCAAATGTCTGACTTGATCAAAGTTTGGGACTTTGATAATGGTGTATTTGCCTCTGCACATCCGCTATGGATCAAACAACAAGAAACAACTGCTCGCTATAATCTGTTGACATTCAGTGATGGGTCGACTCTTAAAACTATCAATCAGCACAGGATCTTCAACAAACAAGCTGGAGCATTCACTTATCCAATGACTGATGACACCCCAATTGGTACCATCACAGTGAATGCACAAGGCGAAGAAGTCTCATTGATTGGCAAGACTGTGGTAGATGAGACTGTTAATTATTACAATGTAATCACGGATTATCATATGAATTTATATGCCAATGGTATATTAACCAGTTTGAGATTTAACAATGTGTATGATATTAACGAAATGAAGTTTGTGAAAGACGGCCGTGCATTGCGTTCACTATCAGAGTTTGCTGATATTGACAGTCGGTGGGTTGATGGATTGCGCCTGCGTGAACAACAGCAACCAATTGAAACCATTAGCAAATATGTGGCTAGATTAGAACGCATGGAATCAGAAGTGTGTTATGCCTAAACTGAAAAAATGTCAGAGTCAGAAATTATCTTGTTTGATTTGCCATAAATATTCAAATAAAGGACTGATATGGTAGCACCAGTAACAATTCAAGGCGGAATCACATTAGAGGGCGGAATCACAGTGGGCAATGTGCCATTGCCCGCCCCAGCCGGAGTGGTATTAAGTTTAGACGCTGGCAATCCAGCAAGTTATCCTGGAGCAGGGGGCTACTCTACATGGACTGACACAGTTGGAGGAATGACATTTACTCTTGTTAACGGTCCCACATACAACAGTGCCAACGGTGGATACATACAGTTTGATCCTGGGTCAGGACAGTATGCAGCCAGCGCCACAAACTTGGGCACACTTGCCGCGTGGTCAATCGAAGCCTGGCATTACTATGATGGAACTAATACTCCTGCTGGACCCAACATATTCACAGAATATCCGTATGGCGGCGGCACTATCAATCTTGGCCTGGGTTCAACCAATGGTGCTACTGAGTTATCTGCCTGGTATTATAGCGGGGGATTTCAAGCTACTCCAGCATATACATTAACACCTGGAAACTGGTATCAGATTGTGGGCACATTTGATGGCACCACTCTTAACTTGTATGT